CTCGCCAACGAAGTGAACGACTCTCACTACGCCGAGAGGCTGGAGCCCAAGGCTGGAGCCCTCGCTGCGGTGTTCGCCGAAATTAATCGGCGTTGCTGGACCCACCACGATTGAGATTTTCCCCTAGCTGAGAGCGGCCCCGTGGGGTAACGTCACTGGCTCAATTTCTAACCAAGTGCGAAATCATCTACAAGTCGGGAGCATAGGCCATGAACTACAACGACAAGTACCCAGCCATCATCGAATCCGCTGCGTCCTCATCGTCAGGTGCCAGGCTGCTGAGACAGTTAAGGTGAGGGATATCGACGACCTGCTCGAGGGCATCCGGGAACACATCTGTACCAAACACGGTAGCGACTTTTTTGACTGAGGTGGACGAATCATGGTGAATCTAATTACAACGGTAGTGTTGAATCTAAGCAACGGCAAAGAAACGATTGCGTACTCACTGCAAACGGACCATGGTGAGACGTCATGCAGTCCTGAGGACGCCATTTTGCTGCGCTCTGCGCTCCGCGCTCCCTCTCGAGAGGACGGACATATCGGTAGTTGCGAGTATCCCCTCAAAGATTGTACTTGCTGAAGGCTCTTGACATCTAGTCCTGACTCTGGCATATAGATATCCATACCAAGGAGAAACACCGTGAACGCCGACCAGTTGAAGGCAGATAAAGAAGAACTCAAGGACGCCGTCCGCCAGATGTTGAGTGCTTTCGACTCCCCTATCGCCCACATGCGCATGAAGAGTGAGTTTGCCAACGAGAGCCGGGCATTTGCCCGCGAAATTCTCGAGCGAATCTCAAAGAGGGATGACGAGCAGTAAGCGAGAGCGCGGTTGAAGGTTTCGGACTGGGGCTTTCCATAGTGCCTGGGGTCCTGCTTAAGGATTCTAAGCACTTAGCTTTTGCAGAAGCCCGAAACAGGGTCGTTTTGGGCCTAGGGGAATCCCTGGAGGGCGCTTGACGTCACCTTCGGACTCTGCTCAGGCCTGTAGTACTTTTGCCGATGTACCTCACGTCTTGGGTGCGAGGGTCGACCAAACCATAAACGAGCAGTGCTCTGACTCTAGATGACATCCAAACATCTTACCACTTACCTAGCACCAAAGCTACCTCCACCGTTCATAGCTGCGGTGACAGTACGCATGGCATCAGCGTCAATACCTGGACCAACACTTCCAGGAGGTTGTTGGTCTTTGGTATTAACGACATACTCCCTGTGTAGGAGAACTTGTTGCGGCATGCGTTCCATGTGTGCGCCCTTAGGCGATTCCACCATACGTGCCACTCTGAGTTCGTGCATCATTTGGCCCACATAGAAGTAAGGTCGGTAAGTGTACCTACACGCACATACCGCACCACGGTCGACGACAGAGCCATCTAGACCTGGTCCGATGTCCATGCTAGGAACGGGTTGGCTACCAACCCACTTGATAGCCCCTTGTTCGATTACGAAGTCGTCGCCCTGATTGTAGATGAGCCCAGTGTTGTCGATGAGTCGAATGACCTCTACCACTGGATACTTGAGACGGTCTATGGTATTCTCAGAATGGATGAACCGTTGCCAAGTGACGACATTTAGTTCACACTCATCGAGGTAGAAGCGGTCGTAAGGAGCCACGTATAGGGGCTTGTCGCAACCATCATAGAACCTAGGGAAGCTGACACTGACGGTGGACGCATCCCAAAAACCCATTTCGTCTGGGGTCTTGTGCTTAGAGTTTCCGGTGAAGAGTCCAGTTATACATCCGACCTTGGAATAGATAAATCCGTTCGTGCAACCCTGGTGGTCTGGGTGTGGGCGTCGGTTGTCATCAAGGTCGGTCATACCTACTGGGCAAGGTAGAGCCGCGTAGTGTACGAACTTGACTCCATGTCCACGGATGGCTTCATCGAAGGCATCGATGTCGAATGATACCTGGGTAGAAGGCATTTCGATTTCGGCCCACTCTACGAATTGGTCTTTGGACACTTGGGTTAACTCTCTTTGGCCGTTGCGTTCGGGTTCAGGCTTTTTAGGGCCGCTGTAATTTTACCTTCGACATTGGCGTTAATAATACTGGTCAGATTATTGCGGTTGACACCTTGGTTGGGGTGTGACATAAGGATGGACATGGACGAACAAGCGGCTCTCCTTTTGCTTCGCGGTCTGTACCAAGCCAAGAAAGAAACCTTCACCGCCCTGTGCCACGCAAAACTCCGGTTTTCTTCAACGCCGGCCGAAATCAAAAAGCTGACGCGAGAATACAAGAAGGCTGAAAACGCTCTCTTGGAGGCTCGGCAAGATTTTCCTGGAATTGATTTTTGGAGTTGACATCTCACCCCGAATACGGTACATATCCACCATGACCAACGAACAATTCATCCAGACGCTGATTCAAATCGACGCTTGCAACGAAGCTCTTGATTGGGTCCGAACTACCCCAGGTACTCCCGAAGAGCTGTGGAATAAATGCAACCGTAAGGATTGGCTGGAGTTTCTGATTCGCGAGTCGAATGTCTCTTTCGACTGGGCCAAGTGCAACCGTCAGGTCGACCAGCTGCGGCCCAAGTACGACCGTCAAGTCGACCAGCTGCGGGCCGAGTACGACCGTCAGGTCGACCAGCTGTGGGCCGAGTGCAACCGTCAGGTCGACCAGCTGTGGGCCGAGTACGACCGTCAGGTCGCCCAGCTGTGGGCCGAGTACGACCGTCAGGTCGCCCAGCTGTGGGCCGAGTACGACCGTCAGGTCAAGCCGCTGCGGGCCGAGTACGACCGTCAGGTCGACCAGCTGTGGGCCGAGTACGACCGTCAAGTTTGCGCCGCCATCCGTTCGATGATTTTGTGGACTGACATTGCAAAAGCCCTGGGAAACGCAGGTTAATCCTTCAAGGCCTTGCGCAGTCCCATGAATTCGGTTCGGTCAAACTCTGGGCCGAATTCAAGTACCACTCCATCGTTGAAGACGGTTGTGGTGACAGACTTAGCTAGGTCTCGGTAGCACGTACAGCCCTTGAATCGGTTGCCATCGAAATACTTGCCTTCGCAATCAGGGCACGTACGGGTCATTTCTGACTTCTCGACCTTGAGGGAGGGCATCTTGGGGAGCTTGGGAGGTCGTTGCATCTTTGGCTGTTTTTTGGGGGCTTCGGCTTCTAGTGGGCCCTGCTGCATTTGAGGCTTGGCTGTTTGCCCAGGTAGCTCTGTCTTGCCGAACTGTGGATTGGCAGCGTTGCCTGCCCATAGTGCTTGGCCTGGGGCCTGTTGGGCTTGGGAGGGTTTGATGGTCTTGCCTGTTACCTTTTCGGCGTGAGCGTACATGGCGCTGGCTAGACCGTTGCGGCGGTGGACTAGGTCCACGTTGACATCGTCTGGGTGCAAGGTCGCACCTTGATGGGTCATAAGTGCCCAACCGACCCGCTTGCCTCCATGCATGGCGTTTATTTGGGTGAGCCTTTCGCCGTCGCCGAGGTCGTGGTGCTCATGGGTGATTTGGTAGCCGAGGTTGGGGTCCAGAATCTTCTTGGCTAGTTGGACTTTGACCAGGGTGTCAATTGACTTGCCGAGCTTGACTAGCGTTCCGTCTCGAGGTGAATTAGGGACTGTGTTCACTCCGACCGCAGCTGAAATAACTGCAGCTAGGTGCTCGAGGGTTTGGTCGGCGAATTCAAATTTGGTGCCATCTAGGTCGATGTTGCCTGTTACACCCTTTTCCGACTTCTGGAATTCAAGGACGGTCTCAGTGCCGGGAAGGTGCCCACTGAAGCTGGCGGTATTTTGTACCCATGAATACGCGGCGCGCGGCACCAACAGATTCTCTAGGATGGGCTCACGTTGCGCGGCACGGGCCAGGGCTTGGGCCCCTTCGGCTCCCAGCACGTTGGTCAGAAAGTCTAGTGGGCGGTTCATTCTCCCGATAGATTATATGAGCTTGACGTTGAAGCGTGAAAAGAGTAGACTCTCCTTCGTGCAAACCGTCAAGACGAGCATTACGACGTGCTGGGGAGACCAGGGCTGTATGCACTGCTCCCCCGACGAAGAGTTCGTTTGCGATGAGCGCTGAGTCAGCTCCACGAATCCAATCCAGTCCACATCCTGTTCAGGTCGACGCTCAGGTTGGCAGCCTGTTTGGCCAAAGCTTGAACCTTCCCCAGGCGTGCTACCGATGGGGCCGGATTGATTCCATAGCGAAGAAGTACTTCAGACAGGGCGTGCCCGTCGAGCTGTAGGACCCATTCCTTCAGTGCTTCATCCATCGCTTCGGGGAGTCGTGGGAGCGAGGCTAGCTGTTGCTCTTTGGACAGCTTGTTCCAACCTTTGTCGGGGCCCCAGATACGTAGGTAGTATGGGACGAAAGAGTTGTCATCGTTGCCTGGATTGAAAGAAAACCCGGCAAAGGTAGAACCGTGGTCAATAAGAGCCAGTTGGCCCTCGTCGTTTACCATTATGTTGTTGCCATGTCTATCTACGCTGGCCAGCACGCCATCTAACACACTCCAGCGAAAAATCTTGCCGTCGTCAAAGTATGGCCTAATGACGCGACGAGGCAACGCGGGGTCCTTTTGGGCAGCTCGGGCGAGGCCCGTATAGTCTAGCCCCAGCATACGAATGGCAGCTACTTCTTTGCCGTCAACAGACACCAAGTCTGCGTACGGCACATCGACTACACCCCAACTCTTAGCTACAGCAGAAAAGGCGGCTTCACGGCGAGATTGGGATGCTGGTTCTTCGTCTACACCCAAGGCTGGCGAGTTCTTGCTAGAGCCAGGCTTGAGCAAATACATGTTGTCGTCTTTGTCGTGAGCCAGCAAAGTGCCCTTAGAGTGTTTGCCGCTTAGGTGGACCTCTTCGATACGAGCGCTGTCGACGGACCACTGTAGGTCCTCTGCTAGCTCTTTGGCTGATGGCACCATAGGCTTGATGGATTTCGGCAACGACGCAGCGTCGCTCTTGCTCAAGTCAGTAAGAGCCAGCACCCCGACCAGTGCATCTTTGTCTTGTGAGGTCAGGCCGGCAGCTTGAAGCACGGCTTCGATGTCGTCGCCAGTTTCAGCTAGACGAGCACGAAAGATGTGGGGGTCGACAGGGCGGCCTGAAAGAAAAGTTGCGGCTTCAACTAGACACGATTGGCGATGGTTGAAGCCGAGGTGGTCTGCAATGCCATCGGTGCTGCTTTGGCGTGCCTTAGCTAGGCGCTTGGCGTATTCGGCCAGAGCTTCGCCTTCGCTCTTCTGGGGAGGTAGCCCTAGCTCTTCTGGGGTCAGGTGCAACGCGGCACGCTGCATGTGTTGCCATGCCTTGCGCGCTGAGTTTTGCAGTGCGTGCTGGGCTTTGACGTCGTTGTGAATACCCAGACGGATGTGAACTTTGGCTCGATGGTTGGGGTCCATCAAATAGTTGTGAGCGAAGGCAATTTGCTCTTCGCCCCACTCCAATGGATGATATCCGCCAGAAAAAGTATTGAAGGTGTTGAATAGTGGGTCGCGCACTTCGTCTGGCAATTTGGCGAGAAGGGCGGCGGCTATTTTGCGGCGATTTGCGCCACCGTACTTTTGTCCGAGACGCCCAAAGATGCCGTGTTGGACCTCGTGGGCTTCGGTAGCATTGGCCAGCTTACCCGGCAGTAGGTCTCGAGCCGTTTTCATCTGGGCTGGGAGAACCTTGAGCTGTTCTTTGCGGTCGGACGGCTGGTCCCCGAAAAGATGCTGGCGGATAGAATCGGCGCCCTGGGTGTCGCCCGTCATGCGGTCGACGGGCTTGGGGCGGCGAGCAAGGAGAATCATCCTTTGGCGACGGGCTGGGAGCTCGCCGCTACCCCTGAGCTGGGTAGAACTGGTGGTGCCCATATCTCCAGTGTGGGGAGCGAGGCCAGTTACGCCCTTCACGTATTTAGAATAACTCTTCGGAAAATACGTGCCTTGATTTCGGAGGGCGTCGCTGTCGAGCTTGGGGAAGGTCACGAAGCCGATGTTTTTGGCTAGCTCTGTTTTTGCCAGTACGTTCTGGAGGCCTTGCGAGATTTCTGGGTGGTTTTGCAGCTTGGCGCGCTGCTCTACGGTGAGGGAGGGATGGTCGGCGATGGCATCGTGGAGGTCTGGGTGCTCCATGGCTGCATCTAGAACGCTAGGTGCTAGGTCGGGACGGGTCAGCAGCGTATGAGCCAGCCAGCGGTCATCGCCACGGAGGATTTCTGTCTGAAGCTCAGGAGTGAGGGCTGGATGGAGCGCGGCGGCTTCTCTGACGTCAGGGTCCTCATCAGCAAGCGCCGCTCGCAAGTGGTAGGGCCCCACAGCTTTGGATTTGAGGGCGAGTTTACGCTCTATGGGGTCATCAACACCCAATAGTCGCTCGACTCCGTCTGGTTCAAGGCCTGTATCCACCTACGGTAGATTACAGATTAGACCGATAGCAAGGGAAATTTCTGCCAGGTGTCCCAACTAAAAAAGTGCTCATGGCCTTGACCGTCCAACGCCTTGACTAGCTTCTGGTTGTAGTCTACCGAAATGCAGGTCCAAAGTTCGCAATTATACTGACGCTGCTGCAGGATAAAGTTCCAACCCATGTTGCACCTCGAGATAGAGATTATACGACCGGGCAGCCCCAGAAGCAACAAGAATGTATCATCGCAATCGGTAGCAATATTCATCAAAAGCATTGTCGAGCGGGCCCTTGACTTTCCCGACCTGGTCTGGGTCGTAGCCTGTGAATCCGTGCTTGCGACAGAGCGACTCATGCACGTTACGGGCCATGGAGCTGTGGTTGAACCCTTGGACGTACTTGAGGCCCATACAGTGGTAGCCGTGGGCGAATAGGGCCTCGTACATTGCCTTACCTAGACCCTTGCCTCTTTGGCGCGCGTGATACATCTCGCTGGTGCTGATTACAATGGCCCTATCGCCCGTGCCGGTTCGGCTCACCCCAGCATCTATGCGACCAACCTTGTCGCCCGTACGCTTGGACACGAGCCTAACGTATAGGGAATGAGGCTCTTGGGGCCAATGTTCGGCGTACAGTTTGTATGAATCCGAACACTTGGGAGGCAACAAGTGGCCGTAGTCCCGGGTAAGCATTCCACCTAGATTGGAAGGAAGCTCGGGGCCAGGCTGCAAATCGGCAATGCTCATTTCTTGAGTCCTGCTGTAAGCGAGAGGTCTTTATATCTCTGAACGTACGGTAATGACTGCACTTGCTCATCTGTGGCTGCTGCCGCTGCATTAGTTCCCAATCTCCAGGCGTAGGCCGCTTTAGCTGCACTACCATGTTTTTTCAGCAGGCGCAAGAAGTGTGACGTGGCCACTAGGTTGTAGAGCTTGGGGTCAGCTTTGAACCTGGCCATAAAGTCGGCTGGGTCCTTGAGGTCTCCGAACTGTTTTTGTAGAATAGGTGACTTTAGGTATTCTTCATGGGCCGTATTAGGCTTCAGGCCCAGCGGGCCATGAGCGGTGTCATACTCGCCCTTAGGTGAGGGCAAATGCTTGACATTTTGCCCGAAGCTAGACTCGAGGTGTGCGATTGGAATGAGGTGTGGGTGCAGGCCGGCCGGTGACCACTTGACCGCTTGAATGTCCGGTTGGGATTGCTTGATGTGTGTGCCGCCGCCTCCACCCATGGCGAGGGCGCCAACCAAAGCGGCTGCTGTGGCTAGTCCCTTCGAAAGGGCCTCGGTGGTTTCGTCTGCCAGGTCGCGTTCGTTCTTGAGCACGTAACTATATGGGCCGAACTTTTCGTCGTAAGGACCAACCTCCTTTGTGCCAGCCCGCTCTGGCGCACTATATTGCATACCGTGCTTTGCGGCCAATTTGGCGTGTACCTTGTGTGCCATCGTGGAGTGCTCGTCACCCCTAACAGAAGTCAGGCCTCTGTGGTTCTTCGCATGGGCCATCAAAGCCTCGTACATCGGCACGCCCTTGTCTCCACGATGGGTGGGCTCCACCGAAGCGGCTCCGATGATGAGTTCTTTTGGGTTGCGCCAATCTTCGGTATGTCCGGTTACCAAGCCGACTACAGGGTGCTTGCGGCCTAGGAGTCCACCCAATGCAGCTTCGTCTCCTGTAGGATGTGTCAGCGCCGCAAATGTCGAAGTCGGCGAATGCTGCAATACTTTCAGCCCGTACCCGGCCGCTCGGTGCTCTGGGCTCAGAAGGTGGCTGTAGTCCCACACCGGTTTATTGCGTGTCTTGGCGCCTGCATGTATATCAGCAAGCGACATTTTCTGGAGTTCTGAATCGTGTGGCTCGAAGGTGACTTGCTTGCCTGACTTCGACACCCAAACCTTCTTGGCTGCGACAGGCTGAAGCGTGTAGCCGTTGTTAGCTAAGAGCTTGAGGCCGTGAGGACCGAACCACTCCTTGGCGTGCTCTGGGGCCAAGAAACCGAATTTCATATTACCTGTCAAAGTTTCATCAAAGTCAACGTCGGGCTCTGGGGTAGCAGAAACCGGCCTATTCAGGATTGGCCGAATCTGGGCATATGTGGCGCTCGACCCGGATGTGTAAGGTCCCTCGCCTTTTTTGTTCTGGACGCGATAGACTGTTTTGGGGTTGGCGAAATCATCATGCACCAACGCCATCTTCTCCAGGGCTTCTTCGGATTTGTGCAGACCCTTTTCTGTCTCACGCCACCCCAGCTTCTCTTTGAGGTGCTTGCCGTATGCGTCGGATGGGGCTTGTTGGGGTCGCGTGGCGGCAACGTCCGCTGCATCTCGCACTATACTGTCTGAGTCTGCCACTCCCTGCGCGATATGGGCTTGGGTTACATGTGGGCTCTTGAGGGCTAACTTGCGTATTTCTGGAGAATCGGACTTCATCGCCTGTGTGACATGCTCGGCGGTATGGTTGGGGTGTCGTATCGCACTGTCTTGGACGTACACAGACGGATGATTCAGTCCTTGGGTGATGTTGTCGGCGCTGGCGTTGGGGTTTTTGAACACTTCCTGGGCGAGGCTACGGAAGGACTCGGCGTTGACCTCGAGGGCAGGGTCGCTTCTTGAGGCGAGGTCGTCGAATGCGGCCTTAGACTTGTCCAAGAGACTCCCGAGTTGGGCGGGGGTAGCCTTGGGGTGGCGAGCTAATACACGGAATAGGGTATAGTTTGTCGAAGGGTCGAAGGTATTTAGGACGTGGTCCAGAACGTCCGCATTGGCGTTGGGGTGATTGATGAGGCCGAGCGGCGGGTGCTCGCCTGGAATGGGAGAAATAGAGGCCGGGTTTTTCCGGGCGTACTCTAGACCGGCCACGATGTGTTCAGGGGCCAGGCTGGGGTTAACGGTAGCCGTGCGGCGGGTTCGATTGTCTGGGTCGACAATGAGCCGGTGTAGTTGTTTGCTGGACAGGTTGGGATGGGAAGCTATCCTTCTGAATAGTGCGTTTCTGATTGCCGGGTCTGCGTGAGACTGAGCATAAGCCAGGCCGGTTTCGAGTATCTCTGGCGTTGCGTTCGGATGCCCTAGAATAGCGTCGCCGATGTCTGGGTCCTCAAAAAAATCTAATCCTTCTAGACCCCTTTTGAGGTGCTCGGGTTGAGCTGAGGCGTGCTTTAGGGCTGCCAATTTGACCATCGGGTCGTGATGGCTCAAACCTTCATGCAGGTTGGCCGAAGAGGCATTGGGATGCGACATGGCGGTTATGATATTGTTGGGAGCTATCGTCTTACTATGCAACAGCGCTGAAATGTGATGGGGCTGAAGGTGCGGGCTCTCGACTACGGCGCCTTGGACTAACGGATGGGGGTCGGCCACACCCTTATCTAGGACTTCGGACGTTGCATGGGGGTGCCAAACGGCTTGAGCACGAACGTTCTTGTTGGTGTCATCCATCGCCTCAAGCACGGTGGACGGGCTGGTTCTTGAATTGCTAATGACCGTCCGTCTAATGTTGGGGTCGGCGGACTTGAACCCTTCGGCCAACATCTCTGGCGTGGCGTTGATGGCCATGTAAGCCCAATTCTCGAGCTGGCCCCCTTGGGCAATGGCGATACGTAGATGGGCTTCGTTTGTGTTGGGTTGGTGCGTCAGCAAAGCTTCTTTGACGGCGAGTTCGATTCCCGGCCCGCCCGACCCGTACGGTTTATCTGGCTTGTTCAACATAGCCGTAATGGCATCCGCAGGTAAGTGCGGATTCTTGGCTAGAGCCTTGGCTGTCTCACTATCGAGCGTGTCTATACGGTCTACGGCTGCGCGCAAGGCATTGGGGTCTGAGGTGTGACCCAGTGCCCAACTATCGGCGGGCTCTTTGTATCCGTAATGCTCTAGAGGAACAATCCTCTTGACCGATTCTATGGGCGCGTCGACTCGTGGGTGATTCGAAGCCAGAAATTCGTCTTCGGGGCCCATATTGCCTGCTGAAGTTTTGGGGCCGAGGTTGAACGAGTACCACAAATTCTTCAGAGGCACATGCCAGCTCTTGACTTGCGAGCCAAACGCACGGGCTGTGGGAGGGTGGTCCGTATACGAAGCGATGTCGTGGTCTGCCATCGGGTTGGGGATTTTATACCCGCGCGCAAGCGCCACGCTGGGCTCACCATTGATGGTTTGGATGGCGGAAGGGTTGTGTCGTTTCAGGTAGGCGTGCAAGTCTTTTTGGTGCTTCAGGACGCCCTGGGCGAGATTGGGGTTGGCCACAAGCGCCCCGCGTAAGTCACCTACTGTAATGTGGGCGTTTTTTTCTGCAGCTCCACCTTGCTGGTGATGAGCCAGCCACTCTTGGTCGTGCTTATTTACTTCCGCCTCGGGCGTGGTTTGGTAGAAGTGCTGGTTCTCGAGGCGGTGGACAATGTATTTGAGTAGAAGCGACACCGGGTGGTGCGGCGAGTTTTTGTATGCTCGATACAACAACGCTGGCCCAATAGCCTGGTTGAGTGAAGCGAATTCCTCGGCCTTATGTAGTCCCGATTCTACCTCTTTTAGGAAGCCTTCGAATTCTTTGTGGCCTCCTCGACGGTACTTGGCTTCAGTCCAACCGTCTTCGTCGGAGTAGTTGGAGTCGTCGTGTTGCGGCTCGACCAGAGGAGGTTCTACGAATCGCTGTGGCTTGTATGACTGACCTTCGGGTAGTGCTTCTACGGCATCTACAAATCTCGCCCCCACAGCACGGGCAGCTTCCAAGCGATGATTGCCGTCGACCAAATGGAACCCTTGGCCTGACTGGCGGACCACTACTGGGGGTAGGCGGTCCTTGCTTTTGAGCATGCGAGTGTATAGAGCCAGGCGCGGCTTGTTGACTGCCGTGTTGGAGCCGAGCAAGTCGGTCACCGGAAGCTTGAACGGGCGCAGTCGCTCTGGGTCCCCGCCCGTGAAGACTTCGGCCAATTTGGAATGGAACGCTTTGTCCCACTCTCGACGAGAGGGGCTAGTGCGGTGGGGGATTTTGAGGCCGTCCTTAGAACGCCACTCCTTTTGGGGGGTCTTCGGGGCCTTGCGGTCTTCAGCCTTCTCTAGAGGAGAACCATCCACGAGGCCCAGGAGGCGCAAGGTGATGTTGTCGGCAGTGGGGACGTGTGACTCTTCGTCCGAAGGGAGTTCGTCCAGCCACAGGAATTCTAGGGCTTCGTGGTCTGGGTCGCCCCCGGCTGAAGGCGTGAAGTCGTCTGGAGCTTCTGTGGTGAAAGCAAAGACATGTACGCCACGCGACGAATTGCCATCGCCGAGGTACTCTAAATCGCGCACGTCAACGCTGAGCCCGGATTCCTCTTTAAGCTCTCTAATGGCCCCCAAGAGAGGCTCTTCGCCCGGTTCGGTTTTTCCGGCTGGGAGGGTCAATTTTTGGCTCCAGCGGCGCCTCAACCAGAGGAGTTTGCCTCGTTTTGTCACTGCGATTGAGGCCACTTCCATTGGGGTACCAGTAGGCATGCGTATTAGATTATGCGAGATTTGTCCTTGACGTGGCGGACGTTGAGTCGCGCAAATACTGCATCTTCGGGCCTGACGTCTGCGATGTAATACCCACAAGCCCCATCTTTGAGGTCTGGAGAAATGAAAGATTGGGTACTACTGGCTACGGCATCTTGGTACCGGAGACAAGTACTCCGCTTGGGGCATGTGGCGGCCCGACAGCAGGAGAAATCGGCGGGAAGCGGCAGGTCCATATTACTCCCAAGACTGAACTTGCACCATTTAGTCCGATAATCGCCGTTTCCCCGATAAACGCACCGAGATTATCGACAAAATGGAGCATGGGGTTGGATTCGACACCAACATCACCGAACTGGACGCCCGGGGACTTAACTTAGCCCACCCTTGCAAAAATGTGAGCAGGTTTGCCGCTGCTCGACCTAGCCTGGGACCGTCACGTCAGCTTGGGGCCCATCTAGACTACCGAGGGTGAATAGTCCTCTAGTGTTTGTGTAGCGGGGGTAGGATTTGAACCTACGACCTTCGGCTTATGAGGCCGACGAACTACCTGGCTGCTCCACCCCGCTAAAAACTGATAGGGTTTGCCACCTATCGATCTGGCCTGAATAACCAGACTGGGGATTCTATTCCCCTATGGTACACCGGACGAAGGGCCACGTACAAGGGCTCGCCGGGTTGATTTTGGGTTCTGCCACGCTACTGCACAAAACAGCCACACACTACTACACGAATGCTGCCACACACGATACTAGTCCTGCTATCTACTTCAGCTACCGGACGAGAAGCAGATTACACGGTTTCGGGGGAGACGTCAAGGACCCGTCACCACGCCGGGCCCAGGACATCTTCGGCTCCTGGGTTGGCCTTGTTCCAGTCGCTAAGAGCCGTCTTAAAGTCGACTCCGCGCAATACGGCCACGGTCAACTCGGCTCCGCGCTTGGCTTGGGCGAGGCTGATAATGGCTTCCACAATATCTGTAGGGGTGGGGTCAAGCTCCTTCAGGATGCGGACAGCGGTGAGGTAATACGCTTTGTCGATTGCGTTCATACCTAGAACCTACTCGGTTTCGGGGGAGATGTCAAGACCTCTTGAAGTAGATGCCGGGAGCCGCTTCGACCGCTAGCTTTGCTTCAGCTAGGCCCGTGCCGGTACGCTCACGATAGGCCTTGATGGCTGCAATCTTGCCATCATTCCAGGCAAGGTCGTATTCTTTCGGCGTGACCCCGAAAGTGATGTCCTTGAATTCGTCGCGAAGAAGAGCCGCCAAGCGCTTCGCGTCCTGCTCCGAAAGAACCAGCTCGCCGCTCCCACTAGAGATTCGGTACTCGGTGAGTCCTAGGGACAAATTGACCATCCTGGTGGCGTACATTTGCGTTCTCGCTTTCTGACTTAATATCTACTAGGTCGAAGCTAGGAAGTCAAGGGCTCAGGTAAGGGGCGATGGCATCCATAACGGCCTGATGCCTAGCTCCCAGCAAGGAGTCTTCAATCCGAGCGATGCCTCCCACGAAGACAACTTTCCCCATGTCGCGGCCGTCGCACCTAAGGTAGACTCGCACTCGATTACCGCCCACCCACACCCTGGCGGTCAACGCTGGCCCACCGAAGCCGTACCCATTGAGCGTGGCTCGGATTTGCTCTGCCCTGCCAAGCTTCGACTCTTGTGCGTTCATGACTTAATATCTACTAGGTCACAGCTAGGAAGTCAAGGGCTCTTTGGATGGTGGCGGGGCGGTTCATCTTCCAAGCAAGAAGGCCCGAACCATCGGCATCCCGAATTTCTTCTTTTTGCCACGATACCAATGCTTACGGTACCCCAACCTAAGTAGCTCTATCCCAACCTCCGCGCATTCTGCAGATTTTCTAGCGTCGCGCTCTGCGCATTCTGGATTGTCGTGCCAATTCTCCCCATCCAATTCAATAGCCTTACGCGACGAAGGAATCCAGATGTCGAGTTCAAGCTTTGAACTAGGCAATAGCTCCGTCTTGTTGCGTTCAACCGCTACCGTACTATCCAAAAGCGAGCGGCAATACTCGTAGCACTCGGTTTCAGCCTGCTTATTGTCGTGTTGTTGGACACGGGCGCATTCTGGGCACCAATGGCCGCTGTGGAAATAGGGTAAGGTGCGGGCAAATCGGTGCCCCTCCTTGCATTCCACCAGCACTGGGATACGGGAGTCCGGGATGGTGGATGTATCGGCCAGCAACTTGCCGCCCTTTTTGCCGCATAGCTCCTCGTAGCGAGTCCACGGCACCCTCTCTCTGCCCGGATTACACCTCCAACACCAATGCCCTTGCTTCACATGATCTAGGTGCATCTCAAAAAGATGCCCTTCTTTGCACTTCCATGGCATTTTTGTTTGGGCGTTTATATATTCGGTAGCTAGACATTCTCCTCCGCGTTTGGCGGCCCACTCTCGCGCCTCTTCTAGAGTGAGGGGCTTGAGCCCCGAACACTCCAGGCAACCCATACCTTGGTCGATGTCGTTAAATCGCTTCCATGACGTGTGTCCCTTAGAACAGACAACCTGAAGCTTGGCCTTGGAGTCGGTATACTCTGTAGATATCAGTACGAACCCCTTTGCGGAGATTCTGCGCTGAACGTCCTCAAATTTGAGCTTACGCATCCCGCAACTCTACCACAAGTCCGTCAGACGCACAAGCTATTATACGTGGCTCGAGAAAAATCCAGTCCCATACAGTGAGCGAATTCGGCCTATTAGGCGGTCCCGCTTCTCTAGGAGTTCGTCCGTCCGGGTCTTGAATAACATGGGTCCAGGCGTACTGATGCTTTGCGACAACCCATCGATACCCAGGCTATGGGACTGGTGCTGGGCGTATGTGGTCGCAAGCATTGACAATACTTCCATAGCTGCAATAGTTCCAACCAACTCATTGACAATCCGAGGGACCATACCATCTTTGTAGCCGCTTGTAAACTCGAGCTGCCACCATGCAGGAATCCAACTGCGACCGCCAAGGAAGGTCATGAAGAACAATGCGGAAGATGTAGGTCCTCCACTGACGTATCCTCCTTGAATAAATGCCGCCGTCATAGGAATTATGTTCAGTTGACCCCGGACAAGATACGCGGTTTCGACCCATTCCAGCGGCATGACGAAGACATCTAAACCGTTCGATGGGGTGATGCTGACCTTCTCTAGGCTCGTCACGGGCCTATTAGGCAGCATCATGTAGCCATACGATTCATAGGATACGCGGTCAAACGGCAGCTTCAAGCGCCTTTGTACAGGGCTGATGTCAATCTTGACTTCCCGTTCGGCCTGGTTGACGGCACCGATGATGATGTCGTTCAGCATTTCTTCCGTCATCACTTGGTGCTTGCCGGAGATGGGGTCCTTCATCCTCGATACGAGGGGGATGCCAAACAAATGCCGCGTCTTGAGTTGCTGGGGGGTGAGTATCGGCTCAATGCGAGACAGCTCAGCATCTATCGCATTTTCTGGATAGACGCCACCGATACCGCCCTTGGAGCCTGTATAAATAGCCATTAGCAGCAACTCCCTGACGGGCCGACCTTCAGGACGCATCTTAGCAGACCGCGAGTGACCTTTGTGCCTTCAGTGAGTGTGAGTCTGACCTGTGGGCTGCCACGGATGGGGTCGGTCGACAGAATGGTCACAGTCCAAATTGAGCCGTCTTGGGGGTATGGCTGGGTTGCTAGACGTTGAACTTTGCGATTGTCATCTATATTTTCAATCATCACAACTAATGTCGCGTACGGATCGGGGATGTACCTTCGGCCAGACGGCATAAAGCCCTGGTCGGGACGGTCCAGGCTACCATCTAGGAGTTGCATGGCTAGGGTCGTGCTATCCCCTTCAGTCATGAGCCATTGAGTGGCGGGCTCAAATGAATTAGGACCAGCTAGATCTACCAAAGGTCTTGCAGAGAGTAACATCGATAACTCCTTAAGGGTGCAGCCAAGATAATACCGAATCAACAACAGCCTTAGGTGCCGACTCGTAATCCGTCTCTTTGATTCTTAACAGCTCGATCCCAGCGGCCTGGCACTCTCGGTCCTTGCGGGCATCTCGTGTCTGAGCTTTCTCTCTACGATGATGCCATCCGTCGTATTCTATGGCTTTTCGTAATGATGGCAGCCAGATATCCAGCTCTAGCCTTCGCGAGGAGAGAAGGCCGGTTACGCCGTTCTGCGCCTCGGGAAAGTGTTTCTGTACGATTGCATAGATCTCAAGTTCAGCTCGAGAGTGTTTGTTGGCACAATGCGGACACCCTGATTTCATATAGAACCGACTACCCGCCGAAGCCTTCCATTTGTGTCCACGATTAAGGCAGACCCATCCGTACTTTGTGTTGGAGCCACAAAATACATCTTCGAACTTAACGATATTGGTCTCGCGGTCCCACTCTAATTCTAGGACCGGTGCGAGACTCTTAAGGGAGTTCATATCGCTCAGCAGCTTACCCGAACACCACGGGCATTCGCTCTTGGCCCCAACTCGGTCATTTGGAGTAGCTAGCCATTCGTGTCCTTGGTCACACACCCACCAATATTGTTTTCGAGAGCCGTATGATACTTCTGCGAACTTCTTCATATTTTTGTGGTGCCACTGCACGGCTAGTTCGGGAGCCATAGTGAGTAGCGAATTCTCTTCAGAAACGAGCAACCCGCGACAAAACGGGCAACCGCTCTTTATGTTGGTACGACTATTTGGTGTTGCGCTGTAGGTATGTCCCTTCGGACAAACCCACCAGCGCTTGATGTGAGAGCCATAACTTACGTCGCAAAAACGTACATCATTCCTAGGGCTCCATTCCCCTTCTAACTCCGGCGCCTTTGCCTTTATGGAGAAAAACCTAGCCATGGTCGGTCCTTACGGTGCGATGGCCAGCGCATCTGTGATTTTGGTTTGTAGGTCGATGAGTTCAGCGCGAGTTAGGCGGTGCTGGCGCAAAAAGTAAGGAGGGTTGCCGTATGGGCTACCGTAGGGATTGCCGCCGCATCCATATGGATACATATTGTTTGGGTAGGGGTACGAATTGCCGTAGTACGCACCAGCCCACCCATTCCATCCACCTGGGTAGTTGTTGGTGGGATACACTACTTCGAGGCCGCCAAGATAGAATACTTCAGTGGTGGTCTCGACTAGGGGGTTTGGGCTGAGCTGGTCTGTCTTCAGAAGCTCGCGTGTGATGAAGGCTGGCATGGTGTTTAGATTACACCGAAACTACTCCTTCTCATTCAACCAAAAACAAAGTGCTCCGATAGCGAAAGCCAACGCCGCACCCAAGAAGAGCATAGCCAGATTCCTGATATGTAATACGCCCATGACAGCGAAGGAGCACATCATGTCGAACCAAGCACCAACAAAGCAAGCCCAGAAACTGACGTCATTTGCTTTCATCTTGAATCCCTTCAAGAAACCATTGAATGCGAATCCATGCACGCCGATACCAAGGTGCGGATGAGTATTCATCTACGGCGTAGCGAAGGATGAGGAGGTATTCCTGACTGCGCCAAGACATATACCACCACCGCTCCATCAAATCGTATACCTCGCGGTAGTTGTAGGCCATTTCTGCGGCCCTGCGGACCAAATTCTCGTCCACCCCAGCATCAAGCATCAGCTTGGTGAAAAGGGGGATATGGTACCGTTGACCGGGGTGCGTTCGTGGGGGAATCATTCGTTACTCCGAATCGGCTCGTGGTCCGAATTTGTACAGGCATTCCGTAGCTCCAGTCGCTCGAAATCAACGACAGTGTGTTGGTGTCTGGTGGCCAGGGTGGCTGGGAATACGCTCACCTTTGGAAGGCACCAAATCTTGGTGCCGGACTCTACGTCGAGCCGCTCTGGGATGGCATAGTCGACGGCGCACTCAGCATAGAGCTGGCGGTCCTCGACAAACAACACACCACACCCGACAATTTTGCCGGAAGCATACACGGAGATTGGGTTCTGCCATTGCCATGAGACGTTTGGGTCGATGTCAGGCAGCACCATCGCCGTGAAGTACCACAAATGGGCGTCTTCAATGATTCGGTCTGGGATGTCAAATCCGTGATTTGAGGATAGCGGTGCGGGCGAGGCCCGTTCGACACGCTTCGCCCAGCCACTTGTCGTATTTGTGCTTAGAATCCATATTATCTGCCCATCCATCGCTGAGGTGTTTAGGAAGCGGGTGCTTGTTAGAGCGAAAGCACAATCCCATATATTACAGGCGATGCTATCACCGCCATCAAGACAGTCACACAGAGTCTGAAGCGAACTTATTGCGATTGTGTAGTCGCCTTGACCCCCGACCTGAAGCGTGTTGTTTTTCGGGACCCCTGGGAAATGCGGTCTTACGTCGGAGAAATGTGACATGGTGATGGAGTGTCAGAATTGCAAATCGGGTCAGGGCAAACGTGGACCATGCATAGGAATAGATTGCGCCTGCCTGTGAACGCGACCCTTCCATCTTGGTCGAATTCACGGAAGAGGACCTCTACGCCGTCATATTTAATCATTACTTCGTAAATCTCGAAGTACCGTTGCATTTCACGCCTCCGCTGGCAGCATATTGCATTTTTGCACGTTGCCGATTACACCAAGCTGTTGCATTCGGTACGTCAACTGCGTCATCGCTTCCGCGAACCAACAGTCAGCCGCCATCTGTTGAACTAGGACCTGGGACAGATACTCTGGTGGCAGCTTATTCAAGAGCACCAAAGCCTTTTCGACGTCCAGATACTTGACTGCATGGTCTGATGCTAGAGAGGCCAGGCACTTGTAGTACGAATCTGGCTCAAGAGCCCCAGTCCTGGACATGTTCTCCAGCATGCTTTCAACTTCGAGGAGCTGGTCAGTCGCCATGGTTGACCTCTTCCCAGTCTTTTTCGAGGTCGGGGTCTGCGCTTTCAGGGTGGGCGAAGTCATTGCGGCCAGTGACGATGTCGAGTTGCGTCATCAGCTTTCGCCACTTCTTGGAGCCGTACTCGACCCCTTCTAGGGCGTGGGCGATTTCGGTGAGCTTGGGGTAGGTTGGGGCTTTCATGTTACCTCCGATACTGCTCGAATAGACACGGACACCAATCGGCTAGGATATACCCAGCTTGCCTGGCCACCACGCGCATCTTGGGGTGCGCTACCTTAGAAGTTCGAAGATGAAGGAAGGACTCAAGCCATTCTCTTGCGTTGCACGTCATAACTAATTCAGTTTTGACGCCATTGGGTAGGAAGTCGCGGGCCTGCTGGGGAGTCATCCCTAGGCGAATGGCTTCGTTGTAGAGGTCTTGCTCGGTCTGGTACGCCTTCAGGGCGAACTCGGTTTGCTCGGGTGTCAGGTCCAGTGGCAATAGGAATTGGATGTCGCCAGCACCATGATTGTCTTTGGTGTAATTAACGTACCTGGTGCTTTCCTGGCTGTAGGATGCCAACCGATGTCTGACTACCTCGTGGCTGATGCCTCGGTCGGTGATGATTCGCAACGAAGCCGATACATGCTCCATGACAGACTTGTGGCCCTTTTGAATCACGATGCGCTTGACGAAATCGTCCGACGCCTCGGAGGAGGGCTCCGATTTGTAACAGGTTCTTGCTGCCATTTCAATCATCTTGGCAGGATTCGGGGTAGCCCACTCTAGAGAGACGGACGATTCGATGATTTTCATGGAATTACCTTGTTGAGCAAGGCTACAGAGCCGGATTCTTCCTCTACCCGCACTACCCGCACCGGTCGAGAAGTGGTGGAGTATCGAACCGCTGGGGGCGGGGCTTTCAGGGCTTCAGCTTCTGTCTTGAATGGCCCTTGACGCAGACGCGGGATAACGCGTCCGTCCATCGTGACGTATTCTAGCCAAAACTCTACCTTCATGGTTGCTCCTCCACGATGACGCGAACCGTACGCAAGTTGCAGCCGTTGGCCCACTTTTGGGTATCGGCCCAGTCCGAAGATGCCTTTTGTGAAGCAAAGGGGCCAATCTTCAAGGTGCCTTCGCCGTAAGCATCAAACTCAATCCACCACTCAGTTTTGGTCATCATGGAAGCATTCTACCATAACCCCGCCAAAAGAAAACCCCCGGAAGCTTTGTGGGCTCCCGGGGGTTGGGCTCCTGTTTATTTAGCGCTCCGAACACTCCGAGCCAGCGCAAGCCGGTGTACCGTGCGCAGCGCAACCAACACACTTCGCCGGACGAACGCCCACATCGAGCTTCGCCTTAACTAAAGCGGCTTTGTTGTAGACGGCCAGGTCTTTAGGATTCATGATAATGACCTTAAGGTCTACGGAGTCCAGGGCGTAAGCAAAGTGGACGCCTTCCACCCCTTCTTGCGTATCTACGGCCGAACCAAATCTTGCGTCCATGCCGTTGGTGCTGTCGGTGACGTACAGGGCGCTGCCTTCTGGCACCCAGTTCGCCTTCTCTAGACGCACCGTACCTGAAGCGACCCACTGGAAGACCGCCAGAGGGCTTTTGTCTGGCGACGTCACCTGAGATTTTGCGAGCGCCTCCGCTTTGACCGGGACCCCTCTGTATTCCAGGAAGGTCTTGGCTGCGTCGACCCGCACGGCCTCGATGCTGCTATCCATCGCCTTCTCGAGCACGGACAAAGCCTTGCTGTAACCCTTTTGGGGCTTGGGTTGGGTCTTCAGCGTGTCCATGAAGTCACACAAATCTTTGTCTGTTACTGGCTTGCCGTTTGGGGGCGTATTCATAATATCTATCCTTTATAGTTTGCAACAATCCGGTTGCAATCGGGTACTGCAGTGGACTATGAAGGATTCGAACCTCCACCATAACGGTACGTGGGTGCGACCCACCTTCCGTTTGCTCTTCCAATTGAGCTAATGGCCCAAAACTTGTCCTCCGAGGTCTCCTCGCTCTACGGGGACCTCGGAGGTTGCCTATTATTTATGTGATGGCGCTATTTAGGCTGCGAGCGCTTGCGTTGTGGTAGATGGGAGTCGGTATTGCACCGATAGGAGAGCCGATGGCTTTCGCCCGGAAGGCTCTCCCCCGCTTGGGTCCCACCAAAACCGTAGAGGATTTTCTACGAGCTAGGCAGGATTCGAACCTGCATCCAGACCGGCGAACCGGTTGAGGTGCCCCCTATGATTCCTCTTAAGGTTTCTAGCTCTGCTTTGATGTTTCGTACTATGCCAGCTCCCAACCCCGATGTCAACACCCTAGATTACGTTATTGAAACCCACATAGCATGTATTAAAGCTATGAATGCTGCTCACAAATCGGTCAGTGGCCCAAGTCCAAAAGCTCGATGTCAGTGTAACCTGCCTTCAGGTCGTCTTCGGTGCGCGCCACCTTCGTGACGATTTTGACAATTTTGCCCCAGGCGTCTGGGCCGTAGGGCACCAGGCGATGCCATGGCTTGTCAGCTAGACGCACATTGTATGGGTAGGCAATGCCTATGGTAGTGGAATATGGGTGACTCAGCCAATAAGCTTCCAGGGTTTCGGCTCGGTCGTCTACGATGACGTCAGCTTCGATGAGGTGCTTGTCGGCGAAAAACCCGAGTTGGGTCTTGGGATTGATGGCCGGGAAATGACGCTTCATCCACTCAACCGTTTCGGCCATCCCGGTTGCGCCAAAGCGGGCTGTCACAAAATAGAGCTTGTGCCCATCTGCCATTAGCTTTGCAACAGCATCTTGTGCGCCGGGCATGACGGGGAGACCCAGATTGAAGCCCGGTTCGTCCAGGAACCCGTAGACAATCTTGGGGTCTACTTTGTCCAATGGTGGGCACTGGTGCATGTGCCATTGGATGATGTCACTGACCTTGGCGTACACACCGGTTTTCTTGCCGATGGCGTCAAGCCAAGTGGGCAAAGAATCGCACACGGTCGAATCCAGGTCAAGAATAATCGTGAGTGATTTCATCGATGGCTCCGAATGTAGTTGTCGTATTTCTCGCAGGTGCGAAGCGGCCAAATGTCTGCTGCCCACCACACCACGGAATACGGGCTCATTGTATTGATGATAGTGTTGGTCTCAGGAATGGACACGCCGTAGTACGTTGCGAGTTCAGAGATGGTGTGGCGCCCCAGCAACCAAAGACTGGTGATTTCGACGGCCTGTTCGGGACTGAGTTTGTTGGACATGTCGGTAAGGTACCAGGCGTTTGGGGGTTGTGTCAACCCTTGGGGTTGATTTCATTGAGGAGGACGGTCACATGGGCCTCATGGAGCCAGAATTTTGACCTCTCGAGCAATGCGAGGGCGGCATCGAGGGTCTTGAGGGTTGTTGGGTCGGCCGGGAACTTGCAAGCCACGCTACGCAGCGCGTTGGCGTAACCGCTAGCGGCGTCACGGGCCTTCATGAACAACTCGCGTTGTGTGTTTGTCATACCGACACGGTACACCGACCTAGGTGTCTATGTCAAGGGCAAAAGAAAACGCTGGGCTCCTTGGGAGGTCTCGGAGAGAAGACAAATCCGAGGTTTAAAGGAGCCCAGCGTTGATGTTACATCACGACTATTAGAAAACCTGGCTGCTCACGGCTGCTGCCTTCATCGCGGTGAGCGAGCGGAGGGCGATGTAGAGGTCTCCAACAACTGCGGCCTCTCCGAGGGTCCCTGCGGTGGCGACCGTCACGAAGTGGGTGGTGCCGGCTGCGGCTGGGACATAGACTACGATGTCGCCCACGGCCAGGACGCCGAAGTCAACCGTCTGCGAAACGTTGGTGGCTACGATGACGCCAACGATTGCATGGCTGGAAAGGTCCGAGAGACCAAGGCCGAGGTTGGTTGCAGTGACAAGCTCGTTGCCGAGGTCTTGGCTGCAAACGCTGGTGAGAAGGTTCTTGACTAGCTGGGTAGAAAGTGACATTTGAAACTCCGAAGTTTTGGGCCTTGCGAGCCGTGGATATCCGTGAATTAGATTACTCGGGCGCGGGCTCCAGGGTTACATTCAGAACAACCGTCTGGGTCCACTCCTCGACTTCGTGTCCGTCCTCGCAATAGAAAGAGAGGTGTATGGGCTCCCCGAGCACGGGATAGGACAGGGAGTCGCTGTTGAGGTCGTGGACGCATCGCTTTCCGCATTCAGGGCAATCGTCCTCAACTCGAAACGGAAGATACAAACGCTTGACGGAAATCTCGAAAGGCCTGACGGGGCCCAAGTTGGTGATTTTCATGGCAAAACTCCAAACAACTGAAGAATGAAGGCTCCTACAAGGACGGCCGAACTTGCCAAAAACACCACGCCAAAAGCGAAACCTATATACGTGTTGACCCAATATCGGTTCATATTAATCCACAAAATAATGGGGCGATTGGAATGGGGCGGAATGTCCGTACGCTCTATCGAGCCACCGTTTGCCGTTAATCGTACTCCACCAAGCAACAAAATCATCACAAGTACCGATGGTGCAGCCATAACCGTCCACACCGCGCCACAGACACGAATAACATGGAGGCTCTTTGCACAACATATCTTCGTTGGTGACGTATCCGCACTCCTTGCTGTCGTCGTCTGCTAGGGCGAGGTTGTACATCATGGGGCCATTGAGGTAGGACACCATTCCCACGATGATATAGCGGGCGTTGGGGTCTGGATTCCAATACAAGCTGCAGTTGCTCTTGGCGCTACCCACCCTGACGATGTCTCCAATATAAAACGTCATGGATTCTCCTTCAAGTCTTGGCCAATTACTTCACGTAACCGAGGCCACGCGTGTTTCATGAATGAAGTCACTTCGTTGACATAGCGAGTGCAGTACAGCTCGGACGGGTCGCCTATGCCGGTATTTTCCATCCAACGCTCGAAGTCGCCAGGGCTGTCGCCCATACCGTCGACGTAGTCCCATTCGTCTCGGGCTCGGACTTTAGCTCGGATGTCGTACGAATCGCGACGGCGCAGCAAAATGTATTGGCGGATTGACTTTTTGGTGGCGTCTGGGTCGTACTCCGTGCGGTTCTGGCCTAGCTTGCGTGTGATGTAGGCGTCGTCACACTCCAACAAAAACTGTCGGAAGTCAACTCCTTCAGGTAGCCCTCGCTGGTTCCACCTATACCCGACATTGCCCCAATCGCTCAAGGCGGTAAAGCACCCCGTCTCGTCCAGAAACAGTATAGCCCAACCTTCGTGGTCGACGTTAGGGATTGAATAGCGCCATGTTTTCATATCGTTCACTGGTGGGCGTAGGCCTCAGCGGCCAGGCAAAAGAAACCCAGCACGAAGACGGCCCACACTGCGCCCTGAAGTCCGACTCCGAAGAAGCCGAGAGCTGCCATGCCGACTAGGACGGACAAAACGTAGGGGAAAAGGCTCTTTGCTGCTCGAAGGAAGAGGTTCATGGTGTAGTTATACTTGAGCTTGGGTCGTGTGTCAAGGGTCACGGGTCGTTGGCGAAAGGGTGGTGATGTAGAACTGGAAGAGGCCCAGGTCAAGCAGGAAAAAGGTGCTGTGCCAAGAACTTCCTCGCGACCATGCCAAGCGCCAATAAGCCGGATACACTGCGAACTCCATGCGAATAGGCCAACGACCCGTCAGAGCCCATCGCAACTCATCTGGATACTTGAAGAATCTCATTTATTCCACCACCATTCGCACGTCGGGGCCACAAAAGTCCCGAATGATGTAGTTGCCCTTCCACTTCCCAGCGTACCCACGCTCACAGAAATCCAGCGGATTGCCGTAGTAGGGCCGTATGGTATTGTCGTCGGCGGCGGCGTACCATACATAATAGCCGAAATTGGTGTCAAGCAAATATCTGTCATGCCAATCCCACGTAAAATCTGCGGCATCGTCCAGAGTCAGATGTGGGTGTATGACGGATGGCATGTCAGCGGCCAGCGCTTTTTCTGCGGGGGTCATGGGGTTACCTTACTCGGGGTGCGGCGAGAAAGTCAAGAATCTTTTGGACGGTAGATGGACGGTCTGCCTCATATTCAGCTTCAGGAATTCGAAGGAGCTGTATCCCCGTGGCTAAGCATTGTTCGTCTTTTTTCCTGTCAAGTTTGACTCTATCTGGGTCAGAATGCCAATATGTTCCATCGTATTCTATTGCTTTGCGTAGTAATGGAATATAGACATCAAGTTCAAAGTTCTTGTTCTGTAGCAACCCTTTCTTGCCGCTTTTAGCATCTGGGTATTTCTCCTTGACTATCGCATAGATGGCCAGCTCTGCTTTGGAGCGGGAAGAGCTACAATGAGGACAACCGCTTTTCATGGCCGTCCGACTATTGGGGTGAGCTGGCCACTCATGCCCTTTAGGGCAAATCCACCAATAATTTTTGGGATTGGCAAAAGAAACATCCTCAAACTTGACATCTCCATTCTTGGTCGGATGCCATCCGGCTTCGAGATGTGGGGCCTTGAGCTTAATGGAGTTGGGCTTCATGGCTTAGGCTCAACCGGTATCCCGTACTTGGAGTAATCGCCGCTTTTGCAGTAGATGTAGTTTCGAACCCCACAAAGCGGAGCTGCAACCACACGACCTTCGGCCATCATCTGCATAATTTGCTTGTGTTGGGCTGGTCGACGATTGAAAGTCTCGCCTTTGACGAGGTCGATGTTCATTAGCCCCCCTCCGGAATCCTTCCAGAACTTGAAGCCTAGGCCAGGTAACGATCCTCCGTCATTATGACAGAAATCCACATAGAAAACCACACTATCCCACTTGACTGCCTTCCCAGAAATCACAACGGTGTCCGAAGCGAAGCAGTGCTTCATCAATTTGGAAGCCCCACCGACTACCTGGACGTCCAGCAAGGTTGAAGAACGAAGCACCTCGATGTCGTAGAGACCCTTCCCGTAATAGGCCCCTCCGAGGCTCAGCACCATCAAAAGAGTGCCGGCAGGAATCCCTCGATTCTCCCTCTTGCTGAAGAGTCCATACGTCAAAGAGGCCGGGCGGTGACCGTAAAAACTGTTGGCGGCAAGGAAGGGCTTGGCTACCGCATTGGTGATTTCCTTGACTTCGCACTCTCGAGCGTAGAACCGGGTCCCGACCTTCCCCACCGCAGCAAGGATGTAGGACTGAATCACGTTGCGCTTGCGGGTTGAAGATGGGCCAAAACGGTCCTCAAGCTCGAAGGACTTCCACCAAATAACCCGAACACCGAGCTTCTCTTGCTCGATGGTATACTTATAGCAATAATCCATGGGAACGCCGGGGATGTTGAAGCGCTTGGAGACGATTTTCAAGTCTTCCGAGGCGTATCGGACCTGGACGGGCTTGCCTGACCCACTGACCATGTCGAAGATGCCTGGGGCGCTTTCAGTGTAGGCGATTTGGTTCGATGTAAGGAAGTTACGGATATAGTTGAGATTTTCGATGTCGTTATTCATGACTCAACCTTACTTCGAGGCGGAAAGGAAGTCAAGGGCTTTATGGATGGTGGCTGGCGGGTCGGACTCATATTCGGCTTCGGGGATTCGAAGAAGCTTGATTCCTACTTGGATGCATTCGGCATCTTTGCGAGCATCGCGCTCTTTCGCTTCTTCCGAGGTATGAAACCACGTTCCATCGTATTCTATGGCTTTTCTAAGGGAGGGGACGTAGATGTCAAGCTTTAAGCCGCTACTAGGCAAAAGTCCATCGCCATGGTCAGCGTCTGGATACTTTTCTTTGACTGCAGCCAAAATGGCGAGTTCGGCTTTTGAATGGTGATGGACGCAGTAGGGACACCAGGTATCGTTGACCAGGACGTTATGGGGAGTAGCGAACCATTCATGCCCCTTCTCGCACAACCAACCGCCATCGTTGTCCCAACCACGGATATCTTTGGCCGAACCCCCTTTTTTATTCGCATGCGCGATGCACCGCTTTTCCAAGGAAGCGAATCCAAGAGCTTCAGCTTGATGGGTAGAGCGCGTGGCGGCTCTTCTCTGTATGCTGTCTGGAGTGTTCACCTCGAACTTGGCCGTGCCACGCTCTGTTCTTACAGCGAAGCTCTTCTTTCCCCCTTTGCTCAAACGTTGAGCCACTTCGCCATCAGGCAACCTACATTTTTGGCGCGACAGAGCTTCCTTAACGCAGGTCGTACCAATGTCGTATTTTTGCGCCAGTTGCGTATAGCTGAGCCCGCCTTCAAAGTCAACACAAATAGAGTGTGCTTCTCCGTCCGACAATATACGCATTTCCTTAAAGGGCGCGATATCGACCTTCTTGAGCCAGCGTAAAATAGTCGGTACCCTTTCGCCCGTCAGACGGCCAATTTCGGTTTGGGACTTGCCTTCACGAGCCAGCGCGAAAACCTTTTCTTTACGGACTTCAATGACTTGACGCTCCTTTTCCAAGAAGGACTTAGGGGTCAAGTAGATAACCATCTTGGTTGTAATACCAATCGTGGCAGCTACGTCGACAACCGAAAGGCCTTGGCTGCGTAAATCGGCGACCTTTTGCTTGTCTTCTGGCGTATATGTAGGGGGGCGGCCAGTTCTCATGACATATCAGTTCTCGTATTTCTCAGCCGAAGCCGCAGCTTAGATAGAACGAGAGAGTAGCACGACTCTTTGAAAGTAACAAGCCCCGGGGGTACCGGGGCTTGTTACTACATCAAACTACGGAGTGGGTTAGAAACTACCCACTAGGTTATCAAGTAATGTATTGAACCTGGGCTTTGTACAACCAAGGGTGAGGAATCGGAAGTGCGCCTCGGTGGTTGTAAGGTCTACAACACCCATCTTCTTGCGGCTGTATGCCGAAAGCTCGAAGATTTTCATCGAGTCCTTCTGGAGGAGGAATCCCGTCACGAAACCAGGTCGACGGTTACCGAGGTCTGTGAAGACCGTGGTAGCGCCGCCCGAATTGGCAACACGACCCACGAACTTGGCGCTTCCCGCGGGGGCGTTGGCGTTGGTTCGATAGACGTTGAAGTAGCGAACTACGCCAGCGCCAGGAGGAGTGATGGTCACCGTGATTTGGTCGCCGAGGGCGATGGCCGCGCTGACGATGGCTGCCGAGATAGGCGACTCACCAAGCTCGTTTACGCTGGTCACGAAGTACGTGTAAACACCTGCAGCGAGTGAAGTCGTTCCACCTGCGTTTGCGGCTACGCCGGTAGGAGCTGCTGGGCCGTTGGGGCGAGCCTTTGCTGGGCCAGTCTTGCCGGAGAGGAAGATTGAGGTCTGGAGTGAAACCGTACCACCCGAAACCCACTGACGCTTGAGGTCGGCGCCGGTTGCGTCTTGAGCTGAACCTGCAACGATGATACGCTCCTTACCGAAAGCAATCTTGTTGTAGGCGCTGGCAACGCGGGGGTCGATGTAAAGCTCTTCAGCCTCACCGTGGTGAATGACTGACTTGACGTGGGCGTCTTCGATGGAGTCTTGGGTAAGAGTTCCACCGACGTTGACGACTACGCTCTCGTTCGTCCCGTACTCTGCGAACATCTGGTCCTGAGCATTGGGCTCAACATCAGACATACGGATTTGGCTGTCGAGGCCAAGGATGTTGGGCAACGAGGGGATGACTGCCATGTTGCCGTCGAATACGCCGACGTTGCTGAAGTCAGACTTACCACGGAAGAGGTCGAATTCGATGTCACAAGCGAGCTTGATGGCTGCATCGCGAGCGGCACGGTCTTCGGCCTTTACGCCGTCAACAGTGGTAACCATGTTCGCTGCGTCGGTAACCTTGCGCATGTGGCTGTAATAAGCCATCGGCACAACGATACGTGCAACGAGTGAGTCTTCCTCTTGCCCAACTGCGCCTTCGATGGTCGCCGAAGCGCCAAGGATGCCATAGCTGAGGTAGCGGTCGAATTGAGCGAGAGTCGACTTGCAGCTTTCGACTTCCATTCCCTTCTGGAGCTTGATTGACTTCTCGTCGATGGTGACAACTTCCATCACCTTCGAGAGGTTTTCGATTTGTAGAGCTGCACCCTGTACTAGGGTTGAGGGAGCCGCATTCTGATTGCCGGCCTCCATCGCTTTCATGAGTCCAAGAACTTGTTCTGATGCCATGATATTATCTCCTTAAGAGGTTTGTATTACTTTGATGCTTTTTCGAGGATGGACGAGAGAGCGTCGATTTTGACGCGCCCGAGTGAGTACTGCACTACGAGGTCTCGTTCAGACTTCGTAAGACTGGGAAGAACTGCGCTGAGTTTTGCTTCGGCTTCGGCCTTGGTGAAAACGGCCTTGGGGGCTGCTTGAACTTCAGACTTGCCTAGGTATTGAAGCTGAGCCATGCTGGTGACTGCTTTGCGCTCGGGCTTCTCGATGACCATCTTGACTGCCTTGGTAAGCAGTTGGACGTCTTCGTCCTTCTCGGTGAGTGACTTCTTGAGTGCGGCTAGTTCTTCACGGAGTGCAGCCGCTTCAGACTTAACCATTCCACCTTGCTCTTTGCCTGTCTTGATTTCGCCTTTGGCTACCGGAGGTACCGGAGGTGCCATAGGTGCAGGAGAAGCGGCGGGAGGAGCCATCGGGGGGGCTGCTGCAGGGCTTGCTGCGCCTGCGTTGGCTGCACCTGCAAGGGCTTCTTTGGCTGCCATTGCTGCCTGGATGTGCATGTCTAGCTGGTCAGGGGGGAGCTGTGAATACTCTGCCTGAAGAGCTGCTGGGTCTAGCGGACCTTGAGCCTGAGCTGCCGGGTCCTGGACGCCTGCTGGCGCTTCGGGGCTGGCTGGGGCTGCTTCCGGAGGAGCACTAGGTGCTTCCGGTGCTGGGGCACTGGCGTCTTCAGCAGGAGCTGGGGCGCTTGACGGAGAAGCGTCGTCAGCCGAAGGTGAAGCGCTGTCGTCAGATGATTCGGCCGGGGGCCCTTCGGGCTCAGCCTTAGCAAGCATGGCTGCATCGTTTAGCTCTGCTTCGAGCGCGGCGATGGTTGCCAATACTGCTTTGTCGGTGATTTTTGCCATGATAGAATCTCCTTTGGATATTCTGTGGCTTACATGGACTGAAGCATCTTGTACTTCTGGTCGGGGTCCCAAGTGGCAACGAGGTTGCCGGCAACGATGGCGCCGATGGTCACGGGAACGGTGTTCGCCGTCATGTACAGTTCGACTCGAAGACCACGGAAAGCTACCGTGTTGAGAAGAGCGAGCTGGTTGACTGCGGTGAGAAGGGGGACGCCAGCGAGGGTTGAAGTCTCGAGAAGAACCTGGGCGATGGCGGGATTGCCGTAAACTGCCTGGGCGAGGTTGATTGCGTTGGTGGCGCCGGGGATGCTGAAGTCCTGCACCTTGACGATGGCTGACTGGCTGCCTGCGGTGGCGGCACCGATTACGAAGTATGGCTGGCCATTGACGTCGAATTGGGTGGGGCCAACGGTGGTGAATCGACGAGCTAGGTCGGTTCGGATCTCATTGCACTGTGCGATAGCTTTGGCTGACATGTGTTATCTCCTTGTTGCGGTGGATACGACAGAAGTTGGTGACAAAAATGAGATTATGTGCATACACAGAGCTGGGAGGGCATCGCGCAGGAGATCGCCTCAACCATTTGATGTCATTGGCGAAACTGGCAATTCGGGGCGTTGGGGAGATCGGCCTCCGGATGACTGTTTTCGGACGTGTGCTATTATAGGCGTATGCGCAGACACAAGAAGACATGCCCGCAGTGCTCGCGCAGGAGATCGCCTCAACCATTTGATGTCATTGGCGAAACTGGCAATTCGGGGCGTTGGGGAGATCGGCCTCCGGATGACTGTTTTCGGACGTGTGCTATTATAGGCGTATGCGCAGACACAAGAAGACATGCCCGCAGTGCTCGCGCCGGGGCGTCCTAGATTCCAACAACAAGTGTCGTAAATGCAATGGCACCGAGGGTTACAAACAGTGCCCAGGGTGCCATCAGGTTCTACTCAAGGATTTGGAGTTCGACTCACACCAGAGCCGGTGCAAGAGCTGCCGCAAGGTCACTCCACCGGAATAACACCCTCTTGACCAGGCATCCTAGAAGCTGCGTGGGTCTTAGCTTGGCCTAGTGGGTACTGAGCGGCTTTCTTTGCTGCTTTGGCGTCTTGCAGGCCCGCTTCAGCGTGCTCGGAGGTGGGGCCCCAGCCCATAGACATACTCAAGCGGTGGGTCCCTTTTACGGCTGGAATAGCATCGAGCTTCGCCCGCACAGCGCGAGCGAACCTGGCGGCGTGTTCGTGTGAGGGAACGTGAGCCACGAACTCATCTCCACCTACACGGAAGAGCTTTCCGTGAGCACGACCGACAGATTCATCCATAGCAGACCTGATACCTTTGCCCATGGCAATTATTGCCTTGTCGCCAGTCTCGTGGTCGTGCATTTTATTTATCGAGCCGAAGTCGTTCCCGTCCAGATGTACGTGTACGCCTTCCCTAGGCCTACTAAGGAAATCCTTATAGGCCGCTTTGTTACCCATTACAGGAATCATACTGTCACTGAACAGATGCCTCGTTAGGGTCTTCAAAGCGTCGGGATGGACATGGCCCGCCTTGACAGCGTCCCGCATGTGCCCGAGGGCCCCAGACAGCCCTTCTTCGATTTTCTTGGCCAATGGCTCGAAGTCAGGTTCGAATTCACTCTTCGCCAAAGAATGCCGCAGCTTAGCTTTGCCGCTGCCCAAGTGTTCCATCACCTTTGCGACTTCTTCGGGCTTCAGGGGTTGGTCGTCCAAAAAGGCCTTTTGGCCGGCTAGCTTCAGGATTTGGGGCTGTGGCATTCCTTCTCGGTGGTATTCGAAGGTCGACACCCTAGGGCCTTTGGGTTGGGCGGCGATTTGGTCTTGCATCGCTTCGGCCAGATTGCCCGGTAGCTCCCTGTTCCGATTGGAAGAAGGGAGGAGTTCTGGATGCTCGCCTTCGACTAGTTGCTTGGCCGACACGACCTTGCGTCGCTGAGAGGATGCCATGCGTCGAATGGCTCTGGCTGCTTGCTCGGGAGGGAGGTCTTCAAGGTCCTGCCCAGGGACAAGACCGTGGTCTTCTAGTACCTTGAAATTGCTGCCATCGAGCCAGAATTTGCCCAGCAATGAGTGCTGGGGGTCCGGTTGGCCGTCTCGAGGATGGACACCGAAGACGTAATGTAGTTTGTCGTTGTAATCCATAAGTACGCCTTAGTAAAGTATGATGCCTAGTTCTTTATTACCACAAGCCCTTAGTAAAGTCCACTTTATTACCAACGATGGCGTTCGTTTTCGGACTGCTGAGGTAAGGTGAGGGCTAGGGACCGAGCGACGGTAGGATTCTTGGTCAACAATTTTTGCAAGGAGCGAAGCCTTTCGGTAGCACCGTGAATCGAGGGTTCGGGAATTTCGTGGCGTCGCAGTTGGGCTTCTAGCTCGTCTGGGTTGAGTTGCTGGGCCCACTTGATGGCTTCTGGGTGGACTGGGGCTTTCTTGTCTACGGCCCCGTATCCCATATATGCAGGTCCGAGTTGGGGGTCTTCCCTCAAAATCAGGTTGTGGTCTATGAGATGCATTGTATTGGCTTTAGTGTCTACCAGGTAGTTTTCTGGGTTGCGGTCTGTATTCCCCATCACCAGGTTCATAAACGCAGCCTTGTCCAGCTCTCCCGAGTCGCCCAACGATTTCATGACTTTTTGGTGCTCTGGATTGGCGTAGCTGCGTTCCTCCCCTGGAGCGTGAGCGACGATTGCGTGTTCGATGCCTGTTTTGGGGTGCCTGACTACAGCTACTGGAGGTACATATTGGCCCATGCCAAAGAAGCTGCGAGCCAGATTGGAATACACACCCTCTTGTCTGGCTTCGGGTAAATTCCAAGGATGTCGTACCCAACCTGGCTCACCCTTTACGTAGACCTTCTGGCCATTGGGGTGCTGGCCCCAAAAGGAGAACCCTTTGCGTGAACCCTTGGTGGCGCTCGAGGTGTTGGCTTCGAAATCGAAACCCTCAGCCAGGGCTTGGCTTTCTGGATGTTGGAGGTATTCACCCACCCCGTGCTCCTTGGCTGTGATGGTGGAAGGTGCGTCCAGTCGTTCCGGAGCGACGTGAACCATCAAGTTTGTATTGCCACGAGGCATTTTGACTACATCTTCTGGCGTGAAGTGGGGGAATTTTTCTTTGGGAACTCCCATGAAATACTTGGCGTCTCCACCCAATAGATACATATGTTGGTGGTCGTTCAATATACCCTTGCCTGCACGGACCTTACCTCCTTGCCAATCCACTACGTCTGTATCTTGGATAGGTGGAGGCTTGAGCTTCTTGCCTGTGGACGTAATTTTGTCTTGTGCCTTGCGGAGTTCGGCCTTTTCTAGGCTGGGAAGGAAGGGGCTCGTGGGCTTAAAGTACTGGAGTTCCGACCCTCCTTCTGGATCCTGCTCAAAATCAAAAGCATCTCTCGGTTCGATAGTGCGATGGTGCGCTATTGGGGTCCATGTCTTGCCGTTGAACACCTCTAGGTTTTTAGGATGGATTGAGGTAGAGGTAACATACGCAGGAGCGTAAGCGTCTTTTGTGCCTAACTCGTCGGCCTTGAGGTCTGCCGGCTTGGGTGTTCGCAGGACGACAGGAACGGCTCCGTCGTCAGCCGGGTGGTCATGGTTGTGTTCGGCAAAAGCCTCGCTGCGCTCGTGCCAAAAATTTACCCCCTCGGGAGAGGTAAGAAAAGTGCGTCCTTTGGCGTGGAAGTCGTAGCCGGGGGCCCCGATGCTTCTGGGCGAGTTGGGGACGAGTCCTCGGGAAGCTATACCAGTGAGCCTATTGTGGTGAGTGATGTGATATACATATTCGGGAGCTTCCGTCTGCGTCTCTTTCGCTTTTCGCAGCGCCGCAAACATCTCGACCTGGAGTTCGTCGAACTTGCGCATGACGAACGTGTCTCGCTTGGCGTCGTTCTCTTGGAGTTGGGGCACGAGGTAGCGGTAGTACAATCCGAGAGCGTGGACTGGGCCGTAGTTCTCCACCCAGCGATGATGCTGCATGGCCGTGCGGAATGGCATGTCTGGGTCGTACTCTGCGTCTTCGGATTTGTTCAGAAGAGGTCTGACTGCGTCCCAGAACGGGGCGTGGTCCATGCCCTCGTTAGACGCGTACTTGTTTGGCGTGCCGATGCGGGCTTCGTGACCTGGGATTGAAATCCAGTGATGCCAAAACGCTGGGAAGATAGCCTGACGCTCGCGTCCCTTGAAGTAGGGACCGATGGTTGGGTCGTTGAGGACGGACTTAACCGCATCGTGGTTTTCGAAGTAGTGCTTGTCGACGCCTTCCAAAACATCGTGGCTGCCAGCGCTGGACAGAATAGAATTTTTGAGGTGCTCGATGGCTGCTGAGTCTGGACTTGTTCCCGGGCGCTGTCCAGGTGCATCTGGGCGTCCACCAAAGTAGTGTCGGATAAAGTGGGTGTCTGGTACTGTCAATGACCCGCCACCCATCATAGATGTGATATAGCGCGCCAGCTTCGGACCCATACCTCTGACTTCAGTCAGACGTCTGGCTACGACACTAGCGTCGCCTTTGGCGTCTTTGATGGCCTGTATGACTTGGTTGTGGTGGTCTGCGAGGTAGCCTCCAAAGTACTCTGAGAATTTGTCTGGCTTGTTGAAGCCGATGAACTGGCCAGCTTTGTTTTTTAGTTCCGACTCTAGGTTCTTGAAGTGTTCTTGGCTATGCTGGGGCAGACCAGTTCTATTGCGAGCCATCAAGTCTTTGTAAGTGGCATTCCAGGTATCCAAGCCAGGCACCTGAACTCCTTGGCTATGGAGTGCGTCTACGAAGTGGCCGAAAAGATGCTCCTGCTGCGGCACGGGCGTTCCGGGGGACATAAGCCCAAACGCTACCGCATGCGCTACTACGCCAGGACTCAAGGTGCCTTTGGTGAATTGGTCATTGACGTTGAACCAGTTTTTCATGGCGCGTTGGTGGTGTACGCGCTGCGCGGCCATTTCGGCGCCGAAGTGCTGGGCGATTTCTTGGGGTGCTTTGCCTGTGTGCTCTAGAAGGTGCGGGTGCGGAGCGCTGGGCGTCGATGCTTGGAACACTCCCTGACGTGTCGTGAGGGTTCCCTTTTGTGGGTCAAACGAGACAGACCTGGTGCCTTCTGGGGGGCGGGGTACTGGCTTGCCCTGAATCGTCAAGTCTGGAGCGGCTTCGGCGGGGGCAGCCTTGGGCTTCGCTGGCTTCTTCCCAGCCTTGGCTAGCGTGGCGATGACTTGCTCTGCCTTGGCTACTCGGAAGCTGTGGCGAGACACTAGGTCTGAAAAATGGTCTAGGAATTCGTCGCTGACCTCTGGGAGCTGATTCTTGAGGAAGGATTTGAATTCTGACTTGACTACTTCGATTTCTTCTGGCTTGGTCTTCTTGGGCTTGGAGGCGTTCCAGTCCTTGTAGGCACCCATTGCTTTTTGGTGGAGGTCTGTGCGCTGAAGAGCCGCGCCGCCCGTCAGCGTGCTTGGAGCCGCGTTCATATTGCCGGCCGTCATGGCTTTGAGAATTTCGGCGCCGTACGATGCCTCGTGACCACCAAGGCGCCGGTGCATGGGGTCGATGGAGCCTTCAGACTTCTTGTTGTCAACCAAAGAAGCGATGTCTGGCCCACCGAATTCGCTCTTGGCTTTGCCTGTTGGGTCAGAAATCATCAGTAATTTCGCTGTTTTATTACAACTTTTTTGTGTCAAGGCGACGCCACGACATACCGTACGAAGTAATTCGTTGCCATCTTTTTTCAGGGTGCTCCCTTCAATGGAGAACCCAAGGAACATTGTCTCTCCGTGGAGTACGCAATCCCGAATGATTGCAGCTAGGGCTAGCGCCCCGTCGTGGTCGCCTTCCGTGAACAACCGAACGGTCCCGAAGATGAAGGGCAGGCGGACATCTTCCCAAAAATGCTTTTCAACTGCATTGGAACAGTCGTCCGAGGAGTAAATCTTCTTGGCGCTCAAGACTCGACCGACGAGTTCGGTGCCGTTTTTGTCAGAACTATTGTGCTCGTAGTTACAATACCCAGTACCATCGTTCAGGCTAGAGATATCGGCGCCTTTTACGCGCAATGTCTCGCCAGAGCTGTCCAACGCCTCAGAGGCGAAAATCCCAGAGATTAACATGGAACGTCACCGTGCGACTTTTTTGTGGCCCAAAGGATCCGAGCTTCTGATTTATTACGCATTTTGACCCCGCAAGATTTTATCAGCGTATAGGTTCCGCCAGTAGACAAACCGAACCGCTCGGCGACTTGTCTTGTAGTCGCTCCACTCAGATACATAGACACTACTTCATCTTTGTGAGGCGGTTGCGTCCCCCACCTACGATAAGCTCCTAGGGAGGAATTCCGCCTAGCCTCGGGCGGCATTTTTGTGCCAATGGCTCGCCCCAAGCCACCATCCTGGAAGTTGGTAAGGGGGTAACCCATCTTACGAAAATACGCTATCCAGAAGATCTCGGCATCAGACAAGAGTTCGGGGTCGCCGACGTCATGTAAAAGAACCACTCCGCATTTAATTCCCAGCCTTATCAGTAAACGTATCCAGTTACCGCAATGAGACTTATCGTTCTTAAGATGGGCGGGAAAGGCGTGCTCCCTGGCTCTCTTTAGTCCTATGACGCTTTTCCCCACATACCTCAGTTGCCCATCGCGTGGGTCAAATAAGCCATAGATAATGAATTTGCTTGACATGGGGCTCTAGATGTAAGAGATTACACTGATTCCTCCATTCTATATGCCAGAGTTAGGGTTTGGTGTCAAGCCGACCTCAGAAACGCTGAAGCTCGGAGACATAGTCAAGGTGGTTAAGGCCACAGACGACACCATTAACCCGAAGTGGATTGGCAAGAAGGGCGAAGTCGTGGGATTCATCAACGACGACAACGGGGCCACCCCCAAGGACCCGATGGTCCGACTCTGGAACAAGAAGCTGGGCGAAGATTCATTCTGGATGGAAGAAATCGAAAGGGCTTGAAATGGATACCAAAAACCTTCTCGTCAACGGCAAGATTCCCCCGCGCACCGAATGCCCCTTCGCTAAATCGTGCGCTCTTAGGTGTAGCTGCCATCATACAGGAATACTGCACCAAGTGCCGTTCAGTTGCGCGGCCGCTCGCGGATACGTTATGCTCACCAAGAAGGCTCCATGACCACCGATACCGTCGTCCTCCCGGCGTTTCTGGCATCAGCTCTCGTCAACGGTGACACCAGCGGCTTGGAGTCAAACGAACTCCACTGGGTCGAAAAGGCCGTCCAGTATTGCGCGCCGGGTCGAGTCGTAGGCTGCATCGACGAAAGCTGGCACGGGCATTACGCCGATTTGCCGGGTTGGGCTGAAGATGCTGTCATGTCGCTGTTTATCGTCCATTACGATTAGGAGGGTATAACCATGAGCAGACACATCCAAATTACGCGTAGTCCCTCGACCAACACCGTTAAGAAGAGCGGGACCTACGAGGTCACCGGACAAGAGTACTCCGTCACGGTTCCGATGGCCCTCTATGACAGATGGCGGTCCGGGGGCGAGTTTATCCAGCGAGTCTTCCCTGACCTGTCCGATGACGACCGAGAATTTCTCATGACCGGAACGACACCGGCCGAATGGGACCAAATGTGTGAGGATGGAGCCGAATACCCAGACGAAGAAATGCCCTTCTGAACGCTTGACACTAAACCTCAACTCTGGCATATATAAACCCATGAGCCACCGACACCAACCCAGAGAGCGCAGCACGGGCCGGTACGAGACTACTGATTTTACCCAGGTCTGCGCCAGGTGCGGTTCGACTCTTGCGACCCACGAGGCCGAATCGCCCCACGCCAACTATGACCTCACCCAAGGTCCCGAGTGCGATGGATTCAAGAAGTTGACCACCAAGAAGGTCAAGTAAATGCCTACCCTCCCGATATCTATCAGGCTGCTGAGAGAAATCGCCAGCCAGTCAGACCACAATTCGTACCTACATGTGGCGGTAGTTACCCGTGGCGGGGTATTGTTGGCTGTGGAGTGCAATCAGGGCTCCCACCACGCTGAGTGCCGTACGCTCGAGAAGCTGTGGCCTTCAGAGCGTAAGGGTACGACGGTCTACTCATTGCGATTCACTATGGGCCACAAGCGCTTGGCGCTGGCTAAGCCGTGTTCTGAGTGCGAAGCGTACATGCGTCGGTATGGCGTCAAGAAGGTGGTTTACAGTACTACTGGCGGTGAGCTGGTTTCTTTTCGGCTTCGGTAGTTGACATCCAATCCTGACTCTGGCATATAGATATCCATGAAAAAGCCCACGACCCTCGCAGACCTTATGTCCCCTGGCGGTAAGACGTGCTTGGCCCGTCTCGGCGATGACGGAGAGAAATTCGCTATCTACATGGAAGACAACTTCTATCGCGACGAAATTGACCAACTCGTAAAGTGGCTCAAAGAAGCCAAGAAGGTTCTCGAAAATCGACGAGCCAGTTGACCTCCAATCCGACACCGTCGAGGCCTTTATGGCATCGAAGGGGCTTTCGATTTAAGGTCGCTGCGCGGCCAGTTCGTCGTGCCCCTGCCCAACGTAAGTAACGTGCCCGAATGCGTCAAATCCAAAGCCGGGCATGAGATGTGTGAGTAAACATCTTTCATGTGGGTGCAGTCCCGATACCTTTGGATTAGAATCGCCCTTGGTGTGGTACCCAGACCCAAGTTCGGACATCTTCCACAGCCTCGGGGTGACTTTGTCGTCCATGAGGTGCAGACGCTTACACTCGTCGCATAATGTAGTATCGTGTATGCAAACAAAGTACACCGTCGGGTCATTGCGACCAGTAACTGCGCCGACTCGGCCAATGGCATCGTAAATGCTAGTATTGGTCGTGTTGACGGCCTCGGTCGTGACTATCGTCTTGATGTCGGACTTGATGTCCCGCATCAAATTTGCCAGTTGTCCACCCAGCACGGTTTCGAGGTTGGTCTTGACTCCGGCCGACTGAGCATCAACCAAAGCTGCCTGAACTGCCTGCACGACCCGTGCCTTGGCTCTTTCACGGTGCGCGTTCAGATAACCACCAGCAATTTTCAGGAGGGACCGCAGAATCTCCTCGCGGGGGTCGACTCCTTCATGCTTAGAGGCCATGTTGTAGAGGGCTGTGAGACTTGTGTGGGGGTCGAAACGGAAGGCTAAGCGCTTGCCATCGATGCCTTGGGCTGCGGGGCCCAGGAGGCGCGCCGCCGCTCTAGAGAAGACCGCTGAAACCGCAGACTCTATATTCCTAATAGCGACCTTCGACAGGCGAGTGTGGCGCATTATCTGTGACTCCTAATATAGGCGGCTGCCTTACTTAATAGCTCTGGGTCGTCGTTAAGAAAACCAATGCCGCTATTGCACCTATGACAGAGCAGGCCCCTAACATCACCGGTTATATGGTCATGGTCTACGCACAGATACTTGTCTCCCGCCCTAAGATTTTTAGCTCCACAAAGAGTACAGACCCCTCCTTGCCGCAGAAGAAGATCGTCGTATTCCTGTAATGTTATACCATATTTTCGGCACTTTGACTTACGCTGTCTAGCCTCTTTTTCTTCAGGGGAAAGCGCATCGTATCGGTTTTTTCTCTTTTGCCGCGAAGACTCCTTTTTGGAATTTTTACGCCAGGAAGAACGCGTAGCCGCTTGTCGTTCTTCTGGGGTTTTATATATGGTATTTTGCTGTCTGGACGCCTCATGTTGGCACAGAGGACACCAATGGCCTCTCAATATTTGTTTGATCTTTGTGCTCCACCGATGGCCAAACCTACATTCAAAAATACACTTGATATTAGTATGAATGTATTCTGCTGATAGCCAGGCCCCGCCACGTTCCGCACATATCTGTTGTAATCTGGCTTTGTTTTTTTCTTTGTTTTCTCTTGAGGGCGGCATTACTTTTTACCCCTCTTAAGGGCTGCTGGCTCTTGGTCTGGCTCGTCTTGCCACGAACGAACTTCACACCCTACCGAGCAAAACCTACGCCACGCCCTCACATCGCTGTAGTTGCGATACTCCCTGCCGCATTGAGGACACTTGTCGGCAAACACGCTCATTTGCGGCTCCGCTTGTAGTGGCAGCCGGCGTCATGGCCAGACGACAAAAGATTGCGGATGTCGCACTTGCAGACGGGCTCATCGTAGAAGTCCAGTTGCTTCCAGTCGGGGGTGGTGAGTTGGGCTCCAGGGCAGTCATCGTCAGCAAGATAAGCACCATACATGGTCGAAGATATAGACCTCGACCAACCGCATTTGGTGCATTTTTCTTGATTCGGGATGGGGGTTGGAGTCCAGACGTGGTCGGCCATGGTGGGTAGATTATACCACATCAACGCCGTTTGTCTGGGCACCCCGCGTCATGGCCGACCGACATCAGATTCCGAATATCGCACTGGCATCCCTTCGCGGCTACCTTGGGTGAGTTGACCAAGTCTTCAATAATAACGGACCGGCTGGGCACAATCACGTACGGCGGTTTCATTGACGAAACAAGAGTTGGGAACGGCAGTGGAGCCGAATTGGACCTTGGAGTCGGCGTCAGGTCGGCCTCTGCACACCAAAGTGACATGCCTGGCGCGGTGGGGCCAGCATCAAAGTAATAAATGTTAGCGCTATTAAGTGGCACAACAGACCCCACCCGCCCAATTTGCCCTACTGGACAATGCTTATTGGTCCCAATGAAAACGACGTCGTCGCCAACTTGAAACTTGGGGGTGGGCAGGGGCACCGAAGCTGCGGGGTAATTTGCTTTTGACCCAAACTGGTAGTTGAGCAAGGTCGGGGCCAAAACGGCAAAATTGTCTGGATGCATCGAGATGCGATGAAGAATCTTGCCGGGGTTAAGTTTGGCCACGTTTTCGATGTCTGTCAAGGAGCGCGGCACACCAAAAGACATTCCCGGCTTTCCGGAGAATTCATATGACGCGAGCATTTTTGGTATCGACGAGTCTTCGACTACAGAAATAGTGTCGCTTTGGAACGGCAAGAAGATGTCCATAGACCCTAAGGTATCACCCTAAATCTCTGGCGTCAAGCTAGCTGCATGGTGAGCAAATGCACACCGACGCACCCACCACTTGTCCCACGACATGAAACCTTCGGTGTCCTTGTGGACACCCTCCAGGACCCACAAATAGTGTCCTGAGTCAAGTTGGACGATTTTGTATCCCGGAGGGAGTGGCTTGTAGCGACGGTGAAATTCTACGATGTCGTTGCCGAAGTCATCTTGCATTCGGCTATTCTACTTCGGTTTGCTGCTGGAGGTCAAGGACGAAACGCGCCTTACCTGCATCATAAAGACGGTACCACCCAAAACGGTTCGCTTCCGCTTCTTCATTGGTTCCAGCCGGGACCCTGAAAGATCGCTTGTCTTTACGAGTGTTCCCATCTGTGTATTGGTAGCCGAGGTTGATTCCGTCAAGCCTAAACCCAGACTCCACAAGACTGTGCCCGTCAGCGTAGCGCAAGTCGGCCAAGGTTGTAACTGTTGTCGGACGCCACCTATCTATGGCCCCTGCTAGCAGACGCTGAAATCCGCCCACAATAATACTCCCCAATAGCCCAGCACTCCTTACAATTTCCATGGCGGTTCCAGTCATGCGAATAGCCATCACTTGCACCAATGAGCCCTGTAGCTCTAGGCCTAGGTACCTGGATTGCCAGCACCTACCTATCATGTGGTTCGCATCCAAAAAGATAGCACCGGCGGGCTCCGATACCTCAACCACAACACACTTACGAGCATAAGTACGGTTCTTCGTACGCCCCAAGACGGCATCTACCATAGACTTAACTATTTGAGGTCTGTCTTTGACCTCATCCTCGTAGAACTGCAACAGTCTCAACTCCCTACCCACAAAATCCTCGCGCATTTTCAAGTGGTATTGGCGTTCTCGCTGTGAGTGCCAGTACAAGCCATCGCAATTGGCGAACACGGTATCAGACAGACGGACGTCGGGCCTATACGGCAATACAGACCGTGTTGGGAAGACATATTTGTTCCAGCGCTCGGCGCCTAACAGGACTTCGAATCCTATCTCTAATTTGGTGTGAGAGGCGCAAAGGGGGCAGCGGGAGCCTCGAATCCTCCCACGAGGAACAGCCTCCCATTCGTGGCCACTAGCGCATACCCACCACACTTTGTCGTCATGACCATAACAAGTTTCGTTGAACGTCTTTGTGTTTTTGGGACTCCATTCGGCTCGGAGCTGTGGGGCGACTGTAGCTAGGGAGTTATCTTTTGTAACCACAAATCCAGCGCAGGCAGGGCAGCCGCGACCTCCGTGGTTAGTGCGGTTGTTAGGGGCGACTTCCCATTCGTAAGCGCATTTTCCGCAGACCCACCAAACCGGCGTGTGTGACCCGAACGACACTTCGGTGGCCTTCTGTTGGTTGCGGGGGTGCCATTCAGCGGCCAAGTTCGGGAATTTGGAGGCAACGGAGTTGCTCTCCGATACCCTCTTACCGGAACAATAAGGACAACTAGTCAGCATGGTCGTCCTTGTGTTTGGCCTTTCCTCCCACTCGTGGCCCAACGCACACTGCCACCAGCGCTTGACTCCGCTTCCAAAAGACACCTTGGAGACCGGGGTCGTGTTTTTTGTGGGGTGGTACTCTTGCTGTAGGCTGGGAGGGAGAAGAACGGACCCCCTCTTAGGTTTGTCCATGCTGTTATTCTATCACTTCTTCAATGACGAAGGCAAGTGCTCTTGGGCGATTTTGACTATTTCCTTGCACGCCTCTTCGGCGTCTTCCTCGAATGAATTTATCACCTTTTCTACTAGCTTGCGCTGGTGGGTGATGAGGGCGCGCTTGGACCAAGGGAGGTGCGTTTCCGACTTCGTGAGAAGGCTAGATAGTTGGTCGATAGACCTAGTGAGGTCGGTCGGCTGTTGGGCGTTCGGGTCTTGCTGTGCGTTTGGGTCTTGTTGAGCGTTCGGGTCTTGTTGGGGTTGTTGAGCCTGAGCTTGCGCTTGCTGTACTTCCATTTGCATTTGCTGCCATTGCATCCAATTGGGGTTATTGACGAATTGGAAACGGGGGTCCTTTGATGCTCCCTCGATACCGAAGAAGTGCTCCATGACGTCGCCGACAAGAAAATACTTATCGACAACTGCTTGCCATTGAGGATTGAGTAGAAATTGACCGCCGAAGCGCTTGCCGATAGGTTTCTTTTCGACTTGCTCCAGGACTTGGTCGGTACACATGTGTACGCCCATGTCCTGCATCAAGCGCGTTGCCTCCTTTTCGGCAGTATCTGCGTCTAGACCCACAAATTTGATTGAACAGAAATCGGCCAGGTCCGGAGCAAGAAGGGGGAGAATTTTCGCATTGAGGAAGTTCTGGAATTGAGCTAGAAGAGGGCGGATGCCAACATCGCGATGTGCCTCTAGCTTGTATTCGCTGTTCGACTCGCTCAACGCCTGGCTGTTTGTGCCTCGGCTGAGGTGGGCGTAGCCAGGAAGCTCTTCTGGGCTCATCTGGAACGCAGACAAAATGACCCGCGAGTTCGTGTCAGACAAATACTGGAATTCCATGTCACGAGACGAGTTGTCAATCGGCATCCAGTTGATTTGGTCCTTCGGCCCAATGCCGAAAATCGGCATTCGCCAAGACTTGCCTACGGAGTTGATGTTGGCGTTGAATTGCTGTCGAACGAACCCGACTACGTTTTCATCGACATCTTCTGACTGAATGACAATCATGCCTCGAGCAGCACGGCCAGACTCGAAATAGAGCTTGTTGTGGGTTACGATGTTGATGTGCATCGTAACGTCGGCGATAATGGTGTCGATAGGCGTAACAGGGTACCCATCCAGCTCCACATCAGGCACCGGATAGAAGTTGTGACAAACACATTCATCGGACCCGAAAGCCTGTACGGGCCTACCATCTACCACTTGCACCCACGAATAGGATTCATTCTGGAAGCGTTCAGGCTCCAGGTCTTTGTTCTTCAAGGACTCAATCATGTGCAGTGCGTTGCGGCGCACAGCTTCGGCTGTTTCCTTTTGGGGTGCGGCCTTGTAGATTGTGCCGGCATCGATAGGCCGGAACGCATGGAATACTCGCTTGCCGTCTTTGTCAATCCAAATCATTTCAGTCGCGATGCGTCCAACGATGACGGCATTGCGTGCAGATTGGAAAAGGTATTGGGAAAGGTTTAGTGCCTCTTGGTCTTCCCAGCCGGTAGTTTCCCCACACGTCATGAAAAGAGCTTCGACTTCCGACACGCGTTTTTGAATTTCTTCCTTCTTCTTGGCGTCGAGCTTTTCTGTGTAGTGTGGTTCAGGTTCGATTCGGAAGCCTGTGCTGAATCGGTCTGGTTGCGGGCGGCCGAAGGCGGCTATTTGGTTCGACCGGGTGTTGGCGATTGCGGCGATTAGTGAGTCCTGGATGGCTATGCGTTTGAGAATGTCGTCTGGCAACAGACGCATCTTCATCTTCCACAAGCCCTGGAACTGGTTCTGCATCGAGGGCTGTACTTCGAAGGCTAGGCGCTCGATGGAATCGCCCGGACCATTCAGTACGTTGAGTACGGATTTGACCAACGGGCTATGGGCAGCCATGGCTTCGTCGTGCCGAGCAATTTGCTCTTTGGTTAGAGTCCCTCCGACCGGGTCGGCAAATTCCAGCGACATCTTGCGGCCATTCTTGGAAACTTGAGCTTTGGACAAACCCTCGCCAACAAGGTTCTGCAGCAAGTCTTGCTTGAACGGTGTTAGCTCTAGGGTGATGCCGGATTTTTGGGCCATGGGCTTACTCGAAAGAGATGATAGTTACGTTAGCTGTAGCGGCCGAACGGTTGTAGAGCGAAAGGCTCCAGGTCGGGCCCCAGCGCATATACGGGCCAGGCTTCATTTGGTCTGACGAGTCGATTGGCTGTACGCGCTGGAAGTTGCCTGTATCTCCGTTGACGCGCACGACGATTTCTTGGCTGGTCTCGATGTAAACGAATTGCTTGAGGGCGTTGTAGAAGACCATACCTGCTGCTGTGGGGAGAATGCCCGTTTGGTTCGGTAGGGGTTCGGTGCTGACCACTTCAAAGAAGGCATCAGTGACTGAAGCTACGTCGAAGGTAGTCTGGACAGTAGGAGCGAAGCCGAGAGAGATGTCTACGGAGTCGTCTACTTGCACCCCAGCATCGCTGTAGGCTCGGAATTGGCTGTTGGAGGCGGGGGTAACAGTTTCCCCCACAGCTTCGAATTCTTGGCCTGTCGGGCGGACCAGCGTGATGTTTTGGGTGTCGGTTACGCCAAGGACTACCCAGTACCCAGCGTTGAGGACGGAAATGAGGTTCGGGGCATCACCAGTGGTCGTGTGGGGAATGAAGACTCCGTCTCCAGCTACGACGCCAGCAAAGACAGGCGAAGCAGAACTGACGCTGACGGTAGCGTTGGCGTTGACTGTGAATGTAAGAGCGATGCCGGTAGGGGTCAGGTTGCGGGGCGTACGTAGGGTTGGGTTGGTGCCACCGGTCCAAGTGAAGCGGTACCGACTGGCCCCTTCAACGGGCAGAAGAGAAAAGCTAAAGGTCGTGGTGCCGTCTAGCGTGGTTGGGCTGACGCCACTGAAGATATTGACGGTTGCTCCGGGGGCAATAGTATACCCTGGCCCTGAGGGATTGCGTACGGGGATGCCGCTGACGTTACGCGTCCAGTCAACGTGCTTAAGACGCGGGTCGCTCGTGAGCTGTGGGTCAGCAAAAGCAAGCAGCTTGTAAGTAATATTGAAGCTAGCGTCCATTTAATACCTCTGACCAAAGATTACAGTATTGAAAACCACTGGCCAATTAGCCACGAATGGCTGCCACTTGGCTAAACATCAAAGATAAATCTATTCTTCTTTATGGAGCCAGTACTCACGACCCCATCCTTCACCTGTGTCTGTTGGCCCGTCAGCGAGCGGATTTCATTGACCAACCATTGCTGCTGGATGCCTGGTTGGGCCACGGATGCCTGTTGGGCCGCTGCCTGAGACGTAAGTGGCGCCGCCGCGTTCGATTCACGTACGATGGCCGACTTCTTTTCTTTGAGTGCTCCTTCAGACCCGAGCGCGTTCATGATTCCGTAGCGCAGAGCGTCCAATTCGTCGTCGTCTTTTTCGTCGGGTTCTTCTGTCGGTGTACCGGTAGCGTCCACCTTGTATTTATATTTCTCGGCTCTAATCAGCAGAAATTCCACCCCAGAGTCGCCCTTTAAAAACATCATGCGAACCAGACCAGAACCAGACCACAAGAGAGAGCGAACGATTTCGATGCCTGCCTTTACAGAAAAGGGCTTCTTCTCCCAATCGCGGGCCTTGAACCCTCGCGTACGGAAGGTCTTGATGGATGCTGGGTAGGCTGGGTCAGGGTAGATGACTGGGTTGTCGTAAACGGTCTTGAGGTACTCGCAGCTAGCTGTCTGTTCGTCCAACTGCAGGCCTGCCTGAGCGAAGCAGTCCAGCACAAACACGTACTGCCCGAAAATGGCGAAAGTGACGGTAGCGAAGTTGTGGCTGAAACCGAAGTCCATGCCAGTACAAAAGACGGCTCCCTTTTGTTTCAGTAGGGCGATTAGGGCTGCCTTCCCCATGTCGGCTGGATATTCATCTCCAGTTATCAGCAAGGCCATCTCTGCCGCAGACTTCCAATGCTTGTCACGGGTGATACGTGAATAGACCAGACCGGTGGCCATCGCCTTGCGGCAGAGGTATTCTGTCGATATGAATTCGGGTGTGGGGGCGTTCTGGAATTTTTCCAATACCCATGTGATTGGCTTCAGTAGCTTGGAAGTCGAGGTCTGATGTGTCGCCAGCCTGGACTTACATGCCGGGAAAATCCTGCATCCACGGCAACCCTCGAACCCTTCAACGCAATACCAAGCCTTTTGTTGCCCAGGGTTCATTACTTCGTATTCTTCTGAGGTAATGTGCTTGACTAGGTCGTCGTTTACGTAGTACTTCTGCTTTGGAAGTTCTGGGTGGTGCCGGTCGGCAGAACAAGCCTGAGTTACGTCAATGACGTTCCAGTGCCTAACGTGTAGGTTAGTGCGCTCTGCTTCGTCTAGCTCTTTCTGCACAAGGCCGGTGCGGAGCTTGCGCGTAGACGTCAGCATGGTCAACGGAAGCATTCCCTCACGAGGGTCTGGGATGTTCTGGGCTTGGTAGTATGCCGGAATATATTGCGTTGGTATAACGTCAACTTCGTCTACGCAATTTTTAGACAAAATGCCGTTCGTCCAGAAATTGTGGTTTTTCTGTACGACAAAGTCGTACACTACTTTTGGACCAACGCTCTTGACACCGAGAACATTGGCGTATTTCAAAGTCCCCATTTGTAGGTGCCGACACAATGGACTGCCACACGTCTTGCTTCCTGTGCCTTGCTGGTAGAACCAGAACTCGGCTCCACAATGAATACATATTCCAGTATTCGCAGACAAGTCAAACTTGTAAGCCATAGATGGGTGTATCCATTCGGAACAGAGTTCGACGAGTCGGCGTTTAGCCTCTACTCCTCCGTGTATGTAATAGTAAACACTACCGTCTCTCTCGTAACTAGACACCGTCGTTTCGATGTGGAACTTTCTACTTAAGAATTCTGATATCTTGTAATTCTGCTCATGAGTAAAACCCTCGGTGGAGATACGAAAGGAATTACCAGCACAGCCGTCGTCCTGATACCAAATCGCCAAACCGGGAGCTTCAAGTCGCTCGATTCCATCCAGAGATGTGCGTATGTCTTTGTACGGCAAAAGAAGAGGGGAGCAACCAGATTGGTACGCTGGCATTTCTGCGCCAGTAAAGCCACTCGTGGCTGTGGTCGGATGGGTCCTTATCCTTTGGGATATGACGTTCCATTTCCAATCCAAATACCCCTTCTGATCTACGCAGTGCTGCTCTCTTAGATAAGGATTGTTGCTTATTTTTTTGTATATTCCACAGTCTCCCATCAAACTGCCCAAAACTATCTGTTCCCAATAATCCCACTCTCCGGTAGATGGAGCAATAGTTGAGATAGGGCTTGGCACAGGGCGTCCGGCAGCTCTTTTGCTTTCTGTCTTAGCTTTATTCATCACAAGTAACACATCAGTTACTTTGAGGTCTTGCGCCGATACGAATCCCCGCTTAGTCCACACCAGGTGGGACGAACTACAGACGAGTCTCCCACCCTCTCTGCTCACCTCTACGCACTCCTCTGTGCGGCGCACTCCACCGGCTAAGGGCTGGAACTCCATAGCTCCTGTCTGCCAATCGTAAGATGCGACTTCCACTAAACCGGACGGTATCTCTATGATTGACGGCTCCGAGCCGGCCACATCCCCACGCCCTCCGTGACTCATTCCAGCTAGCTCTCGATACAGGCCCCTGGCGGTACGGGCGCGCCTCTTTCTATTGGACCCAGTCCCGTTGTCTGTGTATTTGGCCAAAATCTTCGTGTCTCCGTCTACACACATGAACTCTACGTGTGTGCTATTGGCGCCGGCCATAGTGCAGATAATTAGCCGCAAGAAGTTGCCGTACCTTGTATAATTTACTTCAGATTCCCCACGTTCGGTGAACTCCTGAAGTGTAAGCACCTCTCCCGTGGTGTGATGTATGAACCGTATTATCTTCAATCCGGTGGTGTTTTGTTCGACGACGAAATCACGCAATATTTCGCCCTGGAAGAAATCCTTCACGTAGGCTGCGGCGTATTGCGATTGGGCAGACTGTGCAGCCATGTGAGCTACGTTACGGGGTGTGTGTAATAGAACCATCACCTCGAGTACAGCGGCCCCCAGGGTCTTATAAGACCCACGTCCGGCGTAGTTAATTGTACGACTGAAACCTACTAGGTCGTTCCGAAGGACCCTATCGTATACGGACCAGATGTTCTCCAAAGGATTGGAATTGGACTCTTCAGACACAGTACAGTCCGGCAAGTCGACCTGGCCCATGGAGTTTTCCATGAACATACGAATCCAGGTTTGAAAATGCTGTCTGGTCGTGCATGGAGTGAAGAGCAGCTTTCGTCTGTCGGCTACTGAGATGCTCATTTCTTTTCATCCTTCAAAAGGAACTCGAGCATTGTAGCTGCGTCTTTTGGGGAGACTGGCTGGTTTGCCACGAGTTTTGGAAGGCTTTGCCCTTCAATCGTTTGTGTAGGTCCTGGCGCTGGCGTCGCTTCAGCGAAGGTTGGAGACTGTTTGGCTGCGGCTTGTACTTGGCCAGTCAAAGCCTGAAGAGTGTCCAACATTTTTCTGTATTTTTCAAAGCTAAACGTGTCCTTCCACTCGCCCAGGTCGTCAGGGTTCCCAGTTCGGAGGAAAGTGCGGAACTTCTCTCCGACCAACAAATGGTATGCGGCCATCCCATCCGACATAAGCTGGATGGCTTCTAGTGTGGTTTTTTCACAGCCTCGCCTGGCAGAGGACATCAAAGAATTGATGTATGCGTCTCGCTGCGCGTCCCAATCGAATTCAACACGAGCCCTGACCATCAGCCCTGGACCCATCAGACCCAAACTAGGGTTCTGACGCGCTATTTCTGCCGTGGTGTACCCCTGAATGAATAGCCGGCAATATTGCATTGCGGCATTAGGAGATAGTGGCGGATTCTTGAGGGAGTTGTTGTAGGCGTCGCGCTCCTCATCTGTTAGGGCGGCGAGCTTTTCGTCGAGGCTTCTTGGTTTGACTAGGTTTGCGAGTTTTGTTTCGAGAGCCATGCTTCGATTCTACCACACTTGACTTTTGACCCGAGACCACAGTCCAGCCCTTACCCAGAACCTGAGCCGCCATCTGCTCCATCATCTCTTGGATTTGGACGGGCGTTCGCTTGTATTCGATTGGAGGGCCGTGCGTGTAGACCAGCTTCTTCGCGTCGGTGTCTATCGACATCCCGATTTTGTTGGAATCGGTAATGAGCATGGTGTTGCGCTTGAGGGCGATGATTTGCGGCTCGTATATGCAATTAGACACCGCGCTTAGCTGACGTGCTGCGTCGAACTCGGCCAGTTGGGGATTCGGAGCCTGCTTGCCGAAGCCTCTGGCGGCCAGAGCGTCAAGAATCGGTTTGGACGAAACTGTGTCACTCATCGCGGCACTCCGAGTCGTCTTGGGTGAGGACTTTCGCTAGATATTCTCTGGCAAGTGTGCTTGCCTCGCTGATGTAGTGAGGTTGAGTGTTGATGTTGTCTAGGTCGTCTGCGGCCTCAAGCAACTCTGCTGCTAAGTGTCGTGCGTCTGCGGCACTGAAGACGACATGGCACGGATTGTTGTCGTCGTCGTGGCACATGAAGAAAATGCCCTTTTCGTTGACGTCATTGACTTCGATGCGGCGCTCGTGAAGCGAACTGCCGTCCCCCTCTGGCTGGTCCTCAAATTCGAAAGTAACTACTTCCATCTTGGCATCTAGATTCTCAATCTTCATATCATTCATGACATCTTCTCCTCAAAGTAGGCCGACCAGCTATGTATGCGGTTCTGGAAGTCGACGCTCATATCGAAATCCTTTCGTTGACCATCTTTGTCAAAACCTCTACAGGCGTGCCGTACTTTGGCTTGTACTGGGCGATATGCTTCTGGAGGGCCCTAGGAAGGCCGTCAGACTCTCGTACGTCCCGCACCGTCTCTTGGGTGGGGAACGTCGCGACGGAAGCTCCTTGGGCCGCCCAGAAGGCCTTGCGGGTATTGACGTACTCGGCGCCGCCCCGGACGTTCACGGTGACGCGGGCTGGTTCCTGGACAGGAAAAGTTTCCTGGGCGGGATTTCCTTCGATGTCTTCGATGTGGTACAGAGCCCGGCAAACCCCACGAGTAGAGATGGGTCCTAGGCCTGGACCGCTGTCAGAAACTTGACCGTCTTGGACTTCCACTAGCCAAATAGCTCTGTCTACGTTGGCGTCCGAAGCCGTTCGCCATCTCGGGCTCCCAGGGTACCATACCGTGCCGAACATGGCAGGTTTGTGGATATGTCCCGAGACAATAGCTGTGGCTGGAATAGAGTCCGGGTCGACACCGTTGGGGATGAACATGCCATTGTCGAACTGGCCGCCTTTAAATTCCTGGTGTGCGAAAATCACCTTGGCGTCGCCACAAGCTGCGACAAACTCTTCGTTGCTGGGCGTCCAGGGGACGAACCGGACGTCACCTATTGCTTCTGGCTCCGAGACAACATGGGTGGTAGGCGATTCGTACGCCAGGGCATCCATCTTGAGGTTGACATTATTGGGCCTATCGTGATTTCCCACAAGTAGAATGGATTTCTGGCCATCTTGCCCCAACACAGCCAGGTTCCGTTTCCAGAAATCCATGACCTCGACCCTCACTACGGCGTGGCCATGGTGGAGGTCGCCTAGAAAAACCACGTAGTCTGGGTGATGCTGTCTGGCCGTGCCTAAGACCAAGTCCAGGAGGGCCTGGCAGTCAGGTATTTCCTCGACTGTGACGTGCGGGTCCCCGACCAAAAGCAGCTTCATAGGCTACACCTATCGAAATCTACGGCATCCACTTCCATGGCAGACCAGTCCACGTCTTTGAGTAGCTCTGGATGGTTGTAACGCAAGAAGTCTTCCACGAGATGTTGGGCGAACTCTCGCAAGTCTTGGCCGTTATTGGCGTGGTCGAAGTCAAAGCAGTGGTAACACCGGTCATCAGTGTCGTCTGGATAGACCTCTATTGCGTGGCCACAACAACCACACTCACAGCCATTGGCGGTGTGGGTTACCGTGATTTTCACCGGCAGACCAGAGCGATTAGAGTGATGACCAATAGGACCTCGGCGATGCCAAAGATGCCGATTCCGATAGCTGCTAGGACTTGCTTGGTTGATTCTGACATTTACTTATCTCCTAGAATATAGAGCCCTACAGGAATAGGGCTGGGCCTTGAGGCCGGTACTGGCCGTTCAAAGGCCATGATTTGGTCTTCGGGGCACAGGATAAAGGACTTCTCGCCTACCGTCAAGAGTTCCTTTGCCCAGCCAGCCGTGTATTGCTTTGACGGCACGAAGATACAGTCCCCCTCGCGGAATCTACCATCTTCAGTTTCAAGAACAACAGTCAGCTTGGCAAGGCTGGCTCTATTCTCGATGAGCCCGACTTTGACCGCTCCCGTACCTACGGCTGATGTCTTTACTGATTGGTCTGGAAATTGAGAACAGGCCACGCGTCCCTTGGTTGTTTTCATTATTTGTCCTCCGGGTTGAGATTGGCAAGCCAGTGTTTGGCCAAGCGCTCCATAGTGCCAGCTAGGTCTTAGAGGGCCTCGGCGCAGTAGATTTGGACATCACGGCCTTGCTTAGCCCAATCCCTATCAAGGTCTGGGATGGCTCTACCTGTATTCTCTAGGGCAGCGCCTAGATTTCTAACTTGAGTAGGTGTCATACAGCGTGTACCCCTTTCATCTTCAGCAGCTTCCTATCTCGCAAGCCCAAAGTGGCAATCGCCTCATACATCACCCGTAGAGACTCCGAACCCTCACACATAGCATCTGGACGCGAATCCGCGCTGTCTGGGTGGGTGTCGACGATTGGGTCGCCTTCGGGGTCCGGACAGAAATCAGCAGATACAGTAGAGGCGGCGGCCAGTAGGTCTTGTATCTCGTTTCGGTCGGTAGTGATTTTGGGATTGTCGATATGTGCGTTGATGTCGGTAGCTAGTTTGTCGTAGTCGATTACACCACTGTTGCGGCGTAATAGTTTGTTGGCTCTATATATTTTCAATTTGTCGGATGGGAACAGGTGAAGTACAGTTTCACTATTGCTAGTTATCACTCCGTTGGGCAGGATGAAGTTATGTTTGGGGTGGGAGACCTCAAGATCGTACATGTGCTTGAGGCCCACGGGGCTGATTCGTACGACTTTCCGCAACACCAAACTCCCGGTCGAGGTGAGCGGAGCATAGCTGTCAGCCAAGCTAGCCACTTTGATATCAACCTGCGTTCCTTGCCGCAAAAGCAACTCCCATCCAGACGAATCAACATCACATCCTGACGCCTGAGAGCTTCTATGTTCAGGATGGCATCGCGAAACTGAATCGTCGTCAGGGGTGCCTTCTTGGCTCTCTTCGTCGGAAACTCGACAAAATGGAACCCCCCATCGACTTCTATCCATATCTTGTGGTCTGGACTCACAAGGTCTACTTGCTTGCGCTCTTGACCGCAGCGAATCTGTGCCGATGGCCATCCCAGAACCTTCCGTACTCCCGTTTCCATTTTGGATACTTTCTTTTTGCTCCTGGCCTTCTCCATATTCTCCTGGAATTGTTGGGGGTGGTCCTTTCGCCACTTGACTGTTCCAGCCACTCGGGCTTCGATATCCTTGCGTTGTCTCTCCGGGTCCGCCTCCAATTCCTGCCAATACTTTTCTCTGACCGACTTGATGTGTTCCAAAACTTCCTGTTGATGCCCCTTCTGCCAGCGTTGAAGTCCTTCCAGAAACCAGTAATTGCTCCGAATGAGTTCTATACACACAGGGCATTCTTTGTGATGTACTTCTTGTTTCTCCCGAGACGGAAATATTGCTCCGCACTGCGTCTTCCAACCTTCTGGACGGCGATGCACAGAGAGCAGAGATCTCAGACTCCGGGCTTGAGTCGCTAACCGCAGACACTCTGGACACGCCATGCTGTGAGCTATCGCACCTTTTCGTGTCGGAAGCGTCAGTCCGCAAGGACGTCGCCATCCACCTGTCTTGGATGGCGGGCTCACAAAGCACCCCCAACGGGCCTAGGTCCTTGAGGGCTACCATACCATTGAGCGCCAAGAACTTGTGGTCCTGGGAACAAACGATCTTGTACCCATCGTCGAAAACCACCTCGTAGCCTTCCAACATACCGTGGTCGTGTAATGCTACTACTTGAGTCTCGATAGTCTGCCCCTGAGAATCGACCCCAAAGATAGAGTCGCCAGGTATGAAATCCTTGATTTTCTTCTGTTGTTGGTCGCATGTAATTAAGATTACATCTTCGTCAATCGAATACGCGTTGCACCTGTCTCGTCTCATAATTCCTATAGCCACGGCACGGAAGGACTTCCAGGCATGCATGGCATCTTTGCGTGACATGGTTGATTCGTCGGGACCTACGAATTTGTCGATGGCTAAAAGTAGTCCTTGGCATTGAATTTGAAGAATATCCATGAATGTCAAATGGCTGCGTGGAGTCGAGTTCCAGAACTGGCGTGCTTGGGAAATAGCGAAGGGTAGGTTTTGCTCGAGGATTTCAGTGCGTTGTTTGGAAATGATACGTGCGAGCTTCTTGCGGCCGGGGATTGGGTGGGTACGGGTGACCCATTCTACAAATGACCAGTTGAGGCGAAATTGTCGGATTGTGCTTGCATTACGAGTCTTGAAGGCATCGCTTAGATGAGCTACGAAAATGTCAGAGCGTTCTCGGAAAAATGGGCGGGCGGCTAGGATGTTGCGGCGTTCGATGGTTATGTATGTGATGAAGTCTTCAAAGACTTCGATGGGGAGAGAGTCGCGGTATTCGGCCTCCAGCTCCATCAAGTGCATGAGCTGGCGACGCTGGCGGTCCAGTAGGTCTTCAGATGGGTCTATGGTGCTATCGTGCTTATTCAGCAGCTCTTCTAGTCTGACGCAAAATTGACGGTAGCCTGTATCCATTCGACCCTCGTTTTCTTGAGGTCTCATTGTACCACACCATCAAATGTCACCTTCTTCGATGACGGGACCATAGAGGTCATTGTAGATTGCCTTGCGCTCTTTGGCGTGGGCCCCGACAGTCCACCATTTACCGTCGTTCTTGAGTAGCTCCGCAGTGGGACTTTTGACCCAGTAGTCTATTACATGACAGACTGTCTTCCCGGGTACAAGGCGGGTTCCTCTGCCAATGCCTTGTTTGACTTCGATTTCTGACTTGCCGCCCTTGAGGTAAATCAAGAACTTGACGGCTTTGATATCGGTACCAGTCGAAATACAACTAGTCCCTACGAGGATGGGGATTTTTCCATCATTGAATTTCTGGACGAGGTCGTTGGGGTCAGACTCCCAGAACTCCTGAGGGACTCTAGCCTTATTTTCTGCCAGAGGACCGTGAGCGAAACCTGGGGCAAACCTCAAATGTGGCAGCAACTTAGTGAACTGCTCGACCTCATCCACAAGGATTAAACAAGGCAGTCCGGCCGTAGCTGCTTGATTGGCTAGTTTGGCTGCATGGGCTGTGACCTTGGGGTGGAAGTACAGGTGCTTACGAGTCATAAGCTGCGGGTCGTCTTTGTCGTAGTCGCCATTGCTCGGGGCGAAGTACATATGGAAGATTGGCTTTGCCAGGAAGCCTTGGTCTACACCTTGCCTGACGGTCATGTCGTACACAATGGGACCTGTAATGCCTTCAAGGAGGATATCGGCCCCGTCGTTTCTCATCTGTGTTGCACTGAAGAAGAACCGATATTGAGCTGCAGCTAGAGGACCAAGGCAGACTTTCTTGAAGGTGGCGGCCGGAGTCTGATGTGACTCATCCGCTATAAACACTTGAACCTCTTGCAGCTTCGACCAGATTTCGCCTTCTTCTACTCGAGTGAGGGACTGGCCAGTACATACCAAAATCTGCTTCTTGACATCCTTCTTGCCGTCATAGAACTTGCCTACACGCTTCTTACCGAAGAACTTAACAAAATCATCATAGATTTGGTCTGCGATAGATTTCGAAGGAGCCATGACGACTGTCTTCAGACCGAGGCGCTTGACGAGATGAGTTAGGGCCAGAGTCTTACCGAGCCCTGTTCCTACACTTACCCCTCCATGCTTACACTGTAAGAGCTTATCGCATATCTCTTCTTGATAGGCCCTCATAGCGAAAGGAGGCTCGTTGTCCCATGGCAGGAGTTGGGGGTCTGGATATTGAATGTTGTTTTGGATTGATTGTCGTAGTGTTCCAGAGACGAACTGGGCTAGGCCCGAATAGGTCCAGTAGTCGTTGGGGTCTTCAAATAGTAAACATACTTTGGTCTGAGCCTTCAGGGTGTCTTGCTTCTCTTGGTATTCTTCTTCAGTCATCCACCGAGCTTGCTTCTTCAGTCTAGATAATTCAAATACGGCTGTCTTGTTTGTATAGGTGAGTCCTGCTTTTAGTTGCTGTAGTTGGATGTCAGATACATCAGCTTTAGGGATTCGAACTTTGGTTGGAGTGTCAATGTATAGCATCACAAGAGAGTATCACATGGATTATACATCAGCAAGTGATGGTTGGGTTCCGCGAAGCGGAAACACACCAGACACGACCCCGAGACGCGAAGCGGCGAGCTGAGCCGAAGGCGAAGGTAGGGTTGTTGTCTGGTGGTGGTCTGGCCCCGATTCAACCTCTGATTCATTGGCTCTGATTCTCTTACTCTGATTCAGCAGTCTCCTGTGTCTGGCACTACCAGTCTCCTGTGTCTGGTCGACCAGTCTCCTGTGTCTGGCACTACCAGTCTCCTGTGTCTGGTGCAGACAGCAGTCACCAGTGCTTGGCGTCTGGCCGGAGCGGTAAGTATTGGTAGCAGTAGTCGGTACATTTGACCACATCCTAATTCGACAGTGCCAGTTCTCCGTGTCTGGCGCTTGACGTACACCTCGGCCTTGTGGTACTTTTCTAGCATCCATGAAGACCATTAAGAACAAACGGCGACCTCCGGATTGGGACCACTTGTGGGATGGACGCACACCCATGGACCTTGTCTACGTGGCTATCAACGAAAATAAAGAGAAGCTCCTGCTCGAAGACGCCGAGTTCATCTTTCTTCACTTCCTGGTATCAACTCAAGGGAACAATACCAGTAGCTACTATGGACACGAGGCCATAGCTAAGAAGCTGATATGGCCCTACGACCCAGTATCCAGGCAGTGCAAAAAGGCGTACCGAGCTGCCCAGGGATTGAAGGAGATGGGGTATATCACGATAAGCCGAGTCGGTCTAGGTGTGAACAAGTATGATACTCGCCCACTACAGGAGAACCTAAAGAGGGCGTCACTGGCTCAAAAAAACCCCAGGCCTAAGGTTGCTCCTACTATTGTCGCACCTGTAGCCCCTAAACCCCCAGACAAAATAGAAACGCTCAAAATGCCAGACATGGGTGACGTTTCGTCATTGACCGATGCCGAATTACGTAATAGAATCCACAACTTCGATTCCTTGTATCCCGTAGAAAAATACGTAGACTACCACCGCACATTGTATCTTGACGCACTTATGACACAGGCAAGAGGAGTACCAACATGATTCTACCTGATTCCGATTTTCACTCTCTTTCTTCCCAACTGCTAGATATTCAGTCGGCTGTTGCACGGTACACGGAAGAACTGACTAGGGTGGAACAGCTGCTGGGGACCAGAAAAAACTTCGCGGTGTGTATCCCGGAGGGGTGGGGTCAGATGGAAATGGACGACCTAGAACGTGCCTTGCGCCAAGATTTAAGCACAATCTGCGACCTCGGCGGCTGGCCCGGAGACGAAGAGCGCGCCCGCAAGTGGTGCCGTACTGTGTTGCGCAAATATGCAGAATCGCTAGTTAAAAAGGAGCCGAAATGAAGAATACGTTGATTGACAGGCTGAGACAAGGGCTGGAAATGGTATACGGCGAATGGAGCGACGGAATCGAAGTCGACCGAATGAACGGGCCCAATCGCTGTCGCCCTAGCAAGTACGACATCGAAGCTCACGAACGTGTGTGTAACGAAGACAGAGCCAAAATGAATGCGCAATACGAAGCTGACCGGCGGGCCCTGGACCGTCTACAGGTTCTGGATACCATCTAAGAAAGGCAACAAAATGAACAAAATCGAGAAGCTGACCCACCTGATTTACAACCTCCACGCAGATAATCCCGAATTCACAGGAATTTACAATTGGGTCTTCGAGGTTTTCGAGAACTACCTAGAGTCCGTTGGCGGTGATATTTGCGATTGCTGCCTGGATACTCACGGGTTATATCTATCTACGTGGGGCATCGACCCAGTAAATGTAGGTTTCCGTGCGCGTGCCCGCCTCGGCGAAGAGTTCAAGGCTCTCTCGGACTACACAGACGAAGAAATCGGCCAAGCCGTCCTCCCCGTGTTGTATGGCGAATGGTACCCCATCGTACATCACGCCCTGGACGAAGACGAGGGCTCAGCGCCCCCTGTAGCCCCGCAACTCAACTGACCCCACCCGAGCTAGGTCCTGGGAGTGTTCGTCGTTCCTGGGGCTGACTGGAGGCCTTCCGTGCCTAAGTTTCTGGAGTTCGCTCTACCGTTCGAAAGCAAGAAGGGCAGACTCCTCTTGCCAGTGGCGGAAAGAGATATACTCAGGCTCAGCTTGGGTTGAGATTTAACGTCAGCCAGTAATTGATTAGTTTTATCGTCAACGGGAAACTACGCTCACAACCTACCCCGAAAGTCAAATAATATGCCTAAGTTTCTTGAGTACTACCGAGCCGAACAAGCGCGACACCCCGATATCGCCCAAAAACGCATTTCCCAAAAGAACATCGAACGGGTATTAGCACGGTTCTGGCATGACTATGGAGTCCGTCCATTGCCGGTAGAATTCGAGAGCGAGGGCTGCTCGTGGCTGGTGTGGGATGGACCCGACCGGCGCATAATTTACGGCAAGAACAGGTACGTGCGTGTCGTACTCCATGAACTGGCACACTACCTGGATATCCGCACGCGTGAAGGTCAGATACTTTTGGCCCGGACACAGGCCGAAAAGGACCGTATTTTGAATATGAAGTGGCACTGTAAGCGACACGCAGATTTGATGGACGGGCTTGTGGTGTGGTGGAGAAAATGGTACAGGTGAGGGATGGAGAAGCTCCTAGCTAAGTCTGGCAACCAACCGGCCGGTACATTCGAAGGACACACTCGTGCTGTGTGCCTCCACGGCCTCCAGATTCTGGCTACCGCACACAGCTCCCTCCAGGCGATGGGACTTCCTTCGGAATCTCTCCAGAGATTGACCAATATTTCTAAACTCGCGTTTTTTATTCATGACTTCGGCAAAGCGGGCAGCGACTTTCAGGCCGAGCTTGCACACCATGTCCGCCAGCGAGTTCGCCACGAAGCCCTAAGCGTATGGATGGTCCTGCACCTACCTCCACTCAGGGCCTGGCTTCTGGAGGCCGTTTCGTCCGAAGTAGACCTAGCGATAGCGCTGTCTGCTGCTGGGGGGCACCATACAAAAACAAATAAGCCGCAGACTAACGACGGCCTCCCTTTGCAGGTTTTTTCTGGCCACCCCGACTTTGCCTCCCTCCTCTATTTCGGGGCTTCTTATCTTGGCTTACCCCCACCCCCACCCTTGAGTAACGTTTCTGTAGATATGAAAACTAGGGGAGGTCTCGAAGGGGATATCAAAGAAGACAGAGAGTGGATAGACGATACGATTAAGGCCAAGGACAAAGCTTTGGTTGCGGCAGTCAAACTTCTAGTTACCGTCTCTGACGTATGCGGCTCCGCACTGCCTCGCGCACGTAAGGACGAAGCCTGGCTCCAAAAAGTTCTGTCCCGCCCATGCGACTTGGACGGTGTTGTGGGGCGCATCTTACAAAACCCCCCACGAGCCTTTCAATTGTCCGTTCGGGATTCTGTATCTCCGGTGACCTTAGTCAAGGCCGGGACTGGGAACGGTAAAACTAGCGCCGCTTATCTTTGGGCCCATAGCCGAGGTAAATCGGTTATTTTTTGCTACCCCACAACAGGCACAGCAACGGAGGGGTACCGGGTCGACATAAACGGCACCGGGACTTCAAGTTATCTGGAACACTCCAGGGTCACCGCCGACGAGAACGAATTCGACTTACACCAGGGTATTCAAGACGAAGAAGAAATCGAGCAAATTCGTACTATTAGTATGTACGCGGCGTCGGCCGTAGTTTGCACTGTGGATACCCTCTTGGGTGTGACGTGCAACTTAAATAAGGGGAGATGGCTGTGGCCCCTCACAGCTAGGTCGAGTATTGTTTTTGACGAAATCCACGCCTACGATTCAGATATGTTCGGGGCCCTGCTTGGGTTCATTCGACACTTCCCCGGTATTCCACTCCTTCTTATGACAGCCTCTCTGCCCGCTTCTAGGGAGGCTGCTCTTCAGGCTGCAGTTTTCTCCGTCCACGGGGTCCAGATGGAGGTAATCGGGGGGGATGCAGCTCTGGAAAAACATAAGCGCTACTTTCGGTCTTTCGACCCCCCAGAAGTTGCCATCCTTAAGGCCGTCACCTCTGGCGGCAAGGTGTTGGTCGTCAAGAATACGGTGGGCGCATGCGTTGAGGCCTACCTCTCCTACAAAGGTCCAGGCCGAAAGCTGATTTATCATTCGAGGTTCAGGTACGAGGACCGACTTAAGCATCACAGGGAAGTCGTGTCGGGATTGGGAGCGCAAGAGGCCGGAGCTGTGGTGGTCTTCACTACACAGGTGGCCGAAATGAGTCTTAACATCTCGGCAGACCTCCTCGTGACAGATATTGCCCCAGTCTCATCCCTTATTCAGAGACTTGGTCGCCTCAATAGGTTCGGTTTTACCCCAGCGTGCCCTTTCGTCGTTTGTGGGACCGGACAGCCGCTTCCCTATTCCACCGCCTCCTTGGCGGAAGGTTGGGCCTGGCTGAAGAGACTCCAAGGAGCAATTTCGCAGGTGGACCTACAATCGGCAGTAATTGACGGGGAACAAGAGTTCTGGCTTGCCCGTTGCCCCCTCCTAGATGCCCACCCTTCGAGTACCATTCCCGTGCCGTTTAGAAAAACAGAGCTTCCGAGTGTCAACGTTCTCCTCGAAAAGGACGCGGCGGTTGTACGGGCCCATACAGCTAGGCACGAGTGGGGTCTTGCAGCCGCCGCTCGAATCAAGGGGGCCATTCCCATGGTCAGAACCGACCGCATTTCCCCTCTCATTGAACTCCTACCCAAGGAGGGGTACTTACCTGTAGTAACGCCAGCCGAGCTTTCGTACTCCACGGAAATAGGCGCTGAGTGGGCTTGACATTTTGGTGTGCCCAGGAGTATTAATAGGTATGGCAAAGACAAAAAATATCACCGTCTCCCTTTCCTCCCCAGGCATGTCAGTCTTCCATCGCGCCGGGGTAGGGGGCTTGGCGGCATCGTTGTACGCCTTAGCCTGCGACCTCGAGCTGGACTGGGAGGACGGAGTAACTATCCCGCTAGGGCCAGGTACAGCCACGGTCCACCAGGACCACATTGACTTGGATTTTGGGGAAGACACCAAAGCTACACTTACAGCCCTGTCGGAATACAGCTTTCAAATCAAAGACGGCCTTGTGTATCTGCCTGGCGCAGCAAAGGGTTCTCCTGAGGAGGTGCGCCTCGGCCTTCACCGTGCATACACAGCCACCTTCCTGCAACACCCACTTGCCAAGAAGTATCTGCCAGGAGCTACGAGAGTCATAAAGGACCCAAACGACGAAGACAAAACGGCTGTTTGTTTTGAGGACTTTCGTGGTGTCAAGGGATACAAGCACCAGAAAGACTTGGCGACTGGCGTATTGGCAGCCGTCAAGAAGGGCTCCGTCCAATTAAGCGGCATTGTACTGCCCGGAGCGGCCGGGCCCTGGATAGCCCAAAGGCAAAAAAACCAGAGCTATACCCCAGAACACGCGCTAGCCGCTTTTTTTGTTATGGTAGGTACCCCCGTTTGGTACAATGGGGTTGGAACAAAAAGTTTCAAAGGAGGTGCCATGCTTGTGCCTGCCCCGACCGACCTCATCAAGTTCGGCCGTGGACGCCACCGATTGACCCCCGACACCTACCGTGGTTGCATCAACGGAGGTTTTGGTTCGTGTGCGCTGGCAACCCACCTACGGATCTCCAGCGACTGGAGGGAGGCTTTCGGCCCCGCGCTGGTAGTAGAGTTCGGGCCAGTGGCCTGGGATTCCCATCAAACTTGGCCCATTGCGGTCACGGAAGTAACCATCGTCTCGGACGACAAATTCGTGGCACTCGCCGACGTCGCCGACCTTCTCCCTCGAGATACAGACCTATTCAAATTTGCGTCCAGGAATGTTGCGTCAGGAAAGGTGTGGTGGAATTCCCTCATCTCTTTTTGTCTTGAGACCAAAAAGGGCCCCGTTTTTCTGGCCGATGCTATTGCCATGGGCGACGATTTCGGATACAAAATGAGCACAACGCTGTTCTACCTGAAAGGTACTATGACGCCAGACCAACAGACAACCATCGACGCCCTCCAGAGGACTTGGCGCTTTGCTACCTCTCAACTAAATGAAGCTGGGGGGTGGAATAAGGTAGACAACAAAAGGGCTGAAATCGGCCGCGCAATTCGTCAATCTCACGACTTCTCAGCTCTACTTGGCTACATCGCAGGCAATTTTGTAGCCCGCTACGGCGGATACATCACACCCAAAGAGTTGGAATCAATCAGTTCACTTACTTTCTCCTCACTGCAAACCTGTTTCTTCCTCGCACTCACCATTCGTTCACCCAAGAAGGACGCTTAATATTATGTACCTGTACCTTGAAAGTGTGACCAAGTTTCAGAAGTTCTCAAATAATATGGCAGGAACCGAAGGAAATCTCGTTTCTATGCAGAAGGAGCGACACCTGGATGGAGACTACACGGTAACGAGTCATCCTTGCCTCGGTTTCGCCGCGCGCCAGCTCCTCGAGACGGTTGTCGGCTCGGCCCGCGTCGAGCGGACTTGGAATCAGGCCTCTCGCAAGCACGAATGGCGTGACGCCAAGAACCCACTGGACCGCACCCTCTTTGGAAAGATGGTACCAGAAGCGTCTTCGGACGGGGACGTTTCGGAGGACGGCGAAGTGACGTTCGAGCTAGCTGCTCCGGCCGCCACCGTAGAAATCACCTTCTCTCCTAAGGAGAAGAAGAAGAAGAAAGGAGGATTCAAGGTGGTCCTCGACGACCCAGACTTCCTCACTGTTGGGTGGCATACGTATACTTGGGCTGACCACCAGGAGGGTGTAGACTTCAAGGCGGTAGTTCAGGCATTTGACGCAGACAAAAAGAAGGTGGTGCTGGTCAAACACAAGGGGACGTGTGAATCCCAGCGCGCTGCGATGAGTCTGTATCGCGCCATTAGCTTGACCCAGTTCGGCGGCGAAATGGAGCACCACTTTGCGGCTGCAGGTGCCCAGAATTCTGATAATCCGACACCATACAGCCGGGAGTACCACTACACAGCAATGCAATACTTGCTCAGCCTCAACCTTGCTGAGGTCACAGCATCCGACGCAGAGGTTGTCCTTTATGTAGCCTCTCACCTACAGAGGGTAGGTGGAGGGAATACACAGAACCTGGTAGACTGGACCCCCGAGTCTGTGGTGGGCCACGTATCCGACAGCGGCTGTTCTCAGATTCAGGATGCTTTCGGGTGCGGTGGCGAAGACAACGTCAACATCAGCTACCTGATTTCTGCGATTACCCGAGGTGATTTTGACCACCCCGAGAATCTTGTCATTGGGGGCAGGGTCGTAGAGGGAATAAGTCCAGACAACAAAGTTCTCCTGGAAAAGGTCGGGGTAGCTCTCTTTACCTCTCGCAAAGATGCCCTCGCCGAGTTGAGTGCTCGCGTCAAGAAGGCGTACTGACATGCTCTACCTACAGCTCGATGTCCCATTGATGAGATTCGCGGACCCTACACAAACCATGTTCCGGGCTTCCCTGAAGTTCGTCCCGGTGTCCACCGCCTATGGGTGCATGTTGTCGGCTGTAGGTGAGTTTGATACCACCCGGCATTACGGTGTTCGTATGAGCACCGGATTCCTGGTAACTCCCACCCCAAGCCTCAGGTTGCGGTCTATCAATAGATTCAAGACGCCCCAATCCCCCTACGCTGAGGGCCCAAACAAGGCCCCAGCCAAGGAGGAAGTCTTGACTGGAGGGGTGGTAATAGTGGCTGTAGACTCGAGAGGAGAAACTTCATCCCCCACATTGGAGGACAGGTTGCGCGCGATGCTGCTGGGCGAGCCGGTGAAGAGGACCGGACTATGGAGTCTGGGAGAAAGCGAATTCGCCATTCGTCAATGCAAAGAGGTTCGGTCCCCCATGTGGGCTAAGATGCTCTCTGTCGACACCAAAGGTGAGATTTCCACTCCGGTTGTCGTGAAATACACGCAACAGAACCTTTGTTCCTATGCTGTTGTAAAGTCTATCTCAACAGATTCCATCGAGTACGACAATATGATTCCGGTAGTTGACCTCCACCACGATACCTGATACAAAAACACCATGACCGTCCAGCCAGTTGATTTTGTGTTCCCAGTCAAAGGAACCGTCGCAACAGACTCAGGTTATCTCTGGTTCGCCGGTCTGTCCGTTGTAGCTCCATCTCTTCACGACGATATGGATTGGATACTCGGGCCCATAACAGGCAAGCGCACCGGAGCACGGAGGGAGGGAACAACTTTGACCATCAGAGGCCCCCTCTCTCCAAAATTCTTGGCCCTTAGCGGGTGCGAAATTCAGGTGGGGGATGCGACTGTAGTCCTGAGCGACCCGTCCGTGCGACTCCTCGTTCCACATGCAAAGCTGATGTCAAGATTCGTTACGACCAATGCAGAGACCCCAGCTCAGCAACGAGAAGAAATCGCACGCCAGATTTATTTGCTTGCGCCTAGGTGCTTGGTTAAATTTGGCCATACAGACTCCATTCTGGTCAAAGGTAACCATATTTGGGGCTCGGCGGTAGAGGTGTCGGGCCTTTCGTCGGAAGAGTCTTTGGCGATTCAAGCATGTGGGGTCGGGGGCCGTCGACATATGGGCGGAGGGTACTTTTCCCAGGGAGAAAGGCCAGGTTTCCCCCTTAGGGGTGCGTGATTCCCAAAAAGGCAGTAGCATCAAGCTCTTTGACAACGGTCTTACAGCGACCCACATACGTTTCAGGAAGGTGAGGTGGGGGTGCATGAAAACGGCCCTTCCAACTGGATGATTTTACGGTGGAATTCGATGTAGCTGCAATATAAGCCTTCACTCCGCAAGGAGTTAGACACTTATTCCTTTGGGTTTGAGATTTAGTTACAGTTGCAACTGCAATATAAGCCTTCACTCCGCAAGGAGTTAGACACTACCGGTCACGCTCTTGCTAGTGATATGTATTTGCTGGCAATATAAGCCTTCACTCCGCAAGGAGTTAGACACATTCTTCCTGGTTCTGGCACTACCGTCCTCCTAAGCCAGCAATATAAGCCTTCACTCCGCAAGGAGTTAGACACTACTTAGTCACAGACGACGCAGACCTAGCCAAGCCACTAGCAATATAAGCCTTCACTCCGCAAGGAGTTAGACACTAGCCCGAACAATAGCAGACGTGCCAGCCGACGAAGCTGCCCGAGCAATATAAGCCTTCACTCCGCAAGGAGTTAGACACCCAACAGTCGCCAGTCCCTCTGACAGGCGGGCTAGTCCGTGCAATATAAGCCTTCACTCCGCAAGGAGTTAGACACACTGTCCTAGTAGAGGCGGCGACAATTACGACCGTGTCTGCAATATAAGCCTTCACTCCGCAAGGAGTTAGACACGCTGGATTCGATACTTCGCCCCCGCCGGCCACGCCCTGCAATATAAGCCTTCACTCCGCAAGGAGTTGTGCTACAATAGCGATTCCATAGGAGAAACGTATGTCCATCCAATCAGCCACAGTCAAAAGCGCAGCGAAGATAATGATTCCGAGGAGCGAGAAGCTCCAGCAAATCATACAAGACACACTTAAGACTTGTGCCGACCTTGTCGGGGCCACTTTGGGCCCAGGTGGCCGCAGTGTGATTATTGAGCATTCCGAAATCAACATGCCGCCGATGGTCACCAAAGACGGAGTGACGGTTTTCCGCTCCCTGGCCTTCCAAGACGCGACCAAGCATGTGCTGATGATGACCACACGCGACGCTAGCGTTCGTACAGCATCGGAAGCTGGCGACGGTACGACTACCGCAACTATTTTGGTCGAGAGTTTTGTTCGTCACACCATCGAGTACTGCAAGCAGAATCCGCACGTCAGCCCGCAACGGGTTGTTCGCACACTTATGTCTCTCTTCAAGGATGTAATGGAGCCAACGGTCAAAAGTATGGCAATTCATCCATCTTTGGCCGACGCAGAAGGTAAGGCCGCGCTTCGAGCAGTGGCCAAGGTGAGCGCTAACGGGGACGAAGAGCTAGCGAATGCTGTCCTACAGTGCTACGAAATCATTGGCGACGAAGGCAATATTACCCTTTCGGACGCCAACGGACCTTCGAAGTATATCGTACAAAAAATCGAAGGCTTTCCCATCCCTCTAGGTTACGAGGAGAGTTGTGGGTTCGCCCACAATAAGTTCATCAACGATATTGGAACCCAAACCTGTTTCTTGGAGCGCCCGAGCTTCGTACTGCACTACGGTAGGATTACAGACTTCAATTCCCTCTTCCCCGTCCTCGGCCAAATAGCCAACAGCGTAGACTCAGAAGTCAAGGGCCACAAATTAACACATAATGTGGTTGTTTGTGCGACGGAGTTCAGTGAGGGCGTCCTAGCTAACCTAGCCGCTGGGTTTGTCCAAGACGGCACCTTGAATGTCTACCCACTCAAAGTTCCGATGTTCCCAGTCAAGACCGGCAGCTACGACTTTCTGCTCGACATAGCGGCTCTTACAGGAGCTTCCGTCTTCGACCCCCTCGAGCGCCCTTTGCAGAATTTTCAGCTCGACGACCTCGGCGTTGGCCCCCGCGTATTCGAGGCTACCCGATTCAGAAGCAACATAATTGGAAACCTCGACCCCGACCTGGCACTGACGCGCGTAGACCAAATCCAAAAGCAGCTTTCCGAGATTGCCACTAGCGAGCTAGAGAAGACCTTGCTGCGTGAGCGTCTGGCTAAGATGACCAGTGGCATCGCCCGCCTGATTATTCAGGGGTCGAGTCACGCTGAAATTCGTGAGCGAAGAGACCGAGCCGAAGATGCCATTATGGCAGTCCGAGGAGCCCTCAAGCACGGTGCCCTACCCGGTGGAGGCGTAGTCCTGGCAACGCTCTCGGCAGGCCTAGCTCGACTGACCGAAGACTACCCCAACACTAGTGAGGGGACGGCCGCCATCGCCCGAATGGTAGCAGCCAAGGCTCTCCTGGAGCCAGTTTGGAAGCTCTACGGTAACGCTGGATACACAGCCCAAGAAGCGGAGTCGTTTGTTCAACGTCTCTCCGAACTCGAGACGTTCAACCTATAGACCGAAGAGTGGGTAGACCCCATCGAAAGCGGATTGCTGGACAGTCTTCCGGCTGTGCTGGAGGCACTTCGAAATTCCATTTCTGTGGCTGGACTTCTTGGCACCGCTGGTGGTACTGTTGTCTGTCCTCGTGATAGGGAGCTTGAGTTGTCCGAAGCAAAAGACACAGCCGAATTCCTGCGTCACTCTGGAATCAACGAAGCAGACCTCAGGCCGTAACGAGCGGCCATAATCTTGGCCTTATGGCCAAACAACCAAAGACACCAGAAGAGAAGGCTCAGCGGGCGCAATACATGAGAGAGTACCGGAAAAACAATCCAGAAAAGGTTCTTGCCTCAGAAAGAAAGAGCAAAAAGAAAGCGCGCGCTGCTGGATATGTATGGGAAGGACAGTTAGAGAGCTGTAAGAAATGGTATCACGCCAACAAGGCATGGGCTATGGAATACCAAAAGGCCAGGAATTTGGAGATAACAAAACAGACCTTTGTCGCTTATGGCGGCAGTTGTGAGTGCTGTGGAGAATCGAGACTTATGCTTTTGACTATAGACCACGTACGGAACAACGGGACAGAACACCGACGTGAGGTCTTAGGACCTGGCCGACGAGCAGGTATCCATTTTTATCGATGGCTGATGAAGCAGGGCTTTCCGCAAACCGGCGAATTTCGTCTATTGTGTTACAATTGCAATCTGGGCCGTGAGCGCAACGGTGGTGTATGTCCGCATAAAGACATTGACGCTATTTTTTGCAGTACGCAAAAGGACATCCAGACAAAATGCACAGCAAACGAGAGACCCTGATATGAAAAAGAAAATCATCGAGCTAGACGTCGACCCATACACCAGCCTGGCTGGTGTTGTGGTAGGTATGGCGCCTAGGGGCTACGTGTTTGATTCCTACGTTAGGGGCAAGGACAAGGTCGTAGTCACGTACATCAAGAAGACAAAATGACACCATTCAACGCCCTAGAATTCCAAATCGTCGCCCAATACGCTATCCGCGTTTCGGGCATGTTCTGTGACGCCCAGCGTGTCCTGAACGACATCCCGTTCGGAGTCGAAGGTAGACATCAAGCCACAGCTAAGCTCGAAGAGGCCCGGACGGTTCTTCGTAAGGTGACAGACCGAATCATGGAGATGAGGGCTCGGCGAGCCGGCCCACCAGAAATCGACGCCGAGGTGGTGGTATGATTAAGCCCTGTAGCGAGTGTTTCTTGAACGATCCTATGAATAGAGACCTGGACAGAGAGGCTTGGCATCCGTTATGTATTACGTGTTGTGAGCGAGGCCTAATCGACGACCATTTTACTCCAATTCCAAAACAGCATCGTTGGAGCGAGAGTTGGCCAGGTAATTTCTGTCTCGATTGCGGACTAGAGGACGACCTAGACCAGCACCTAGTGCAGTGTCCGAATTGCCTGAACGGCGCCATCGAGAAGTGCGACAAGTGCTGCGGCACAGGTGCCGTGATTGACCCAGAATACACTAGGCCTCCTTGCCTACATAAGGTCAAGGGCTGGGAGACACACATCCACCCAGACCCAGGTGCGGCCAATCTGTGGGTGGATTGCCCCATTTGTCACAAGGAAGAACAATTCACAGTCAGGCGCACTCGAAATATGATCGTGGAGTGCGAAACGACCCGCCAACCCTACCTGCTACTGGCACCCAATGGCACTCTATAAATACATCTGCCCGAAGTGTGGCACCAAGTTACGCAAGCTATCTGACGTGCGTCCAGATAGTCCAATGTGTGCGATTGACAACGTCGCCATGGTGAGCGATACTGGCGGCTCAACATCAGTTTTAGACACCCTGGATAATGGCGCAATGGCAAAAAAGGTCGAACGCTACTCAAACATCCACGAGTTACGTCACAGTCATGCAGAAATAGCATCGAAGGAAGACGACCACATTATATGAACAACTGCCCAGACAAGCCAGACGAAAACGACGGCGAAGACAAGTGCTGCTGTTTGCACGACCTACCGGACACAGACCCAATGGCTCCGGGACGAATTTGTTGCTGGTGCGGGGACCTATTCCAACCACATTCGGACGCTCAGAAGCACGGTGAATACAAGCCTACGAGCAAACCTAAGCCATGCACCTAAAATCTCTCCGGCTCCAGAACTTCCGTTCGTTTTCCGACTCCGCAATAGAGTTCCCCGAAAAAGGGCTAGTGCTCGTTCGCGGCAAGGACGTAGATACGAACGAAAGCTCTGGGGCCGGGAAGACGACGCTCATGCTAGGTCTAGCCTACGCCCTAGACATCCTCCCCACTGGTTTTTCGGCCAAGTCTCTTCAGTCCTGGAACACTGAAGAGCCTCTCCAGGTCACTCTGACTCTCGAGCACGAAGGCAAACTCGTAGTGCTGTCGAGAGGCAAGAAGACCTCCATCGATTTCGGGGACCGAGTTGTCCAAGGTGCCAAGTCATACCCAGAAGCCCTTCAAAGTCTAGTAGGGTACGGTCCAGAAATCCTCCGAGCCCTCACGTACCGCAACCAGGGGGCGAGTGGATTCTTCCTGGCACAATCCCCTTCCGGTAAGGTTGAATTCCTGACTGGCGTGCTGGGGCTGGGTGCCATCGAGACAGCCATCCAGACATCACATGAACGGGCGAAGGTCCTTGAGAGTGAAACGGCGACCAAGCAAGCTCTAGTGGACGCCCTTCGAACGCGTCTGCTCGCAGCTACCGAGGAGGCAATCCCTCCTGAAGTCAATTTAGACCCACTCGAATTAGACGTTGTCCAAACGCAGACAGCCCGCCAAACGCTGACCACAGCCATCGCCAACCTCGAGAAGCAGATAGCTGACCTCAAGGCGCAGCAACGAAAGTCCAAGCAATCGGACATCGACGCCAAGTCTGCAGCTCTCGAAAAAGCACGTACGTTCCTGGGCAAGCTACGGGCCGAGGACAATTCCAAACTCAAAGAAGTACGAGCCGCCGAAAGTGTAGCCCGTCAATCCCTTCAACGTGTAACCTCAGCCCTTCAACGCCTTCAGCAGCAAGCCACCGAAATCGTACGGCTACAGAAGGAGCGAGCCAGGCTGGCCGTTGGGATGTGCCCAACGTGTGAGCGGGAATGGGACCAAGCCGCTGAACGCCGCCAGTCCATAGACGAGAAGATAGCCTCCCTCCAGGTCGAAGCTCAAGGCGAAGCTGTCTACCGCAAGCAAAAGCAAGAACTCGAAACCCAACTTTCGGAATCGAGCACCTGGACACCGAATCCGAAAATCGAACAACTCCGACAAATTGAAATCCAACTCACAGAAGAGTTGCGCATCTTGGAGCGTACGTCAGAGACACCCGTCAAGCTCGCCACCCAGCTAGAAGCCAGTCGAGCCATGTTGCGCGACTCCGACGCCAAGTACCATACAGCCAACACAGCCCTACAGGTCGCCAAAGCCCAGGCCTCATCGAGAGCGGCATCTATCAAGCGCCGGGATGCAGCCATAGAGCTTGCTTCAAAGGACCTACTTGCGGCCGAAAGCAAACTTGGTACGTTGACGGCAGAACTGAATGCGGAGCGTGACTTTGAGAGCCTTCTTGGACGTTCAGGCTTCTTAGGACTCATCTTCGAAGAGGTGCTGCGCGAAATTGCAGCCGAAGCCAACGCCCGCATGGGCAAGCTCGCCAATGTCAACCGGGTGGGGCTAACCTTCACAACCGAAACAGAAAAAGGCCGCCGCCAAATTCAGACGTGGGTGGACATCCGAGGCAATAGAACCAAACTCGAGGTGGGCCCTTCTGGCGGCATGCAAACCTCCATCCATCAGGTAGTAGACCTGGCCGTTATGACGGTCATCGGCCGTAGAACGGGTGGGAAGGTGCCTGGCTGGCTCTGCCTGGACGAAATCTTCGAGGGCCAGGGCGGGGTCACCAAGGAGGCCGCCTTGGAGGTCCTGCAGGAATTCGCCCGAGACCGATTGGTTTTGGTCATTGACCATGGCACTGAAATGCAGCAACTATTCACGAAGGTCATTGACATAGAGTTCCGAGACGGTGTATCGTCCGTGACATGAAACTCACCCCTAGGCAGTTGCTGGAGATTCGCGGTAATGCGATGTCACGTTGGCACTCGATGCCGGTCGAGACTAGTCTTCCGGGCAGCGCTGACTACCTCACTTCGGACCAGCGCGTCACAATCGCTTGGATGGAGGCCTGCACGCAGTTTTTGCATGCCAATGCGGGTGGGCCGAATGTTGGGGTTGACATCGAGGTAGGAATCGAGGAGAATGTGGAATGATAGTACGATTCTAACAAGGAGGATTCGATGAGTATGAAGAAGATATACGAAGTTACGATGTTCGGTACTTCCAGGGAAATAGAGGCCATGGGAACCGATGTGGCGATTTTTAGGGAGATGCTGGGGCGGGGGCTGATTCGCATCAATCGCATTAATTCCTCGGGTGGCTACGAGGTGATGCTTGACCCCAATAAGCTATTGGGACCCAAGGCGTCTTTCGACGTCGTGGCAAAATTCAAGGGAGAGGCGCCAGCAGGATTCGTTCGCTCCCAAAGAGCGGCAACCAACACAGAAGTCAAGGAGTAAATACAATGGGTAGACCAAAGGGCAGCAAAAACGGCGTACGTAAGGCAAAGAGCAATCCATTTGACGCACTGCCGCAGGATTGGCGCGACGAGATTGACGCGCTCGGCAACGACGAAAAAGCGGTTCGGGACCGAATTGCAAAGGTAACACTCGACAACGCAGCCCTCAAGGAGGCCGAGGAGAACGACGGAGACCTCCAGGAGAAGAAGGCGGCGGTCAAGGCCGCGATGGAGAGCTATAGCCCCCACTACAAGCAGCACAAGCTGATGGTTGGGTACCTTCGCCAGCACCTCGACAACAACGGCAAGTCGACCGGTGACTCGGGCCTTGATGCAGCAGTCCAGGAGTTCCGAAGTGACATGGGCGATGTGACATTGGTGGTCAAGTCGTCATGACCCATACACAAGAGCGCGTTGGGAAGTTCGCCCTAGCGTGGATGTGTATTGCTGTGTACGTGGCATGTGCGTTCATGTGGCCAATTGTTGTCGGGTTTGGCACGATTGCCGTGGTTATGTATTGCGGTATCTCTATGGCGATTTGGGATTCGACCTCATGACTGAATCCTCTCTCCAGTACGAGTTGACCATGCTGCTGAACAAGCACGCCAAGGAGACCTTTTCCAATACGCCAGATTTCGTGTTGGCTGAGTATCTGCTTGGGTGCTTGAAGGCATACACAAAGGCCGTCCAACGCACCAAACAGTGGCAAGGTGGTAACGATGAGCAAGCTTGACAAGTTCGCGTTGATCTCGTAGAATCAAACTGCGTTGAGCTGGAAGGGCTCCAGCAGCCAGACGACAAGCCATTCCCACGGACGGCTTCCGTCTCGTCTCATCGAAGTGGGTCGATGTGCCGTTCAAGTCGGCGCGCAGTTTTTGGTGTGTTAGAATGGTGGGATGTCAAACACCATTTTAGGTCTAGATTTGAGTACTTCAACCGGCTGGGCCATTTTTGTCGATGGCGTGCCGGCGCATTGCGGGACCATTACCAAACGTATTGGATGGGACGTAGCCGAATACCCGCGCAACTTCATCTTGGTAGCGGATGACATCGCGACCCAAGTCTTCGCCCTACTGTTGAAGTTCCCAGGCGTCACAGATATAGTGATAGAGGAAATCAACAAGACGTCTAGTCGCTTCGGGAGTCGTCACGCCCAGAAAATTTTAGACATGCTTCACTATACAGTGGTCAAGACGCTCCCCTCCCTGCCTATCCATTACATCAACACCTCGGATTGGCGGAAAACTCTGGGCCTGTCGGTGGCTGAGACGCGCAAGCGAGCCAAGCCGTTCTTGCTGGAGCTGAAGAGGCTCCAAAAGGAGCTGGCAGCGGTACCAGACAAGGCAGCGAAGAAGGCGGCCAAGGATAAACTAGATGCTCACAAAGCCCAGCTACGCAAGATGTGTATTCATGGCAAGGTCGACAAGAAGAGCATATCTGTAGCCTACTGCAATGCGACCTGGAATACAAACTTCAAGAAGGGCGACGACGACGTAGCCGATGCTCATTGTCAGGTCAAAGCCTATCTGTTAGGATGCCATGTCTTGAGCAACAAGGACGTATTTAACAAACAAGGAAAGTAACATGCCAGACACTCAGCCGAATGACGGGTTCAATAGCAGCTTTGCACATAACATCGCCAAGTTGCGTTACCTGTGGGACCTGAAGGACGGCACGAAGGAGACCTGGGCCCAGCTTTCACATCGCGTAGCCAAGCACGTAATGGGAGCCGTAGACGCGCCAAAGGAGCTGGTCCAGCGCATAGAGAAGGCGATTCTCAATCGCGAATTCGTCCCAGGAGGGCGATATTTGTATGCTGCCGGGAGGCCATTCCACCAAACCTGCAATTGCCTTTTGCTGCGTGCGACCGATTCTCGTGAGGGATGGGCAGAACTTCTCCAGAAGTCGTCCATGGCTTTGATGACTGGAGCCGGCATCGGCATTGTCTATAGTGATGTGAGAGCCAAGGGGCTTCCAATCCGCAAGACGGGAGGTCTCGCTTCGGGCCCCTTTCCTCTCGCCAAGATGATTAACGAGGTTGGTCGCGAAGTAATGCAGGGCGGAAGCCGTAGGTCGGCCATTTTTGCTGGCATCCACTGGTGGCACCCAGACGCTATGGAATTCGTCCACGGCAAGGATTGGTCGCCCGAGGTCCGGGCCCTCAAGGCAAAGGACTTCAACTTCCCAGCCACCCTAGACATGACCAACGTGTCTGTCATTCTAGACGACGAATTCTTCGACGCGTTCAAGGACCCCAAGCACCCACAGAACTCTCTCGCCAGCACAATCTATTGGGAGGTTCTGCGTCAGGCCCTCAAGAAGGGCGAGCCGGGGTTCAGCATCGACACTGGAGTCAACTCAAATAATTCCCTTCGAAACGCCTGCTGTGAGGTCACTTCTGACACCAGCGACGACGTGTGCAATCTAGGTTCAATCAACCTGTCTCGAGTACGCGACGTCGAGCACATGAAGGAGCTGGTAGAGCTAGGCACAGCCTTTTTGCTGGCTGGGTCTGTGTACTCTGATGTGCCGTACCCAGATGTAGACAAAGTGCGAACCAAGAATCGCCTACTCGGCTTAGGCTTGATGGGAGTGCATGAATGGCTACTGACGCACGGCAAGGTGTACGGCCCCGACAGCGACCTCGAGAAGCTCATGGAGGTCTACGCCACCAGCGGGACGGCAGCAGCTCCCTTCGCCAAGCAGTGGGGGCTCTCCAAGCCCAAGCGCACACGAGCCATCGCGCCTAACGGCACGACCAGCATCGTTTCCGGCACCATCGGTGGTATCGAGCCCTTGTTCTGCGTTGCCTACAAGCGTCGCTATTACAAGGGGACCGTGGTCCATTACGAGTATGTGATTGACCCGGTAGCGCGTCGTCTGATTGAGTCTGGTATCAAGCCGGAAGCAATCGAAGACGCATACGCTCTGGCTGAGAACATCGAGCGCCGCGTCGCTTTCCAGGCCTGGATGCAAAAATACGTCGACCATGCCATCAGCTCTACCGTCAACCTTCCTCCTTGGGGTACTGAAAATAATAACGAAGAGACCGTACGTTCCATCGGCACCATGCTGATGAAATACCTTCCAAAACTGCGCGGAGTGACCTTCTATCCAGACGGGGCTCGCGATGGCCAACCATTGAATGTGGTGAACTACCAGACCGCCATGTCCAAGACGGGAAAAGTCTTCGTTGAGGAACAAGCTGACGTTTGCTCTTTGACGAACCGTGGGACTTGCGGAGCCTAATGGATTCTGGTAGGCTGCGCCCAAAGCGAGGAAATGAATGAAAAAGTGCTCCATAGAAGGCTGCGGGAAAACAGCCGAAAAACGTGGATGGTGCGGAATGCACTATCGCCGATATCGGCGCCACGGTGACGTCAATTATATTACGCCAGAGTGGAGAACAGGAAGGGGCAATCCCAATTGCCGTCATCCGAACCTAAATGACTCCTACTTGGCTGCAATCGATTCACCAGACAAGGCGTATTTGTTGGGGTGGATTGCGTCTGACGGGCATGTAAACCACGACAGTGTGGTCATAACTGTCCACGCCAAAGACAGGCAAATATTGTCCAGTCTTGCAGCCCTTGTCGGACACAATGGGCCTAGGCTAATAAAGTCAAAGAAGGTGATGTGGGGGTTGTCCCTTAACTCAACCCAGCTAGCACACGATGCGGCTCGCCACCTTGGCCTTCCGGTAGATGTCAAAAAAGACGCTATAGTCGAGCCACTTCAAACGACCGACTCAAACTTAAAGTGGGCGTTTATGCGAGGGTTTTTCGATGGGGACGGTAGCGTTAGGCTTCCGAGTGGAACAAGAACCCCAGAATGTAATGTAGCGTCCTACTCGCCATACATCCGAGAGTTTTTTATTCAGAACTCGGCGGGAGCGAAAGATGATCCCAAAAACAAACAGGTGAAATGGACGGGTGTAGCCGCTCTCGACTTTCTTGGCAAGCTATACGCAGACACAACCTTCCCTTACCTATCCAGGAAGCGCGACATTTTTGTGGATTGGAGCCTCTGGGTCCCTGTGTTGACGAAGGGCTTCTGCATTTCTAGTCGCGGACTCATGTATTCGACCACAGACGCTGCGGCTCTTCCGCTCATCAAGCATAATGCTTCTGATAGCGGATATGATGTGGCCGTCATCAAAGAAGTCAGAAAACTAGGGAACGTAACTCTGTACGGTACAGGGATAAAGGTCTCACCACCGTTTGGGTACTATTTTGACCTTCTGCCAAGGTCTAGTATCATCAAGACGGGATACATGCTCGCCAACTCTGTTGGGGTAATTGATAGGTCGTACGTCGGAGAGATACTTGTAGCCCTCATCAAAACAAATCCTGATGCTCCTGATTTGGCTCTACCCGCTCGCGTGGTACAGCTCGTTCCTCGGCCAATTGTCAACTTGGAGATCGTCCAGGTGACAGAACTGTCCGACAGCGAGCGCGGCGAAGCTGGATTTGGAAGTACCGGTAAGTAGTATGCTAGAATGCGGGCCGAACGGAGTTACACATGGCATTTAATTTCATGACCGGCGAAGATGAGCCCGACACGGTCGGCCCGCAAGCATCATTCGAGTCTGCTCCCACAGAAGAGACGCAAGTTGAAGACCTTCTGTGCGAGGCAGAACGACGATTCGCCAAGGCCAAGTATTACGAGGTGCTCATCAAGGAGCCCATCTTCGAGGGCGACTCCTCACCAACAGCCCTGGAGGTCGTGAAGGAAATCCAAACCTTCAGTCGGGAAAGGTTGTCCGTCCTCCTAGGGCTCAGGGCCGCAGCTACAGACCCGGCGTCTGTCTTTACCGCCGAAGAAATCGATATTCTCAAGAAGATGGCCCAAAAGCTCCTCAAGCGTCCAGAGCTGGGTGGGATTGCCGTTCAGCCTCCCTCATCTCCCCAGCTCAAGCGTGCGTCAGCCCCGCAGTCTCCCAAGCCCCCTGAAGTCAAAAAGCCGGTCAGTCAGCAGCCCAAACCAAAAGAAGCCCCCAAAGCCAAGCCGGCAGCAAAAGAGACGGGCGAAGTCTTCCGCATGCCACAAAAGGACGGGACTTCCCGCACCTACAAGGTGGTGATGGAAGGAGACCAAAAAGTCTACATTGGCGAAAACGGCCTCAAGTACTTGATGGTCACCAACGACGCCGGTGAATTCTACATGAAGAACGTCACCCGCCCAGCACGCCCCAAAAACGGACCACAGCCCCACCCCCCGCTTAACGCGATGGCAATCGCCACCATCGCAGCACAGCAGGCCCAGAACGCTCTGAATGCCGGTGCAATCAACGTAACGGGCGCGACGGCTCAAGGTGGACAAACAGCAGAGGGTGGTGGTGTAGGCATAGCGGGATTAGCAGCAGCAGTGATGGCACAATAACCAAGGAGCATGTAAATGACGTTTTCCAATACCGAAGCCCACCTAGCATCAAAGAACGCACGCAACGCGGTCCAGCGCGTAACAGAGCTGGAGCGACAAGTGAAAGCTCTTGAGGACGCTCTACAGTCCATCGCAGACTCCAGCAACAAGGTCGTACAGACCGTCATCGACTCAACCAACAACGCACTCAAGGACATCCACGCTAAGGTAGACGCCATGAGCGAGCTGGTCCGTGCGACAGTCGACGTCGTCGGTCTCGACTCAGTCGGGGAAACGCTGGCCCAGAACCGGTCTGGGGACGATGAACGCAACCGCGTTGCCCAAACAAAGCAAATCGCTGACGGTCTGGCCAACGGGGAACTCAAGGCAGCCGACGCCATCGGGGAGACCTCTTACCTGGTCTTCACCGAAAAGGGCAAGGACGGCCACCCTCTTCAGTTCGGAGCACGTAAGCAGTTTGCGGTATCCCAAGTCATGCCAGAATTCCGAGCTTCGTTGATGGGCAAGGGAGTCGGAGCCACCATCACCAGCACCAGCGGCCACACCTTCGAGGTCGTCGAGTTCTACGATGTGGTTCAGAAGCCAGCCCCCGCCGAAGTCCTCGCCACCCCCGAGACGAAGTAACAGAAAGGCCCCTATGCGACGACCACCCACCGAGCTAGACGCAGCCAAGGTAGAGCGCGCTGAGCAGGCCAAAGCAGCACAAGCAAAACTCAAGGACAAAGCCCTAGCGCAAGCTCTAGCGGAAAACGAACAGCTTCGACAAGAGCTGGGTGTCTTTTCGAGTATCGGTCTGCCCGTGATTCGCAGCCTAGGCAAACCCTCGTTCTCGGTGGGTGGGAAGAGGGCGGTCGCGTGCGTCCTCGCATCAGACTGGCACGTAGACGAGGTCGTGAAGCCACGAGTCGTCAACGGCCTCAACGAATACAATCCAGCCATTGCCAAAGTGCGCAGCGAAACCTTCTTCCGCAACGCACTCAAGCTGGTCGACATCGCGGCCAAGGAATCGGAAATCGACACCATTTACCTCGGCCTGCTCGGGGATTTCTTCTCTGGGTGGATTCATGAGGAAGGGCGCGAGGTCAACTCCATGTCTCCGGTCGAAGCCGCGATGTTCGCAGGTGACATGCTGGCTAGTGGGATTGCGTACTGGCTGAAGAACTCCAAGTACAACATCGTCGGAGACGCGCTGCCTGGGAACCATGGCCGACTAACCATGAAGATTAGATCAGCCAATGTGGTTGCCACGTCACTCGAGACCGTTACCTATGCCCGAATCGTAGAGCGTTTCATGGGCAACCCTCGAGTCAATATCTCCCTGGCCGATGGCGGTATCGTCTATCGACGGTTCTTTGACTCATTCACCATGCGTCTGCTCCACGGATACGAGTGCAAGTACGCGGGCGGAATTGGCGGACTGACGATTCCTCTTCGGCGTATGATTGCTGGCTGGGAGAGAGGGATTCGAGCGAACTTGACGGCACTCGGCCACTTTCACCAATACCTCCCTGGTGCCGACATCATTGGGAATGGTAGTTTGATTGGCTTTAATTCTTTCGCGCAGCGCATTGCTGCTAGCCCGGAGCCACCTCAACAAGCTTTCTTTGTTGTCCACGAACGAGACGGTGGGCGGCTCTGCACCCAGGCACCAATTTGGGTGGACCGTTGATATGAGAAGCTGCTTGATATACGGCAGAGGTAGACTGCGAAGTGGCTGCACCAAACAACATTCTGGAGTTCCCTCATGCTCAACGACCCATCACAGATTAGAAATCAAATAGACACGAACCCAGACTTCATAGCTCTAAAGCGTTATGGGAACAGCCTAGAGTCGTTCTTGGAAAAGTATCCCAACGGAGTACCAGACGACGCCCGTGGCGTTCGACTCATCGCTCAGGCCCTTCAGATGACGGAAGACGAAGTCAAGGAGACAGTAGAACGGGTAATCAGGTCCATTCGTCACGTCATGAAGGTGAAGGTATGAGGACCAGAAGGCTGTTGGGTTGGGCTCGCTACCTTCTTCGCTCCGTTCAGTTCAACGTCCTTGCCTTTTGTATCATTTTGTCGTATCGTTGGAAGAATCGAGTGCGACAATCTAATTGTTCCGTAACTTCTCGATTTTGTCGTTTTGCGCTATATAGCTCTGAGACCTGCCAATGAAAAACTTTCCGTCCCCACACGTACACACCCAGAGCCTAGACACTGCGAGCACAATCGAGAACTTCGCCAAGCGCGAAACCGAGTTGGGAACTGGATATCTTACATCCACCGACCACGGAACACTTCAGGCTACACGTACCGTCTACGACCTGTGTACATCCGGGAAGTTCAAAGGCAAGCTCAAGCCCATTTTGGGCATAGAAGCTTACATGAGGGACGATGAGTGTTCCATACTTACATCGGCCGGGGTCCAGAAGTCGAAGGACGGCATTTGGGACGGATTTAAGTACGGCCACATCACCCTACATTGTCTCGACGAAGAGGCCTATTCGGCTCTTTCTCGGGCAGTGAGTGATGCAGACCTACGGGCAGAGTGGCACGGGTCGGAACGCAAGCCATTGTTCACCTGGCAGCACATTGAAACTCTCGGACAATATAACGTCACGGCCGGCTCAGGATGTTTAATAGGCGCAGTCTCGCGGCATTTGATGCGCAAGGACCCCGTCAGCGCCATGAAGTACTATGAGCGTCTGCGCAGCACCTTCAAACCAGGCAATTGGTACGCCGAGGTCTTCCCGCATGTCTGTGACCGCAACTGGGAATCCAAGGTGGAGGTGGCGGAAGAGGACGGGAAGACTTCTACCTTTCGCCCTTGGAAGAAGCTCAAGACGGTAGTTGGTGGAGACGGAATCAAGGCAGAGGACCTGGCGGCCGAGTACAAAAAAGACCCACAGGGCACCGTACAGAAGCACCAGTCCATCTTGGAGGTCATGGAGGCCCGTGCGTGGACAGTCCTCGAGAGGCCATTGGCCTTCAGGGCTGTCACCAAGAAGGAGGGATGGGTCGTCAATGACTGCTCCCCAACCAATCCTGGTGGAGACCTCCAGTTTGGAGCCAACCAATTCATCATGGCGATGGCGCGCAAGTATGGTGACACTGTAATAATTAGCGATGACGCGCATTTTTCGCGTCCAGAAGAAAAGATAGTCCAAGACGTCAGATTGGGTCAGTCGGGAAGCTGGCGAATGGCCAACAGCTACCACCGACGCTCATCCGACGAAGCCTTCGAGTACTTCCGCGACAACATGGGCGTCCCCCAGGCCCAATTCGAGGGTTGGATTGAAAACGGGCTCGAGTGGGCCAACCGCTTCAAGGATTTCAAGTTCAGCCCCCGGCAGACCCTTCCGGTGTCCTTCTACCCACAAGACACCCTGCGCTATACAATGGGTCTAATCAAGAAACACGGTCGAATGGATTGGGGAAACCAGGCAGCCGTTGCAAGGCTCGACGAAGAAATCAAGCTGCTCTACAAAAACGGCTCAATCGACTTGCTGCCATACTTCATGGTAGTCGAGGAGGCTCTGTTTCAGTACCACAAGGCGGGTGTATTAACTGGGCCTGGACGTGGCAGTGCCGCTGGGTGCCGTCTCGCTTATTTATTGGGCATCACGCACATCGACCCCCTTCCATACAATCTATCTCTGGACCGATTTTTGACATTGGACCGTATCGCCACTGGCAAATTTCCTGACATTGACAATGACTTGGCCAGCCGGGAAATTCTGGTTGGTCCCGAGGACCAAGGGGGTTGGCTGAAGGAAAGGTTTGGCGATTGCGTTGCTCAAATCTCCGTCATCACTACCTTCAAGCTCAAGAATTCTATCAAAGACGTATTCCGCGCCTTCGATAGACAGTCAGGTAATCCAGAGCCACGAGTTCCTCAGGAAATTGAAGCCGTATGCAAGGCCCTGCCAGACTCGCCACAAGGCGTCAGCGACAAAGAGTTCGTCTTTGGGTACACAGACAACTCGGATGAGTGGATTCCCGGGCTGACAGAAACGAATCAGGTCCTACAGCGCTTTATCTCCAAATACCCCAAGGAGTGGGGAGCTGTGCAATTGTTGCTAGGATTGGGCAAAAACGCGAGCCGCCATCCGTGTGGATTCCTCATCGCGAACGAACCTATACAGAACTTTATTCCGTTGATGACTGTCGGCAAGGTTCGTGTCACAAGTTTCGGTTCAGCCGGGGTCGAAGCATCGGGCGGCCTGAAGATTGACTTTTTGAACATCAATTCGCTGCGAGACATCGAAGGAGCAATCAAAAACATACAAGCTCGTCACGGTACAGGGGGGCAGCTTCAAATCGACGAACACGGAGTCGCCCTCGCTCTGGTAGACGGGAAGAAGGTCCCTGCCGTCCGGCTCATCCCATACGGTGGGAGACAGTATGATGTGTGGGACCTCCCAGAAGACATCGAGGTCTACAAAGATATATGCCAAGGGCGCGTTGAGACGGTATTTCAGTTCGACGCTGGAGCGGCTAGACAAGGCCTACGACACTTTGAGACTGAGGACGGCTCTCCGGCCCTACGCAGCATCAATGACCTGGCAGCTTTCACGGCCCTGGACCGCCCAGGCCCTCTGGATGCTACCGTTACGGACGAATCCGGCAACTCGCACAACATGCTAGTCGAGTTCGCCCGGCGCTCTAAAGGCCTCAAGCCTGTAGGGGCTGTGCCTGTCCTGGACAAGATGTTGCCGGAGACGAAAGGTACAATCGTATATCAGGAGCAATGTCAGCGCATCTTTCAGGACCTAGGACACACGACAGCCATCCAGGCCAACGAATTCCGTTATCGATTCAGCAAGAAGAAGATGGTCGATGTAGACAAAATAGACCGACCTATCTTCCTAGAGGGCGCCACCCCAGAACTAGGACCCGATACAGCCCGGAAGATTTGGGACATGCTGTATGCCTTTGCTGGGTACTCCTTCAACCTGTCGCATGCGGTTGCGTACGTGACTATATCTTACGCCTGCGCTTGGCTCAAACACAATTTCCCCCTCGAGTGGTGGACGGCAGTGCTGTCGAATGCCAAACGAAACGAAATCGACGAAAAGTTCTGGCGATATTGCGGACACCTCATCGACCTACCAGACGTCTCACTCAGCAAGGCAGGCTTCGATATCCAAAACGAACGCATTCGGGCCCCACTGAGTTTGCTGCATGGTTTGGGCGACAAGGCCCACGAGCAGCTCTTGGCTGGCGCACCCTACTCTTCCTTGCGCGACCTCCTAGAGAAAATCGAACAGTGGAAAGTTGACCATCCTCGCACCACCCAGAAAAAAGACAAGAAGACACGTGAGACAAAAACGGTGCAGGCTAAGGGTGTGTCGGCTATCAGCTCAACCGTCGTCCAAAACCTCATCGTGTCTGGGGCAATGGACAGTCTGTTCCCAGCCACAGACGAATCCGGCTGTCCGATGACAGTCCAGCAGCGGCTCGTACAATACATCTTCACAGCCCGTGATGTGTGCGGCGGCAAGAAGAAAATCAATTCGTTTGCGGCCAAGTTCGACTTGCAGTCCCCTCTCATCCGGCTCCAACTCCGCAAGAAGGTCCTACCTGCCTACAGCACAAAGCTTTTACCTCTAGTCCAGAAGGCGCTTCCTTACCGAATCAGCGGCAACAAACTGTTGACCTTCGTCTCGGAAGGCGACCGAGTCCTAGAAGACGGCTCAAAAGAGCACTGGGTCGGCGATGTCAGTGACGAGTGGCGCATAGTGACAGAACAACAATTCGAGCGACTGAGCGACCTAGGCCCGATGGAAGGGGAGCTGGATATAGCGATGATTGCGTATGTAGTTGCCGACCGACGATTCGACTATAAACAGCGCTCGACGGGCGAGCCAAGGACCGCAAGCGAACTCACTTTGGACGTTGACGGACGGCGCGTCTCGGTGGTAAAGTGGCCTTCTAAAGAGGGGCTACCGTCCGCCTTCGATTCGACCTTGGCTGGCTCAATCGTAGCGTGTCTATTCAACCGAGGTAGAGGCAGCAAGGATTTCTTTTTGTGTGACGTAATGATGTTGCAGCAGTCACTAAATACAAAGGCAGACAAAGAGGAGAGCGCATGAAGAGCAATGAGATTGAAGTGGTTGGCGTGGGTACTGGACACTTTACAACTGGAGGTCGCCAGCTATTTCGGGCCGTTGACCCAGTCGGCACACTGGCCGTTGCGGTTCTTCCAGACGGCACCGTAGAATTCGGCTCAGGGTTTGCGCCTTCCGAAGAAGAGCAGGAGTTCTGGGCTCAATTTGGACGGGCCCTTGCTAGGGGCAACGCACAGGAGAATAAATAATGACATCACGACGAGAAGTATATAAAGCAATCGATACAGAGCGAGACTACCAAGAAGTCCGTTGGGATGGACACACGCACACCGTCACCGAGTGGATGGTTTACATGCGCGACTACATCGAAGAGGGGCTACATCACGTCAGCAGGTCCGCCAACGAACTTCAGGCCCTAGAAGAAGTTCGCAAAGTCACTGCACTTGGAGTAGCATGCATGGAGCAACTAGGCGCACCCAAGCGCAAGGCTCCAACTCAACCGAAGGGAATATAACAATGAAAAAACTAGTCCAGAAGTACGAAGAAATCAGCGCCCGAGCCACAATGACCGTCGCTGGGGACACACGAACCCGCCCAGGCCGCGAAATGATGCGGAATCAGGCCAGGGCAGAGCTTCCCGCCATCGAGAAGGAGCTGATGGTTGCGTTTCGCAAGGCCGGGTTTCCAGTTTTTGTGACCGGACCTGGCACTGCCGAGTTCGTCAACGCAGCGCGAGAGTTAGCTGAAGTCGCATTTGTCGACCTTAGCGCGGCGACGGGCGAAATCCACAACGCAGTCATCTCAACCATCGGCCACCACCGCGATTTTTCTCCGGCTGTATTCGCTGTCATGATTCGTGAGGTCAAAGCAATTGCCTCTCTCGTGGGGTTGACTTCCATCCCCGACATCAAGTACGATGGCCCGCAGTTCCTGCCAGACTCGGCATCCTGCATTGCTCTAGTCAACAAGTATTTGGTAACTTACTTGGGGCCCGAGTTTTTGGCAGGCGTCGTAGAACTAGCAGCGCTGAAGCAGGTCAAGGATATGGAGTGTGAGGCCCCGGTCATTCCCGTCCTCGTTACAGGGCTAACACAAGAAGTACAGGACCAAATCGCCCCAAAGCTATTCCAGGGCAAGTTTGTGGCAGCAACAGCAGACGCAACGGCAGACGAAAAGACCGTAACAGACGTATTCAAGCAAGTCCGCAAGATGATGAAGCAACCGTAACTGTAACTCGAAAGGCAACTATATATGGCAATCCAAGTAGGCAAGGCAAATTACAAGTCTCAAGAATCAACCCGTCTCACCTTCCACAAGTTGGGCCACAAGGAGCCCAAGCAGCGCACGCTGGTAGTGCGACTGGCACCCCCAATCGGACCTCTCGCTGACCGAGGAATTTGGGCTCTGTATCTCAAGCAGCACTGGGGATATAGTGTTCCCTTTGTTGGGAACGACGGCAAGTCGCGCAATATTCCGCTCAACTTCAAGTGCATCGAGAAGACGGACCGCGACGGAACAATCACTACGCACTGTCCCGAGTGCGATTTGATTAAGGTCCAGAAGGACAAGCTCAAGTCCAAGAAGGAGTCCCTCGAGAAGGAAGGCAAGTCCAAGGAAGAGGTTCAAGCCGCAACCCAGTACGTCGCTTCATGGACCCGCGACCACAACTGCGACCGCAAGTGGCACATCGTAGCCAAGGACACCAACGGGGTTTGGGGCTTTTTCCAGTGCTCACACGCAGCCTACAAGCTTCTGAAGGGCAACGAGCGCGTGCCTGGGCTAATCGACAAGCTTCTCGGCAAGGGAGTAGACCCGCTGAGCCCAGAGAAGGGCGTCTGGATTAAGTGGGAGCGCAGTGGCGAGTCGTTCAACGACATCAAAGACATCCCCACCGTGTATACCGAAGACGCAGTCCTCGACGGCGAGACGGTCCAGCGCACCAAGTACGACAGCCTGACCCAATCTGACCTAGACGCACTAGAGAAGCTACCTTCTCTGGACGCTCTTGGCCGTGACTTGACGCTCGACCAAATCAAGATGTTGGTTGAGTCGGGCGGCGATGAAGAGGTCGTCCGCACTGTATTCAAGATGCCCAAGATTGTCGCCAAGCAAGAGACCCCCGCTTCGTCCGCCAAGGTCGACGAAATCCTCGACGAGGAGCCCGAGGAAGAGGTCGCCTCACTCCCAGCCCCGAAGCCCGCACCGGCCCCCGTAGCTGCAGCTCCAGTCGAGGCCGTCGTAGATGAGGAGGAGGCAGAGATGGCTCGCCTGCAGGCAGCCATGGCAGCGGCAGCAGCACGCAAGGCAGCTAAGGCGTCAGCTCCGAAGGCTGAACCGGCGAAGGTGGAGCCCGAGCCGGCCCCCACTTCAAAGGCGCTAGCCGAGCTGGAGGGCGATATGGATGCTTTTATGGCGAAGTATAAGTAATTACATCACCCCGCAAGGGGTTAGTCAAGACATGGATGCGTTCATGGCGAAGTAGAAGAATTTAGCCATCACTCCGCAAGGAGAACTAAAAAGGTCGAAACGGCGCCTGTTCGGGCCGTACACGAGTAAGGCTCGTGCTGAGGATGACCCAAAGGAATATATGGACTACAAGCATGGCGTGAAGAAGGTCGTTATGAGTTTTGAGATGGAAGACGGTACCATTCAGGTTCTGGCAATCAAGCCAGACAGCAAGGGCCTGAACTTCAGCTCACGGTACGGCTGCCGCGACATCGGAGAGGGATACGTCGAGTCGACCGGAGAGGTTTCCCTCGACTTGAGCGTTAGCGGGCTCGCGGTTGACGACTCCCCCAAGCGCCCATGGACCACAAACGTCTCCCCTGAGCCCCAGCCCGTCTACTTCATGGATTGAGCAATGACCGATTTCTTCCAGACGCCGGACGGCAAGTCGTACGACATGTCCGTTCCAAACGAGGCAGAGCAGCGCGTTCACGAAATAGCCTTCGTGTCGCGCCCCAAGGCCCCAGAGCTGATGGCTTGCTTCTCTAAGGCTTGCTTTGTCTTGGGGCGGCATCTACCTGACGTACTACTTGGACATCTCTTGGCTGGCCAAGCGGTAGCTCGACGCAAGGCTATTTTGACCATCGATGTCGTTCCAGGTAAGATAGCCGAAAAGAAGTTGGCTTCCAACGCAGAGACCCGCCAGGCCCTCTTGGATATCGACCCAGAGTACAACGCGGCGGTTGAAACTGAATACAGGTTCGAAGCAGCGTTGATGTACTTCAAGCTCAAAATAAAGGATATGGATTCAGCCCTGAACGCAGTCAAGAAGGCCGTATCCGACACAGACCAAATCTACAACCGACCAAACTACAACTCGCAGAACACCAATATGGATTCGGCCCCAGAGCCCATGCCGTCAAAAGCCAAGCCGTGGCCCGAGGACGAATGGGACATGTATGGCTGCGATACTGTAGCTGTTCCGAATTCACAACCAACACAACCAACCTCAGCAGTTACGACCACGCAGTCTGGATTCAAGATAGGGAAGGCTCGATATTAAATGGCACCTCCAAATAACGCAAAAATCATGGAAAAGCTGCTGGGTATGTCTGGGGCAGTTCCCAGCGTGGGCCGGCGCAACGTACACGAGTACGTCCTTCGCACACCCAGCCCCAGCTTGAACTTCTGCTTTGGACATGCCCACGGCCTACCGGCCGGATTCACCTTGCAGGTGTCGGGACCTCCGAAGTGCGGCAAGACCGTATTCACCAACTCGATGATTGCCCAACTACACAAGGATGACCCCACAGCGTTTGCGGTCAAATTTGACACCGAGATGAGGGAAGAGGGCCAACTCACAGAAGAAGATATGGTTATGTGGGGCATCGACCCCAGCCGTTATATCTGCTTCCAGACCAACCGACCCGACGAAGTTTTCGACCGCATCGAAAATGACTTCTTGGCACTCGTACAGGACCGTGGCTGGAATCTGAAGATGGTTGCGATTGATTCGACATCTCAGTTGCAAGGCAGGCGGGCCCTGAACGCGACGTCTATCAACACTCAACAGATCGGCGATAACGCCGCTACGATTCAAGAAGGACTCAAACGAATCTTGCCGGTTCAAAGACGATTGAGGTTCGGATTGGTCCTAACATCCCACGTTCGTGCACAGATGGACCCCCTGGAAGTGAAGCGAGGCAATAAATATCGTATCCAATCTAGCTTCGGGCAGCAACACGTCGCCGAGTACAATCTGTTCATCGAGGCGAACCGAAACGCCGCTGGTAAGGTAGACCTAGAAGGTAAGTCATACTACGACGAGCGAGTCGAGGATGTCGCCGGAAGGGGAGAGAAGACCGCCCACCGCATCAAGTGCAAGATGATTGACTCCACCATGGGTCCGAAGGAACGTAGCGGAGAGTTTTCGTTCGACTACCACAACGGAATCATCAATACTTGGGAAGAAGTTTTCAAGCTAGGCACAGGCTATAACATCATTGAACGCCCCAACCAACTCACCTACGCCTATGGTGGCAAGGAATATCGAGGCAAGCCAGCTATCTTTGAGGCACTCAAGAACGACCCTAACCTCTGTAAGGGCATCGTCGATGAACTACGACGGCGAGACCAAGCTAATGAGCTGAGCAAAGGTGCTCCTGAATCGGTACGAGATGGGTCGGACCCGCTTGGGGATGATATCCCGACCATGGACGAAGAGTAAGAATGTCACGCGGCAAGACCTCCCTCAAGATGCATTCCCCGCACCTAGAGGGAGAGTATTGCCTAGACAACACGGTCCCGTTTGATAACGTTCCGTTTTCCTCCAATAAGCCGGTTTGGTGGATTTGTTCTGTAGGGCACAGGTGGCAAACGCCACCCGCCCTACGGACCAGGAAGGCGAAGTATCCGTCCCGCTGCCCTTATTGTTCGGGGCGGCGGATCTCTGAAGTGAATTCGTTGAGAACAAAAGCCCCTCACCTAGAGTCAGAATATCACCCAGATAACCTTGTTCCATTTGAAGATGTGTCGTTTGGCTCAACGAAGAAAGTAAAGTGGCGGTGCTCGCAGTGCTCAGAGCATGTATGGGAAATGGCCCCAAATTCGAGAACGAGCCAAGAGCAGGGGTGTCCGTATTGTAGCGGGACCCATGTATCTTCGGCGAATTCGTTAAAGACCCGCGCTCCGCATCTGGAAGTAGAATACCACCCGTCCAACCCATTGCCATTCGAAGAGGTCGGGTATGGCTCGAAAGTTTCAGTATTGTGGCAATGCCTCAAAAATCCACAGCATACTTGGCCGGCTTTGCCGAATTCCAGAACCTCCTCAGAAAGTGGCTGTCCGCATTGCCCACAGAACTTCTTGACAGATAAAAATTCATTAGAGGTGAGGGCCCCGTGGCTCGCCAAAGAGTACCACCCAGACAATCCAATTCCCTTCGCCGAGATGACATTCGGCTCCAGAAAGGGCGTCGTGTGGATCTGTTCTAAGAACAGCAATCACACTTGGGTAGCTACACCAAACTCTAGGACGTACAGTAAGACTGGCTGTCCCCATTGCTCCTTTCAGCACTCCAAAGCTGAACTAGCTATCTTTGCGGCAGTCAAAGAAAAACGCCCAGACGCCCTCAACGGGAAGCGAGGGGAGTTGAAGTCAAAGCTCTTGGAACTCGATGTTTTTGTGCCTTCGCTACGCAAAGCGATAGAATATGACGGGACGTATTACCATCCAGTAGGGCAGGAACGCGACGTCCGCAAAAACCAGCAGTGCATAGAGGCTGGGATATCTCTACTCAGAGTCCTCGAGGCCGAATACGAAGCTGACCCCGCCGCCGCCCTACTGAAGATATTTCAATGGCTTGCTCTTCCTCCACCAACGGACTAGACTACCCCCATGCCATCACCCCTAGGCGAAAAGCTCAAAAATCTGCTCGATGAAGCCGGAATCCAGTACAAGACGAATTCAATTAGTTTCATCTTGGCCTGCCCTAAATGCTCTAAGCGTGAAAAGCTCTACATCCGCAAGTCTGATGGGCGGTTTGTTTGTTGGGTGTGCGCGGAAACGATAGGGTTCAAAGGTAAAGCTGAGTGGTGCCTGACGGAGCTGACAGGAAAACCCGTAGCGGAGCTTCGTCGCGAGCTATACGGGGCCGGCCAAGGGCCTTCATCTCTGTATCTGGACATTCATATCGAGGACTGGTTCGACGAATCGGACGAACTCCCGATGTTTATTCCCGACGCGCTACCCGAGGTCCTACCTGACCCAGGATTCCGGGACTTGAATTCGCCACAAGGCAAACCTGGACTCGATTACATGGTTTCTCGCGGAATCCCTTTGATGGTAGCGATGGAGTACGGGATTCAATACTGGCCATCCCAGAAATCGGTTGTTTTCCCCGCCGTCGCTGAAGGCAAGTTGATTGGCTGGCAAACTCGAGTAATCGGCCCGACCCGATGGTTTGACGGAGATAGCGGGGTGGAAGTCAAAATCCCCAAAGCCATCACTTCTGTAGGCCTCAAAAAAGACCGGACTTTCATGTTTGGGGACAGAATCACTGGGGACCATGCAGTACTGTGTGAAGGCCCATTCGACGCCTTGGCGTGTCATTTGATAGGAGGGAATGTGGCTTCACTGGGGAAGGCCGTCAGTCACACCCAGCTCGAGCTTTTGAAGAATTCAGGCATCAAAAAGCTGTATTTGGCGTTGGACCCAGACGCCTTCGTCGAATCACGCAAAGTCCTCCAGGAGGTAAGCCGCAGCTTGGCCGTATACGATTTGCGCCCCCCGGAGCCATACGAAGACATCGGCGCCATGCCGATGGAAGAGGTAGCCAAACTAGCTCAAGTCGCCCCCAAGCTCCACCCACATCACATCTTTTTGTATGTAGAGAATCCGTACAATGCCCACTGACTTCAGCCTGAAGATAGAATCGACGTCCGGTCCAGCCCAATTGCCGTTCTCGGAGGACCAACAGCAAGCGCTTTTGGGCCACGTCATGCAAAAGGACACATTCTTCAAGCAAGTCTACCAGCGCCTAGAGCCGGGTTGGTACACCGACCCGGATTTGTCGAAGATTTTCACTGCATATTGCGCTTTTTACAAGCACTACGACCACATCCCGAACAGCCTAGATGAGTTCCGCGCTTGGCAGGACTTCCAGGCATTGGACCAGGCCGACCGGGTACGAATCAACAACAAAATCACGCTTTGCCACGCAAAGACCCAGACTTACGGGGTCGACTACCTCGCCGAGCAAATCACCGTATGGCAAAAGATGCAGTTGTGCGTCAACAATCTGCCCCAAATAGCCAATCTAGTCAACACACGCAAGCTCGACAAAGCCGAACAGCTCCTACATGAGACCTCCAAGGACTTGCTGTTCAGCTCCTTCCAGCAGGACCCTGTGGCGAATTGGGAGGATTGGAAGGCTGTTAGAGAGGCCGAGTCAATTGACGCGAAAAACGCCATATCCACCGGGTTGAGCTTGCTGGACCGTAAGCTTTTGCCTAGCGGGACCAAAGGCAGCCTCCTCCCTGGAGACACCACAGTCATCATCGCCGCTTCGAACTCAGGCAAAACCTCATGTATGTCCACCATTGCCCGACATAACGTGATGTCTGGCAAAAGCGTGCTGTGGGTGACTCGAGAAGGTCGTCAGCTCGACATGATGACGAAGATGTATTGCTGTGTCTTCAAGAAGCAGCGCGCGGATTTGTGGAAGTGGTCTCAGACCCCAGAAGGCGAGGCTGAAATGACCACGATGACGAAGTATTTGAACCGTAGACTACATTATATTCATGTGCCGAAGGTGACCTCATTCGTTGAAGACATTGTCGCTGACATCATTCGCATGCAAGCCGCTAGATTGGCTCAGACTGGCAAACCGTACGATTTACTGGTGGTGGACTACCCAGCCATATTCCAGACAAAGGAATCCCAAGGCGCTAAGTGGGGGTTGCGCGAAATCCAGGATTACCTGTACCGGCAATTCGTGCAACTGGCAGCACAAGAGAAATTCCACTGCCTGCTAGCAGCACAAACCAACCGCGAAGGGTCAAAAGTCAACAAGGGCATCGGCGGCGGACGAAGGTTGGTGACCAGCGAAGACATTGCAGAATGCTTCGGGATTATTATGAGTGCTACTAACGTCTTGACTATCAACCGAGACGAAAAAGCTCAATCAAGTGGGCACCTTACATATTACCTAGTAAAATCGCGCTCTTCGGACACTGGTTGGGCTATTACAGCCAAGTCCGATTTTGGCATGGGTATGACTCACTCTGACGAATTAGGGGCTACCGCCTACCGAGGAAACATGAAATTGTCTGACCAAGTCGACGACCTGCTGCGGTGCTACAAGAACAAAGATGTACCCGAAGGGGCTATCGACGGCTACAAGATTGCGATGAACGAGAAAGACGAAGGGACCGTAGTATGAATCCCGCAGAATACCCACAACGCTCGAAAAATCCTCTTGTGGTTTAGCGCTTGACACATCCCCGAACCCCATGCTATAGAACGGTCCATGCCACACGCCATCATTCTCGACGACCTGCAGTGCCGCCACGACGCATTTCGAGCCAAGTACGGCGCGAAGTTCGACGACATCAAAAGCTGTTACAACATGGCGGAACTCCTACATCACCTTCTCTACTGTCCTGGCGAAGTCCGTTTTATTTCCTTGGACCACGACCTCGGCGATACGACCACCGGCAAGACGCTGTACGGGACCGGAATGGACGCAGTGCGGCTCTTGGATGTACTCCCGGACAGGTATCTGCCCCTCTACATCAATGTTCATTCGCATAATTACGCCAAGGCCGAAGAAATGATGTACGCACTGCGGCGGGCAGGGTTTTCCCCCACCAACGAGTACTTCACCGAAGAATGAGGAACCCAAATGACTGATACCATCGCAATTAAGACAAATTACATCAAACTACTCGCCATCGCTCTATTTGGTGTTCTCCTCGCCCTGTTGACATACGGTGGCATCAAGCAATGGTCCTACAACAAGACCATAGCCAAGCTCCAGAATGACGTGGCGTCCAAAGACAAGACCATCGAGGTCTCCAAAGGCGTCTACGAAAAACTCGCCCTGGAGTCAGAGAACCTCAAGGCCTTGCTCGACCGTACGAATTCGGAAGTGGACTCCTTGGTCAAAGAGCTAGACAAACGAGACGAAGACCTACTGACAGCCAACAACCTAGTCGTATACTGGAAGCAGAAGTACGACGCCAAGGGTCCAGGCACCCAGACTGTCATCCCGGGGACCCCAACACAACCAGGACAGCCCGCCGTCGACCGAATCAAAGTAGCGTTCGCCAAGGACTTCGGTTATCTTGGTGTGGAGGGCTACACCCTCACCTCTCCTCCAGAATATTGGGTGTCTATCGCAAACAGGCGTCCCCTAAAGCTGACTTTGGTCGTAGGGCGCCTCAAGGATGGTAGCTGGAAGGCTGATGTAACCTCAAGTGAGGACAACGTGGGGGTGGATATCTCAATCGCCGCTGTAGATACGTCGCTTTTTGCTCCACCGTGGTATTCGAAGATTGGGGTCGGGGTCGACCTAGGAGTTGGTGCACAGGGGTTCTTGGGTGGCGTGGGAGCTTCGTATGCGTTTGGCAAGTTTGAGGTAGGTCCAAAGGTGTGGATAGATATTGGCGGGTCGGGCGTGGGTGTCTTTTACGGTGCCGCAATTTCGTGGCACCCGTTCGCTGGAAGGTAAAGGTATGTTCCCAATCAAAAGTGTCTTGGTGTCTGCTGGGCTGTCTGGTCTTGTCTTCGCCTTCTTCCCAACCGCCTCTCTGTGGGTATTCGTGTGTATCGGGCTTCTGGTTGGTATCATCTGCCCTCCTCTTTTTGGAGAGACAAATGGATGACGTGACTGTCGTAGCGGTTTTTCTAGTAGTAATTTTCGCGGTGTATGTTGGAATAGGCATACTGTACAATGGAGACAAACAATGACTCGCTCAGAAGCAGAAGATGTATGTCTTGGAGTTATGGAAGAATATCTCCCCAGGTCGGTGGCCAAGAAGGACCGCAAGGAAATGCTCCACGGCATGTTCTACGAACTCATGGACCTAGGAGCCCTTTCGCTCAGTGAAGATGTCGACGACGAGGCCCCCATCGAGACCGAAGACCTGACGTCGTTGATTCGGTGACGCCATGACACGCACCATCAAATCTGTCCCAACTGGCACCGACAACGAATTCAAGTGGGAGGTCCGAATCGAAGGAGAGGACTGCCCAGCTCTCACCCTGGCCTCGTACCTTGCCATGCGCAGTCTGTTGCAGACCTGTTTGGGAACTCCCGGGATGATGTCGTGCGGAAACAACACTCCGCAGTCTTTGAAGATGACCCATGACGGCGAAAAATGGGTCATCATGTTGGAAGCGGTGGGGCCATGAGCACTCAAAAAGATATCGTCGATACCATCATGGTACTACCTACCGTAGTCAAGGTGGATATCAAACACGCTATGACAACCCCGCACGGATAGCTCGAGATGGAAGTATACGGCGGCGGGTACGGAGACATATACAAAGCCCTGGGGAGTGTCGTTCCGGCAGGAGTGACAGTTGCGTGGATTCACCATTTCTGGGCAGACCAGTCGGCTCGATACATATACCCAGTAGGCGCGCCAGCTAAGCCGGTCGAACCCAAGAAGTGCCGATGCGACATTCGAGACTTGATGTCGGTCGGACATAACGCCGGTTGCCCAGAATCGCCAAAGAACCGTAAGTCCAAGAAGACATACAATCCGACGTCCGTCACGATAACTATCGACGGCAAGCCTTGCGTGCCTTGCGATGCAGATATATACGCCTTCGACAAGACGGGGGCTCCAATCATCGGGCCACACGGCAGCCCGCTGACCCAGGCCGAGCTAGCCGACTACTCGGATAATAAAGCGTACGTGATGCCCTCTCCTATCCGGATTTTGGACTATACGGTTTAGCCATGCAACTGACCTCCGGCCAACAGCTTGCCCTGGATTCCATTCAAGGCCTTCAAAAGTCGCACCCCAATGGCGGTGGGGTGGGGGTAGTGGCAGGCTTCGCGGGGACGGGAAAGACTAGTCTTATCAAGGTATTGGCAGATGAGCACTGCGATGACCTTCTCGTTTGCTGTCCGACCGGAAAGGCTTGCGTGAGGGTTCGAGAAGCGGCCGAGGCAAAAAGCAAGACAATCCACTCGTGGCTCTATGAAGTCACAGAGGACGAAAAAACTGGCGCTCTTAATTGGGGCCTCAAGCAAATCGCCAAGATGGAGCGACCGAGGTGCGGGTTTCTTTTGGTTGATGAAGCCTCCATGGTTACGCACTCTGTCTTTAGCGACCTCTACGGCCGCTGTAAGGCGCTCGGCCTCAATCTCGTTTTGGTGGGGGATGGATTCCAACTTCCCCCAGTCGAGACCGACCCCAAGCGGGCAGGTTTTTCTGTCTTCTCTCCAGACATGCCGGCCGCTTTCAAGTTGCAGCTCACAGAAATCCACCGCCAAGCCCTAGACTCACCCATCATCCGGGCCTCGATGGCGCTTAGACAAGGCCAATTCGCCGGAGACGCCTTAGCGGACCTTCCTCTGGTCCTTGAATCCAAACTACAAGAAGAGGCTCGCCATACCTTCGAGTCTGAAGGTGTGGTTATAGTCCACCGTAACGTAACGCGTCACGCACTCAACAACGGCATTCGCTCGGACATGGGCAAAGGGGAGGCCCAGCTAGAAAAGGGCGAGCCTTTGCTGGTCACCCAGAATAACTACCAGCTCGAGACCTTCAACGGGGAAACGGTAACGTCTTTGACGACTCCCCTTCCCATCAATACCTCACCCGTTGCCGTCCATGATGCGCATACGACCTCGAGCGCCTTCGTCAACTTCCTTCAGGTGCAGGTGGATACGCCCTTAAAGGGCCGCCAGGTCGCCTGTGTGGCCGATAGGGAGGTCTTCGGCACTCTTGGGACCGTGGGTGCCTTCGCCGTCAAGCGAGCGGCTCAGAGGTTGCTGCTGGACGAATACGGCCACACCGACGACGGCGAGGTCGGTGGGCCTCCATACTTGCAAGCCAATGTAGGGTACGTACTTACATGTCATAAGTCACAGGGGTCAGAATGGCCCCATGGCATCGTTGTCATAGAGCCGAGCTTGCGTTTGGGAACCAACGATGGTAGAAGATGGGGGTACACAGCGATTTCTCGCTTTAAGAAGCAAGTCAAAATTTGTTGGAGGACATCATGAGTGACATTGCAGACGACGCCGATTTCCAGATTCAGCAGCAAGGCCTGGCCTCATACAAGACGTCAGACGGCGAAGTCTTCGTCTTTACGACCGAAACGCTCGAGGTCCTTCTTGCCAAATCCATCGAGAGCGGAGTCGGCAAGGTCCTGGTGGTGATGAAGTCACGTCCTTCGGCTTAAGGAACCTATGAACTTTCAAATGATTAGAAGCGCTCTGCTGTACACGCGCGCATGGCTCATTCAGAACCGTGTCCCGCCAATCGCCATTCCGCCCTGGCGCAGACCCGGCGAAGAGGTCCACCCTGAGCCCAACGAGACGTTCTTGCCGTGCCCCTCTGATTACGAATACCTCTATTGGGAGGAAGCCGAAAGGGCCCTGTGTACTCAAGGGGTGGGGCCGTTTGCTGTAGCGCTGTGCAGGGCCATGGCGGGGCGGGGCGGTGACTACTTCTTGTCGCAGGTACGTGGAATGCCTCGTGGGCCGATTCCAAGGCCGAACTCATGAATGCCCTGCAAGGTCACACCGAGATTTCGCTGACAGAACGACTACTATTGCAGACGGAATTGGTCCCTAAAACTGGGTGCCTAGTGCCAACGAAGGTGCCGTACCGCCCCGGCGGGTCGTGTCAAATAAAAGTGAACGGCCGCCTTTATACGATGCGCCATGTCTCGTTCGCATTGGCGGGCGGTATACTTGACATCGGACAGGTAGTCGGTAGCGTGTGCAGCACTCCGGGATGCGTATGTCCGTCCCACCTCAAGGCTATGACCCGCTCCGAAGCGATGCTGGATGCGCTTAAGCGCAGAGCAAGGACTTGACTTCGCCGGTAGGTTCGCGTATACATAATTCATGGCTACCGAAACCGCCCCCGCCGAAGTCCTCGCCACCTTCCGCATCCCCGACGCCAACCTCTCCAAGCTCACCGAGAAGATTGCCAAAATGTCCCGGAAGGCTGAGAAGCTGGTCGGCCAGCCAATCGTGCTGACGGTCATCGCGACCGAAGATGTCGAGCGCATCGCCCGGAACCCCTACGGCAAGGTCATGTTGGACTCCAACGGCAAGCCCGAAGGAACCGGCGTCTTCGACCGCTACCACACCGTGACCGTGTCTGGCCCTCGCCCCCGCCTCAATGGCTGGGAGTTCGTCGCCGCCATGGACGTTGTGACCCTTGACGACGGTCAGAGGTCGGTCATGGTCCGAACCGCCCCCGGCAAGTCCATTCCGGCTGAAATCCGCAACCACACCGAGGAATGCCAGCACTGCAACACGAAGAGGAATCGCAAGACTTTGTACGTGGTTCAAAAGGAGAGCTAATAGATAAGCAGAAGGCGATGACCGATACGATTTTCCGGCTTTTGGCCGAGTACCACGTTGGGGACAGTGGGGTCAAAGTCGAGACCCCATCAACCGACACTATTGTCGTGTCTGAGGGCAGAAACACCTACACCATCAATGTAGACCATCACAGGCAGTCAAGCGCAAGCCAGACTCCGCTCGGTAGCGTCGGTGCCTGGTTCCGTGGCGTCCGCATGCCGCACATCTCCTCTGCAGAAGAAAAAATGTGGCGTCAGAACCAGACTATAGCCGTCAACATGTACCGCGCCCGACATGCCGACAAGTACACCGTCGCGCGGGCCTTTGAATTGTTCCAGTACGTCTTCGATGCCCGTTGACAGCGTCCTTTAGTCCTGGTACACCAACCCCATGAACAAAATCACTCCCGAAATTGTGGCGCTGTTCGCGGATTACTCCCTCCTCGCCAACTTGGAAGATGGAGCCTGGGAGAAGGCCGTCGTCGCCAATGACGCCCTAGAGCGCGAGGCGTACAGGGCTGCAGTGGCCCGGTCTGACTCTGCCTACAGCAAGTTCCATGGGGCTTGCGCCGATGCTGGGCTCGACCACGAGCAAGCCTACGCCTGGCTGAAGTGCTGTGAGGGTATGCCGGCGGTTTCGCTCCCAAACGGAACGCAGATTGAGTGGCCGTACTATTCGGTTTGAGGCGCTTGACACCAAAGTTCGACTCGCGTATATATAAATCATGAACGCAACGGACAGCTTCAAGGTGGTCGGAAGTTCCTGCCTCTCAAGCTTCACGGGGACCCAGACCGCCGAAAACGTCGCCGCCTACTTCGAAATCCTCGCCCAGATTTCCACCCTTTCTGACTCCGACGATGGCGAAGGAATGGGTGGGGGTCGTGCCGACCACTTCGGAGTCGCCCACTTCCTCGGCTTCGTCGCTGCCGACATCCGGGTGAGTGGCTGGCTCTCCCGTACTGCCGCACGCAACCTGGGCCGCGATGGCGCCACCGCCGACCAAGCCTGGGGCACGATGGCGGACGTTGGCGAGGGCCGGGAAGTCAAGCCAGAACTCAAGCCCACCCCCGCCGACTTCGAGCGAGCCCAGAAGGCCATCGAATACATCCAGGTCCACATCGACTCAGAACTCGAGAAGGGCGAAGTCAACGACTACCTGCACAATATCCAGGTCATCACCCGCATGAGCGCCCTTGCTCGGAAGGCCTCTGGCATCGCGGCAAGCATCATCCCGACCGCCGAGCGTCTGATGGGCCAGGAAGTCGAGCGCCGAAAGTTCACGAATCTCAAGGAGACCTCCAAGTTCTTCGGCACGGTTGGCGAGAAGGTCACCTTCAAGGCCACCATCATCTCGCTGAAGGAGCTTGAGTCGCAGTGGGGTCTGACGACGCTGGTCAAGTTCGTGACGGACGAGGGGAACGTGGGGGTCTGGTTCGCTTCGGGTTCAGTCTCGGACGAGTGGGACACCGACGAAACGGTAGAACTCAAGGGGACCATTAAGGCCCACCAGAACTATCAGGGATTGAACCAAACGGTTCTCACCAGAATGAAGATGGTCAAGCCTAAGGCTTGAAGTTCGCCCTCCTGGCTTCAGATATAGTCCGCAACGGGACATTTCGGCGCCGCAGTATGTTGGATATAGTTATGACCTTCCAAGCCGCCAAGGCCCAGAAGAAGGCCGAGCGTGCCGCGAAAAAGGCCCTGAAGGAGGCAACCGCCGCTTGACACTCGGCGGGGAAGGTGGCATAAGTCAATCCATGAACCACCGAATCTTCAGCCCCACCGGAGTTCTGATGGGCACAACCAAGGACTACATCGTGGTACTGCAACCCCCGAAGGATTCCAAGCCAGCATTCCCCATCTACATCAAGGACGCAAATCCATGAAACTTGTTTGGATTGTAGATTCGACGAACCTTAATGCCCTAAGTCTGCGACAGGTCAAAGAGGACACGCTGGCGCCAGGCCCTTACGCACCTCCCGGAATGGTGGTGTGGACTCCGAGGAAAAACTCTAAGCGATGGCATTACGTCTACAGCGCCGACTCGTACGAAGAAGCTGCCATGAAGTACAACGCCATCTATGAGAAGCTGTTGAGTGAAGAAGAAGAAAACCACGCAAAACGAGTATGCAATATCCGAAGCAGGATGGTGCCATGCCCCAGCAAATGAAGTGGTGGTTGATTGCAAAATTCGGCCACTGCGATTCACAGTTGGCCTTTCTCAGCGACCACAAGTCGGACTGTGTCAGAGAGCTTCTGCGGTTGGGCCGCCCCAAGGGGTTCGAAATCGTCGAAATGCCTACAGGAGACGAAGAAGGCATTCCGATTGGGTACAGCCCGATTTTCAATGTTCCGCCACCAGAGGTCGGTTACGACCTGGGGGTTGACGCAGGGCCCAAAACGCAGTAGACTTTTCCCATACAAACCAAGGAGCAACGAATCATGGAACTGACGTCAACAAGCGGCCACGTTTTTACCCTCGAGAGCATCGAGAATCATCTAGCAAAGTGCGAGCACATCTTCCCGTCCGAGATTTGGGCCCTTGTCGCCAAGATTCGGGAACTCGACGCCAAGCTGTCAGCGAGCGAAACCCCCTCCGACTTGGACCCACAGCCCGAAACGCCCGAATACCAGCTCGAAATCATCGATGGCATGGCGGACTGGATTGCGGAGCGACTCCCCCAAAAGGAGCCCATGCTGGCTGGTCCAGACGCCGACCGCATGCACGAGATTTATGTCACCTCAATCAACGAGCCCGTTAATTGTGGGACCGGTGTCTCGACCGAGCACTTCTACGTCGTCCCAGCCGAAGAAGGCCTTGAGTCCTTCCAGGTCGAGGTTGAGTTCAAGGTCGTGAAGTAATCAGGCTAAACCTAGGTCATTAGAATTGTTGATGACTTGGCTGGGAAGCGAAATCACGCCACCGATATATGCGGTGGCGTTGAAGTAGGTATAGTTGCCGGACGTCAGACCTAGCGGTAGCTGATTGATGATGTTTCCGCGAGGGTCAGTTACACGCTGTACCTTGATTGTCCCGCCAGCGCCCGTGGTCAGAATGCGCATAATTTTGACGGTTTCGCCCGTTTGGCCGGCAAGGTACAGGTACCCATACGCCCGCTCATAGAGCCCAGCCGTGTTGGTAACTGTGATGGTGCCGTCAGCTGCAACCGCGCTGATGGTTTGCGAGACGTCATTTATGATTCGACCGGCCATGAGTTCACCTTGATGAAAAAGATTACTTGACTGTGTCCAGGTACTTAAAGACCTCGGGCATTTTGCCCTTGCTGTAAGCGGCTTGCAAGAATCCCAATTTGATGCCACCTATTTGAACGTGAGGGCAATCGACAGGGTCGACCCATTTGCCGCCCCAATCTAGGCCAAGCTTGGCCGCCTCCTCGCCCAGTACAGCGTAGTCCTTGGCTCCCCATACAGCCTTGCCGTCGACCATGCGCGCAAAATCTGCGGCACATGCGAAGTTGTGCATGCTTTGCGTGCCCTTCGCTTTGGTGACGATATTGCCCATAGGCTTACTTGGTCTCGCCCCGTCTGGGTTCTTGACGGTTCGCCCGAGGGAGTATAGGTGAGCTTGTTCCGCTACGGTGCGCAGGCCCGAAGTGACTTTGTATTCACAACCACGAGCCCTGCAATTGACCACGAGTTGGTCAATCTTGGCTCGAAACTGTGGGTAGAGTGCGGTTAGGTCGACCATGGTGGGTAGATTATTGACGGCCGTAGACCGCAAAAGAAATAGACCGATTCATTCCGTCGTCCCAATTGACGGAACCGCCCACGTCGGTATATAAGTACAGATAGAATGATGCACCCGAACCTGGCGTCAAACCCCATCCTACTCTAATCCCGCCCGAGCCAAGCCAGTCGCTAGCAACCGGAACGACCGTAAATGTATCGTCGGCCATGTCGTCGATGAAATTGACAATCAACTGTGTCGTAGGCGCCGCACCGACAGTGACATTAAATCCTCCGATAATGGAGCTGACCCCGCTTGTGTTGACGCTAACTCTTCCGTACGCCTTGACCACGTTGTCTGGCGTTACCTTGTTGGAAACACCAGTCGCGGTGGAAGTGTTCGGCCCCGTAAAGGAGACTACGCCGTTTGTCGAGATGGTTGTGACGCCTGCTGTGTTTCCTACGAACTTTCCGGCTGGGGCTCCATCGTTGAGGCCTAGACCGTACACACCATACGACCCGCCCTCCCCGTACACTCCCGTGCCCCCAGTCGAGGCGCCTTTGGCGCCGTATGTCTTCCCATTGCCATCGACTCCAATTCCAATCCCACTGGTGGCAGTGCATACGCCGCTGACGCCAAAGTTGTTTCCGGTAGCCGCGCTATTAACCCCATAGACGCCAGTTGCCCCCGCCGCCGATGTAGAACCTTGCATGCCGTATACAGTACCGTCGCCAAGTACGCCAATCGGGCCTGAACCAGACACACCCCGCACGGTGCCGGTGCCAGAAACGCCAGTTTGGCCGGTGCCCGATATGCCATTGCCAAATGATGAAATGCCCGTAATGGCCGTGCCGGTCAATGCTGTCGCTATAATACCCGCTACAATCCCAGCATTCCCGGGAACCGCCAGACCATCGATTACCAGTCCGGTAGTGGCTGGGGTCGCGCCCGTCACCCCGCCTTGTATCCTTACGCCCGCCCCTGTGCCGCTAGCGATCGTGACAGTAGTGGCCGAGCTAGGTGCCGGCGTACCGCCGCTGACGATATCTAAAGCGCTTCCTGTCGCACTACTCGTAATGGCAACCGTCGTAGCGGAGCCTGAACTGTCAAACACTCCAGCGTGCCCCCCCACCCCTGCAGCAGTATTACGACCCCAAACGCCCCTAGTGCCGGCAGAAGCTCCCACCGCATAGACGGCAGAGGCATAAGCTGGGCCAAACGTGGTGGCTTCGATGGCGTGGGCGTCTGCGTTTCGTACTTCAATCCCGCAACTACCAGGACCTTGCCCAGCCGTGTCGATGAAGAGACATCTCTCGGTACCTACAGAAACGCCAGTACCTCCCAGTATGGTCAGACCATTTTGCCCGCTAGGCGCGTAGATAAAACCGCCACGGTCCGAAATCGCGATTGGGTCAAGAGCGCCCGATGGAGATGGCGTATTGACGCCCAGATAATCTCGACTGATTTTGACAACGCCCTGAGATGTCGGGGTCGCGGGTACGAACAGAGTCCCAACCGGGTAGCGCCATCCACGAGCATATATTTGGTTGCTATCACGCCAGGCGATAACCCACCGCGCGAAAGGAGAACCCGACCCGAGCGTAAGCAAAGGGGCCTTGTATGCTGTCAGGGGGCCCGGGCTCCCCGTCCTGTCCAAGTCTACATAGAGAGCCTCACCCGCCAGCAGTGGGGACGCCGAGCCGTCCGCCACATCGATGGTGTATGAAGTGGAGTTTTCGTACAGGAAGCGGATACCTTGCCAGGCCAGGGTCTGAGTCCCTAGGTCCCACGTAAAGTACTCACCAGTGCCGAACGGAGCTCCGTGAGTGACCATGTTTACGTTGCGGTCAGATGTGTTTGAATACCAGAACTCTCCCCCGCCCAGCTCCCATGTGCGTGTCATGGAGGCGTCCATCCAATCCTTGAGGTTCCAAATGCCCTTATCGCCGCCACTGAAGATGGTATTGTCGAGCGTGCCGAAGTTCTCTTTGCGGGTCCAGCCAGTAAAGAAGTTGTATTTGTCCGGAGCGTCGCCGCCGCCGCCGAGACGGTACATCAAGTTGCGAGCGTCCTCGATATCTGAAATGAACCCGTTGGAGTCGAGGGTCACTACAGCTACGGGTGCGATGTCGGGCGAAGCGGTAAAGGGAGTGACGCTGATGTGTACGCGATAGTCTAGGGTCTTTCCTAGCGGAACGAGCTTGGGGGTCTCGAGGAGGGTCGAAGAGTCGATGAACTGGGCCAAGTCTATCGTCGAATCATCGGCAAGTCGGACAAAACTGAGCCCGACATAGTTTATAGTTCCAACGGTCCAGCCTCCAGTGACGCGGGCGTTGGTAGCTGGATTGAGAAGTTCAATTGGCTGTGTGGTCGGAACCCACAAAAAAGTACCAGACTCGGTGGCTTGGCGATTCCAGACAATCCCATCGGCGGTGGCCATTTGCAGGCCGACGGCTGGCGCTCCGCTAGCCACGCCGCTGAGTACAAATCCACGCAGCACCAGGGCTTTGTCGCCTGCCAAGCTCAACCCGGCGAGTACGTCGAAGTCTGCACATATAGCCGACTCAATGGCCCGGAAGTGCGGGACGTCTAGCCTCATCTGCGAAAGAAAGTTGAAGGATCTGGTTACGGCCATTGTGTCACCCTGTGTATTTAGATTACTGAGTTTGCTCGTTAGCCCAAGACAAGGCCTCAAAAGCAATCTCGCCGGTCACTTTGCCCTTTTCTGGCACTGACCAAGACTGCTTGGCCACGCTGCAGTTTTTTGCTTCGAACACTACCGTGTCAGAACGGCGCTCTATCAACTGCAACATGAAATACTTTTCTCTGACCAGTTTTTCGAACGCGGTCGTCATCCCGGCCCCTTCGATACCGCCATCCCCCACCGTGCGGACCACACCCACGGTCCCGGTAATCCTGGTGATGGTCGGGGCCAGCTCGACAGGCAGGGGGGAGTCCAGCCCGTATTTAGCCGAACGGGGCGTATCGGAGGACCACTGAAACGCAGTCACGCGACCGTATGGGCGGCCATTCAAATGCAAGATTACCCCGGCGCTGACTATGGTTTTTTGCCTCATACTTCGTCCCCGCCAAAAATTTCTACAATATCGGACAATTTTCCTTCGCCTTCGGTTGGGTAGCCTTCCCCACCGACTCCTCGGTCGCCCGGATAGACAACCGTGAAATCTAGTTCGATGCCGGCTGCGGCTGCGTCGGTAGATGTGGATTGAGCCACAAGTCGCCCAGCAGCGCTACCCGTGATGTAGAAGTTGCCTGTGTCTGCAGGTGAGGCTGGGACCCATGGTCCACGCGCTGAAAGACAGTCGATGGTTGTGCCGGCCAAGTAATCGAACTCCATGCCGTACCCAAAGTCAATCAATAGGCGACTGGGCCCAATCTTCTTGAGGTACTTTATTGGGCTCGATTGGAGCGAGCGACCGAACCCCAACACGAAGTATCCTGGCCCATCGGGGAAGTCGGCTGCGCTGAGAACGTCGACGTACTCGTAGTGCTGCGACTTGAGAAGGGGGGACGTCAGCGTGCTTTGGATGGCTGTGACAGCTAGACCATTCTGGGGGTCATAGATGTATGGGCCCGGGTCTCCCGGGGGTCGCGGTGAATTGTCGATACGAGCGTACGCGGCAGAGTGCGGATTCCTGTTGACTACTTGGGTCGTGGCAGGGATTTGGATATCCACCCTGTGAGGTGAGACCTGCGCGACTACAACCGTTCGTGAGCCGTTGAGCGTGGTCTTCTTGGTCGGGGAAAAATAGCGGTAGTCATTGTTGGATGACTGGGTGATTGCGCCTACGAATCCCAAATCTGCATCGAGGTCAACGCGCTGGATGAAGCTTCCACCGCTCCATTCTGTGGACACGTCCAAGATTCGATATGTGCCTGGTGTGATGGTACCAACCCCAGAGCCAATCACGAGGTAGTCGCCTGCCTCTACAATCGAAATGTCGACCAGCGGTATACCTACAGTAGTAAGAGACAGACGGGTCACGTTGGGGCTCGGGACCGAATACACCCAAACCAACCCTGCGGCCGAACCTCCGTACACCTCCTTGTAGGAATCGAATCTAAGCCAAGGTTGGGCGCGCCCACCATTCACCCTCACAAACGACTTCAGGCCAAGAGAGCCGCTGTAGATACGAACCTTGGTCTCGCCCGTCTCTGGGTCGACAACCGACACGGCAAAGCCCGTGGACCCAGCATCACTCATCACCTTGGTCAAAACAGATGAAACCTCCAAGGCGCTGGCGCTGGTGATTTGCGTGAACCACTCAGGCAAGAACTCAACCCGGTAGGACTGCGATTCGTCTATCGTCCACTCCAAGTCCAAACCAGAAGACAAAGAGAATGGTTCGACCAAGGAAGTCTCGGCGTAAGCGTGTAGGGCGTCGCGCCCATAAAATATCTCGAGGACTTCGCGTAGGGCCTGCAGGGTGATTTTGTTGGCGTTGAGACGTATTGCCAACAGTCGAAAGAGGTCGTCCGAAATCCCAAGGTCCTTGGGCCGCTCGAGGCCGTCGTTTGCCGCTAGGCGTGTGAGATACTTCCCGGAGGCTGTAGCCTTGAAGAGCTGGTCGAACGCCAGTATCGTGTTGGTCCAGTTGACGTCGTCGCTCCAAGCCAGAGCTTCTATCAAGGCGTCCGTCATGGGGCCGCCGATGGCTTGAGACAAATGCTTACGGATGACCGTCGCGGCCGTCTCTCGTTCGGTTCCGTCTGTCAGTCCTGTTAGGTTCACGAAGTCACCATTCTACCATCAGTCGCCAACCAGGGTAACCAGGATGTCCTGCTCGAGGTTCACCACGAAAGGCTTCTCATAGGGTTGGATTGCAATCAGGTCGTTGCCTGGGCCGTAGGCTGGGCTCAGAACGCTCACTCCTACAACTCCGTTTACCTTTTGTGCAGCCGCGACCAAGGCCCCGATAGAGACCGGAACTCCGACAGGTGTCTGGTTGATGACCGAAGCCACATTGGACCGAACAGTGTCTTTGATGTCTTGGGTGGAGACGCCAGTCTTGGTTCGAACCCCAAGCGACACTTGGATTCTTCGGATGAGGGACCCGTTGATATTGAGGCCTGCTCCGGCTGCAGCAATCCCAGGGTAGCTACTGGATTGCGACTCGTCCGCGTAGATGACTCGGTTCGCTTCGGCGATTAGGCCCGTGTAGTGGGTATACCCGTCCACTCCTGGAACTAGTTCTGCTCCTAGAGCGAGTTTGTCTAGAGAACTCAGCACGGTTCCCACTGCTGCACTGATTCCAGCTAGCCCGCCCGGAGTGCTGACCTTGACGTCAGACCAAGCCCCATTGGGAGCGATGCTGAGAACCTTTTTGATGAGACGGCCCGGAGTGGCTTCGTGGATTTGAACAAGCCCAGCGGATGAGCCCAACGCCCCTACTGGCCCGATGGCGATTGGGGTGCGAGAGGTTGTGTTGAGTCGGAAGGCGAAGGCGTTGGTGAGGTCGAGCGAGGTCACTTTCCAGGTGCCAAGATTGTCGACCCCCCACAACGTAGTGTTGATGGTGAGGGAGTCGTTGGGCATTACGCTGTCGAAGGTGAAGAAGTGAATATCAGCCGATGCCACCTCCTCGACGGTATTGGCGTTCTCAATCCAGAACGTATAGGTGGACGGTTCGGTTCGGACCACTCTGAACGCTCCACGGTTGAGGGAGTTCATGGTACCTGTGGTCGGGTACGCGGGGTCAACCAATGAGGGGTCAACGACAGCCCAGTCGCCCTCTTGAATGGAAGCAAATCCACCAGGAGGCAGAGCCCCGTTCCACACATAGGCGGTAAAGTGGCCCTGCTTTTCGACTTGCCAAGTGTCGCCATCGATGTTGGTGCGAGACGTCCAGGCTTGGGTGCCGGTGATGACCACGCGACCTGTAGCGTCGAGTGTGGTCAGGCCGGTAGCAGACGAAATGATGGACTTGGGACCCGCGATAGCGTTATTCAAAGCGACCCAAGTATCCCCACCAAGACCGACGACCTCGGACGACGAAACGGCGAAGGTGCAGCCAGTGCCCGAGACGACCGCACTGCCGATGACAGCCGCCGACAGAGCGTTGGCCGACCCGCCACTGGCCTGAATAGAACCGAGGCCGCCAGGGGTAATGGTGGTGAGTTGCGGATTTTTGTTCTGTAGCGCTGGGACAATTTCTGCCGAGCTGAAGAGACCGCTTACTGCTGCCGTGTTGAGATAATCGACTACGTTCTTGGCCGTTGTTGGCACAAGACGCACATCTTCGTTGGGCCAGTCGACAAGGCCAGTCGCCACGTTGTCTTTGAACGTGAATACGAAATCGTCAGTGGGTAGAGCTGGCGTGTTGGTCGACCGAACGAAGTTGACGCCATCTTGGAAAGAGAACCAAGGTGCAATTGCGCCGAGTCCATTGGCCGGAGCCTCGTAGGTTGCCCACGAAATAGTTCCGGCCGTTTTTTCTACTCCTGTTATCGGCGTACCGGCGAGGGCGTTCACGGATGTGACGATTGCGGACGTCGTATTGGCGGAAGCGTCGAGGGGGTAGAGCTTGTAATTGGACGTCGCCACCACTGGCACCCACACCAGCACGGAGCCCACAACCCCAACGCCAGGGAGGGAGTAGGTGATTTTGTCGTCGGCCAGTGTGAGGGCCTTTGCCGTTGTTCCGCTGAACGTGCGAATGTCGCCAACCAGAGCGCTGGCCCCAGACAAAGAAGCGATTCCTCCAACGTCGCGGCTGACGGTTCCGGTCCCAACCATCACGCTATCTACACCAGGGTCCGAATACGAGACCGTATTGGTGCCGTGAGCGGTAATTGTCTTCGGCCCGCTTGGGAACGATGGGTCAGACAGGTTCACGTAGATTTGGTCGCCATCCAAAAGCCCGTGCCCTAGTCCTGGAGTGGTCAGGGTGAGGGTTGTCGTTCCTGTTAGGCGTGCCCCGGCCGACACGGACACGTTGAAGAACTCGGTGTAGGTCGAGAGCCCGTTTGGTACGTCGATTAATGTGATGGCCCGTCCAACATACGTTGTGGCTCGGAAGTTGGGTAGAGTGCGAGCGGCGGAAGACGCTAGCGAAACGCTAACATTGACGTAGTCAGACGACCGGCTGTCGACTGACACGCCGACAGGAGAGCTTGGAGTGGCGGGATATGAATACCCAACGCACGCGTAGTTTCCTTCTGGACCCTGGCGGTAGTATCGCCACATGATGGACGTGGCGCCGGGAGATAGTTCGGTGGTTGCGCGAGAGTGCATGTATACAGCGAAGTCGCTCCAATCGAATCCAACGCCGAATCCCTCAGCCAGGCTGTGGCCTCCGTTGTCTGCGTCCCGCAGTGTGGCCGTGATGCCGTAGGACAAATCGGCTGGGGTGCAGCGTCGGAACATATTCATCACGTACCGCTTGCTGACTACATCTCCATCCACCACCAGGCCGAGCTGGTCATTTGGGGTGATGGCAAAAGGAGAGGCCGCATAGAATCGTTGCTCTGGCAGCCACTGCTTGATGACTGGCTGTCGCAGATGGAGGACGGTTCCAGCCCTGTACTCGAGCGAGCTGAAGTAATCGTCGTTGCCCCAGCGAGGACCGGACGTACCGGGAAGGTCTGGGATGGACTTGAGCCCTTCGAAGATGCTGCCGCTGCTCGGAGCAATACCGGAGCCGTAGTCGACGACGGTTGGGCCGGTCGTGCTTGAGACGGAGTACGTGACGAAGGATGGGGTGCCGTTTTGTGAATTTGTGGTGCGAAGGTTGGCTAGATGGCTGACGCCGGATGCTTCCGCGTCGAGCATAGCAAAGCCCAACGCGACCCCAGCTTGGTTTCCTGCGACGCAGGCAATACTTCCATCTGCCGTAAAGGTGTTGGTGCGGACACGGACCCGAGTTGTACGGTACGTTGCCGCTTCGCCGCCCTCAATCTGTGAGCTGATGGCGGCGGCTAGGGTGGAAGCGGTCCAGGGGTTGCCTGCGGTACCGATATAGATTCTTTGAGGGACTGCGGACGCACGAACGACCTTCAGTCCGCCATTGGTCAGCGAGACCAGCTCGGCAGCACCCCACGTTAAGCTTTGCTCCACTTCTACCCAAGAGAAGGGGCTCGAGGTGGCGATGTCTACGATTCGGAAGGCGCCACGGTTGTCGACGCTGAAGGCTGCGTCGGTCGCAATCAGCCAATCGCCGCGCTGAGCGTTCTCAAAAAGGTTGAGGGCAGTTGGACTGGTGTAGCGAACTCGCTGTCCCCAGGACTCTACTGCCCCGCTGACTTGCAAAGAAGACCCAGGACCGACAGACACAGGAACCACAGCCGCATTTCCGTCGACGACCAACCAGATTTCAGCACCGAGCTGGCCAGCCACGCTTGTTCCTTCGGCCGCCACAGTCAGGGCAGAGAACGATGGAGTCTCAAGGAAGCTTCGAGTGGCAAAACTTCCAGCGGTCAGACGGCTACCGGCCAGCAACGGAGTATCCAGCTTGAGCTGGCCCAGGTTGCGGTCGAGGGTATAGTCGCTGTTCATTCCAAACGACTCGGTCTCGGCGAAGACGGCCGCGCCAATTACTCCACCTGTGACGCGAAGGCTGGCTTCGCTTGAACGGTCTCGGTTGCTTGTCAGGGTCAGTGAGCCACCAGACACTGAAGTCGTGACTCCTGGAATCAGCCGGTTCAGAACCTTCGCCCAAGCAGACAGACTGTTGGCTTGGCTGACGGAGATGTACGACGTACCAGCATTTACGAAGTCGATGTCGTTGACCGTGATGGTCAACGGGATGCCATCTACTTCAATCAGCAATGTGTCGCCGGTGGAAATGGATGACCACGAGGAATGGGTCTTGGTCGTCAACGAAGCCAGCCTTCCGTCCTTGCTGAGAAGACGGTCGTCTTGGTAGAGCCATAGCGACTCGGCCCGCTGCGTTGGGAACCCGAAGGCTACGTTGGCGTCAAACGCTCCCACGCCTGGCGTCGCTACCTGAATGGTCTCGTTGGCGTCGGCCTTGGCAAAGACGCTCACGTCTGTTCGGCCATCGGCAGTGCGGGCTGTCCATCCCAAAGTAGGGTCGGCGTTGATGGAGGCAACGACCTCGTACGAAGTAGCATTGGCCACAGCGGCGAAATCGGCCGCCTGAAAAATATGAGTCGAGCGGCGACCGCCAACCTCAACGGCCAGCTCGGCCCCTGCGGTGAGTGCGAATGGTGCCTGCAGAGTGCTCTTCAGGAAAGCCTTGGCCACGGGTCGGCCGTTCGCTAGCTGGAAGTATTGTTCCCCACCGATGGCCGAATCAACGATAGCCTCGTATGCGATGCCTACGGTTTTCTCTTCGTAGCCAGTGCCATCATCGATATACACCGTCGTAGGCTCGCCTTGGCGCACTACAACCGACGCGCTTAGGATGCGGTTATTTTCATCGGGAGCGGTCAGGCCGATGATGCCAGACTTGATGGCTATCGCCGTTCCCTTAGAGCGGGACTGACGTGCCTGACGGATGCGCTCTCGGTACGTGTCGTCGTCTTCTGTGTCGCGACCGTTGGCGAATGGGATTGGGTTCGTGACGGCAGCACCAGTAAACGGAGCGCTGACGAACTCGACCACAGAGTTCATGACAACGTTTCCAACCGTGCCTGGGATTCGAGCTGTAGCTGGAACGTTGAGGACGGTTGTTTCGCCGTCTGGAATCACGGCCGCGAACGACGTAGCGAACTGAACAGAACTACCAGCGTTGCCTTGTGAGGTGCGGACTGTCGTCCCCACGTCTATCGTCCTGTTGCCACCGCGAGCGAACACCACAGACTCGCCCAGGTTGTGGAACTTGGTGGTGCCGCCAGCGCCGAGAGAAATGGTCCAGTACGAACCCATATTCGCAGTAGCGGTGTAGGGAATTGGACCTTCGTAGTTTTTTGTGCCGCGACCAATATATAGATTGCCGCCGATGGCGGGGAAGTCCTGAGCCGACTCCACCAATAGGACGGGAGCCCCGACGATGGGTGCCGCAGCCCCTTGGTAGATGCTCGTGCTGATTTTGGTGAAGCTTGTGTCTGTTATGGTCAAGTTCCCTGTCGAGGGGCTCTGGGCCAACCTAAGGCAGTCCTCGTCGGCACCGGCTCGGTCTAGGGCTTGCTTTTCTGCTCGGTCTAGGGAATTGGCGTTTAGCGCGTTGAACGTGTCTTGCGAACCACGAAGGTCAGACTGTCCTGCCGCTTCAACGAAGCTCAATACCGGGTTGCCGACCTGTAGGGAGGGGTACCCCGTACGAGACAATATGGTGTTAATCATCCCGCCGACGATTTGGTTTCTAGAACGGGGTAGAGGTATATTGGCCACTGGCTTACCTTTGGTTCAGGGGTTAGCGGTGGTGCGACCAGCCCGCTCGAAGAGCAGATTATTGCTTTACGTCCACCTGGATTGGGATATACTGGCTAGTGCCGGCAATCCCAATCGACATTTTTATGCGCACGACCCCGCCATCCTTCTGTACGCTGACCCCACTGACTCCAGTGAAAGACGGGTCGTTGCGGAATAGCTGGCTGATGTCGGATTTGATTTGCTGCGCCGATACGTCTGCCGTGCTCGTCCCAGGCTTGAGCCCCAAGCCGTACTCGGGATGATACATGAGGGAGCCTTTGGGGGTTGCCAAGGCCAGACGTATTTTTTGAATTTGGTTGACCAAGCCCGCCGCCAAACGGCCATCCCCGTCTGGCGTGATGATGATGTCATTATCTTGAGTCAACAGCCAGTCAATACCGCACGTACTCACGAGTGGGTCGAAGTAGTTGACCCCAGGAATAGACTTGACCAAAAACCCGTCTTCGGCCGGCTCGGCATCGGAGGGGATGTAGATTTGTTGCTGGCTATTGACCGTGTCTGGCAAAAAGGCCTGCACGAAGGACTGAGACGCTGTCGTGAACTTGGATAGGTCTGGTTCCCCGTCGAGCAGCACTGCGAAGTGTGTTCCGACTGGGGTGACTTTCTGAATGCGTCTGCTCTCCCTCAGCGTGGTGGTGCTCTCAATCCAGAGCTTTTGACCGACGAACAGATTAGAAGCATCGCTGACGAGTATTTGATTGGCGTTGCCATTCACCAGCAGGTTCAACTTGAAGCCGACTTCGTCGACGTATGGAGCGCGGAGCCCGTTGAGGGTGGCTATCTCGTGCCACCTCCCTGGTGTGCCCAGGTAGCGGTTGCTTAGTGTCTCTAAAGTGCTTCCGTAAGGGAAGGGCACTGAGAACTTCGACTTCGGCACCTGGAACGCGATTCCCGACCGACGAGCCAAACCAGCCACGTAATCAAGGCTGGTGACCTGGTTCCGGTTGACGGAGGCTGTGGCCGCTAGGGCGTCGTACTGTTGGATGACTTCATTCAGCGAAAATACTACGTCCCACTCATCGTCCGTTGGGGTCCTGGTGGTGGTGCGGACAGGCATGTGGTACGTGCTGGTATATGTGGTATCCCCAGCTCCGATGAAGTCTGAAAAGTCGGCCAGCACTTGCACTGCCTGGTTGCGGGCCCGTTCGAAGTCTTCGCGGCGCAGGGACTGGACCGATTTTCGTTCTGCTTCCATCTTCTTGATGGTGTTTGGACGCAGATTCAAGTCGCTCGGTCGAATGGTTGAGAAGAATGGGTAATTCTCAATCGGCGTGTCGACGATTTTGTTGACGGGGTCTGCGTTGTTGCCGTTTTGTGAGTCTCCGAATAGGCCGTCTCGCCGCGAAGCGACATCACGTCCAGACCTCGTATCGGCCTTGCCAGATGACACAGATAACTGCCTGAACGCCTCTTGGATTGCATTGACCGAAGCGTCGAAGTTCCGTTGGAAACGAGAACCCACACGACTTAGCTCATTGACAGAATTCTTGGCAGCAGCCATCTCGAGTAGCGGCTCCCGCAAGTCTGAAATGATGTCGGTAGGGAAATCGACGGCGGTCAGGACGAGACCCACAGCGTCTTTGGCAAACAGCGTCGCTTGCCTTAGTGGGGTGAATAGTACGTTTTGGATGTCAGCCCTTACGCTCTGCAAGACGGTACGGGCGCCCTCAAGCACGGCGCGGCCCGTCTCGAGCGTATTTACGAGCTGTGCGAAGGTGTTGGGGTCACGGGTTCCAACCGTCCCTTGATATGGACTGGCAGCTCCTGTGCGGTCATCTAGGGCGACACGGCGCCATGCTGTCAGGCTCAGGCTGAAGGGGTACTCTTGGGGGCGCTGTGCGTTGCGGGACAGGTCAAACGAGCGCGGGGTGACGAGGTAGATTTCTTGCTCTTTCCATATCGCCAACCCCAACCGGAGGTCCTTGTCTCCCTTGCGCTTCTTCTCCACATACGCCTCGAGAAAACGCTTGAGCAAAATAAATTGATAGAATCCGGTGCCCTGCAACTCGGGCGAACCTGGAGTCATGTCGGTTTCGGATACAACGTTGACGGGCGTATTCGTCCCGCCGCTGAGCAAGTTGTTGGCTTGGCTGATGGCCGTTGCGATGCCGCGCACGGAGTTGACCGTACCAGCAAAAATACCTTGGGAGGCCGAAGAGAAGTCGTTCGGCGCAGTCACTGAGCCCCGCAGTGGGAAGACCCCTGTCGTACCTGACAAAGTAATATTCCGTAGGGGGGCCCCGTTGTGCTCTTCTAGTGCGCCGCCTTGTGTGATGCTCAGGTTGATTGCGAACGGGGTTCCGATGGACAGGGCTTCGGGAGGGATGGGAAGCGTGAATCTCGACTCGATATCCGCTACGCTATAGCTGCTGCCATGCTTGCGAAGCCACAGAAGCTGAAACGGAAAAGACTTGTCCCAATTCGTCTCGAGGTCGTCGCCGGTGGACCAGAAAGGGTGCGGCATATTTTTGCCGTCGAACGGGTCGGTGTTTTCGGTCGCAGCTCGTGTGATTGAGTCTTGGTTGGCCATGATGGGGATATATGGTAGATTATCCGACCAGCGTCAAACTGGCGCTATCGTCTGCATTTACGAATACTGTCCCGGTCCCGGATTTGCGCGCGACCCGCAATTTAATAGACGTCGTGAGGGCAGGGAGCGTAAGAAGCCAAGTGGCGCCCACAGAACGGTGGTCGCCGGCCACGTTGAAGAAATACTGCATATGCGGTGTGGGGGCTCCGTCCACGTCTAGCCAGTATTCCACTGCCGTGTTCGATGCATCCACGTAGCACCCGAAATTGACTACAGCCATCGCCATACGGGCCACTGCCAACTTTGACGCAGCGGCGAATGTGCCGGTCAGTATGTCGGTGGGGGCCGTAAAGGATACATTGGTCGAGCTTGAGTCGACGTGTAGCCCAAACGGCCTAACCCTCAAAGCCAAAGCGGCCGAAGCTGCAGCCAGGCCATCGAGGACCTGTGTGTCCATGGCGGACCCGGGAGGCACCAGTGTATTGAAATCAGGGACGGGGAGAATCGATGTGCAATACGGTACATCGCCGATGCCGTCCCCAGTCGTGTCGATAGAAATCCCGTCGCTGTCCGAAAGTCTGGCGTCCACTTTGACTGCGTCCACGAGGGTTTGGTCGTCTGCGTTGAGTAACAGTGGGCTCATTGGTTAGTCCCCGAGGTTCTTGGTGGACAAATAGGTCGCGGCCTGGGCTTCGAATGCTTGAATGTATCCGGCCAGTGTATTCAGCAATGGTGCAGCAGACAAAAGGGCCACAGAAGCTGCTGTCAGGCCTGGAGCTGCCAGTCCGCCACCTACCATTGGAACAGAGATGAGAGAGGCTGCGGTCGCTAGGCTGGACGCGGCGGTGGTGACCAACGAGTTCAAGGTGGCCAGAGTCGAGGCCATCTGCGTGTGCATCGTGGTTTCTTTGTTGCGGTAAGTTGTACCCTTGACCCAAGCGTCGGTGGCCGCTCCTACATGGACCCCGGCCGACTGGATATCTACGTTATTGGAGGCCTGGATATTGACTCCGGCCTGTGTGGTTGCGTTGATGTCGCCTTGAGCGTCGACCGTGACTGTACTGTTGGACGTGACGTGGTAGTCGTCATCGGCCAGTATTTCTATCGTGCGGTCCTGGTGGTTGACTTTGATGTATTGAGCGTCGTCTGGGGTTGCGATGGTGACGTTGCCTTCACGAGTGAAGGAGACCTTGGTGCCTTCAGCTTCTGTGTCTGCGTCGTCGGACAGGGTTCCGTCAGCCTTGGTGGCGCCTCGAAACAAGACCGTGGCTTGCCCCTCTTTGTCTACGGTGAATCGAATGCCGTTGAACTCGAAGAATAGGTGGTGTCCGTCCTCTGAGTTGTCTACTTGGCTGCTGGCTGTGTCTTTGATACCTCCGAGAATAATCGAGCGCTGTTGGTTGCCGTCCAAGCAGAGCAGCAGCACCTTTGCTCCCACACCAAACGGTTTGTCCGTGTTCGGGTCGGCTCGTAGTGTGGCAGAGAAGCGGTCGGCCGTACCTCCAAACAGATTGGAAACGGTGCAGCCCCTAAAGGTGGTTGTGCTAGGTGTGTTGTTTCCGTTGCGGTGCATCACCTGGACGACATACTCTACGGTTGTCTTGGTGTAGCTGTGAGCGGAGCTGGGCCACACCACCTCTTTGACCTCCCCAAAGCGCAACACATAGTCGTTCATGTTTGCCGTGGCGCCTCGAGAGCTACCTCTCGATTCCACCGACAAATAACTTGGAACGCATGTCCCGTCTGAGAGGAATTGTGCCATATTAGTTCTTGACCCCGCTACGATATTGAGCTGCGATGTTGCCAACGGACTCGCCCAGAGCGTTGGGGTCTATTTCAGCTTCAGCTGCACCGGCGTGTTGTACTGGTGGTGTGACCTCGACTCCCTTTATCGGAGGAGAGGACGGTTCGTTTTTGTTTACCTGGTACTCCCGGCTTCTGGAACCCATATACGTCTGGAGGTCCTCTTGTGAAGTGCCAGTATACATCGAGAAATCGTCGCCGGTCAGTTGCTCCTGCTTGATGCCATGGCTGAGGGCGAGCTGGGTGCGGAAGGTGTTGACCCCGCCACTCGGATTGTGGCTAAAGGTATGGGTGACCCCCTCGATGTGAAAGAAATGATTGTCGAACGAAATGTTGTCACCGATACAGATGGGGCTCTGGATGCCGACTAGCTCCATCGAGCCACTCAGCGTGAGGTGCTGTCCCATCACAAAGTCGGCGACGATATACATCCAGTCCCCAGCTTTACGGTTGGTGGCGTCATTGGGGGAGCACGCGACCGTCATCATGTATGGGCGGAATCCAGAGCGGATAATGTCCAGGTCATCGCTGATTGGCGGGTCGCGTACTATGTACTCACTGCGGTTTTGAGTAGGGAGCCCGGTTTCTCCGTAGACGTGTACGAAGTTGAACCGAACCGAGTCCGAACGGCCCAAGTCTGCGCCGACGACTAGTGTTGGTGGCACGGCCCAGCAAGGCAATTCTCCGAATCTCGTAAGAGCTAGACGTCTGGGATTGTCTATCGGATTGTTCTGCGCCTGCGTTTTTGGGTCGTCCTTCTTCGTCGGAGTCATTGCAGACGGGGTCTTGGCTGGTGTGTAGGTCTCGTCTAGGACCCCGCTCGTGAAGGGTAGCTGCCTAACTACGAGAGTCGGCATGATGGCGCCAGTGGGGCCAACGCGCAGGCAAGTATACATTTCGTTGACGGCAGAGTTGACGTATTGCTGGAGTATGGACCACACTGTCTGTTGTCCATCAAACTGGGGCGGATTAGGCAAGAAGCTGCCCAGTAGTTCGTCCGGGCATACCAATTGACGTGAGGTTCCGTCGACTGGCAACCCGTCAGGAGTGAAGATTTGTCCGGCCGAATTGTACGTGACAGAGTTATCAGTATTGGACGAGTTCAGAAAGGCTACGTTGTCGTTGCTGAGTTGGTAGCGCTGCACCCCGGTCAATATATTACATATGTCATTCCACCCCTTTTGGCCGGTAGATTTTGTACCGGTAGTGACTCCCAGCAGGCTTCCTATCGGGTCTGGAATGACGAATGCATTGGGGTTATCTAACCCCTTTGTGGTAGAAACCCCAGGCGTGCTCTGGTAGCTCTGACTGGCCGGGACTCCCTCGCCATAAAAGGCATTGATGAAGAAAGGTAGTACGCGACCGGTCGTCACCATCGGGTCTTGCTGGTTGTCTGTCCCGCCCAAAATCAAATTGTTTAGGGCCTCGCCCGTTTTCTTCAGCCACTCCGTGGCCGCGCCTACACTGTCGCTGGCTAGATACGGCTCAAAGTAAATAGAGGCGTCGAATTCAGTAAAACCAGCGGCGTTGAGGGTGTACCCAGACGTCTTGAGGCCCGTGGGGCTTTGAGTCAAGCGGACTCTAGGACCTCCGGCCGTACGCCCCAGGAACTTCAAGCCGTCATTGAAGCCATTACAGGCCTCACCTTTGCGGACTCTGGAGATGAGGGAATTGGCCGTTGCTACATCATTGACTATCCAGGCCGCCACCCAATCGCCCGGGAACGTTTCCGTGAGGTAATTGGTACCGGGCAGGAGGGTCGCCGACAATTGAGACACATGGTTGGATTTGCTCTCGGAGATGGACAACGAGAGAAGGTCCTCGACGATGACTAACACGTCGTCGCGTAGGCGAGTGCTATCTGCTGGGTTCTTGCTGAAAGATGCTTGCTTGTCTCGACTGAAGGTGACGGGGAAGCGATAGCGCCAAATGGCTACGATTGCGACGGGAGAGGTAGACAGACAATCGGGTGCTTCTGAGGCGTCATTTACGACGCCCTTTTCTCCGAAACCCCATAGCAAGTCAAAATATCTAGCCAATTGTGATTACCTCACTAGACGGCCGCCACCGGGAATAAAAGCATCCAAAATTGCCCCAGCCGCTGCTTTGGCTCCAGCTTTGACTTCTGACGATTTGGCCGAAGTCTTGGCTGCCGCCGCCGTGGTCCTTCCGGTGCTCTTGGAGATGACGTCTTCTGTGGCTCCCGCCAATCGTTGGAATTTTTCGGTCAATACATCTATTTCACTGGCAAAGTTCTTGAACGATTCGGTCGCCGTCAACCGCTCTTTGTTTTGAGCGTACTCCTTGACTACGTCTTTGATGTTTGCCATGACGGCAACGCCATCCTTGAGCATCTGGTCCGCTTCGGCCCCTCGTTTGGCAGCCGATTCCGCATCTATGCCACCATACGGAAGGTTTTTCTTGGCCTTCAGTCCTCCCTTGCCTAAGCCTCCTGTGCCAGACAACAAATCGACAAGCCCTATACCGCCTTCCGTGTCCCCACCCATCAATACCCCAGCCTCCACACCCAGAGCTTCGCGCATGGCTCTCGCCTCGGCCGCGCCAGCGCCCTTGCCTTTGCTCTTTGTACCTAGGTCTGCCAAGAACTCGCGTTCGGACATGCCACTAGAGCGCATAGCGCGCATCGCTTTGCTGACTTCATCTTGCCCACCTTGTTCGACATAGCGAGCAAAGAGCCCGTGCGCCTGTCCGCCGAGCTGGGAAATTGCCTGCTCTTTAGTGATTCCGAAGGCTCTAGCTTTGGCAGAAGAACCACCACCGGCGATTTCAGCTAATTCCTTGAACTGCATGTTTGCTAGAGCGTCCTGAGCGTAAGTAGTTCCACCAGGCATTGCACGAATCGCCGACGAGACGTTCATGCCTTTTTGGTAGTTGTCGAACCCCGCGCCAAGCCTGTCTGCAGCTTGCATTCCGAGTTGTGCCCGTTGGACTTGGTTGAAGTCTTCAGGTCCGTTTCCGAAACCGAATCCTTGCTGTACGGCCTGCAAAGCCCCAGCGCCCGTAACCGTACCTCGTGGGTCAAACCCAAACAAGCTCTGTCCCAATTGGATACCTGCCGCTGTGGCGATACCCCCACCCATCGCGGCGCGAGCCATGAAGTTGGCCTGGCCGTTGCCGCTACTTCGTGCCGCAGACCCCAAAAGCCCGCTGACGTCGAAGCCGGCTCGAGATGCGCCCATGATGCTGCCGGCATGGCTGCGAGCAAAGGCGTCACCCCCAATGTTCCTGGCCTGAGTCGTAGCTCCTGCTAATTCTTCTACGCTATATCCGGTACGGTGGAGAGCTGCTTGTCGTTTGGAGAAGTCGTCCGACCATTTGCCGGTCTTGTCCTGGTTGTAACCCCATCCCAATATGGCACTGCCCGTCATTCTGGTACTGCGGGTCTCGTCCAAAGACGCCAATGCGCGTCCTTGGTTGTCGTAGTTTATGTCTTTGATGCGCTGACGGAGCTTGTCGTAACCCTCATATTTGGCGGTCTGCATCGCTTCTGGAGTTAGCGCAGAAATGTCCTTGCCTAGGCTTTTGGCGGTTTTCCATCCAGCGCCAAAGAGCCGGCTTATATCTTCTTCAGTACTGCCAACCGAGCGCATGGCTTCGATTTGGTCTTGGCCGGACATGCCGGCAAGAGTTCTATCTGCCATTGCGTCTGAAATATCTGCACGGCGCATGCGCTCCCAGGCGCCACGAACGGCCTGACCGCGCCCAGCACGCGTGTCTATCATCATGTTGTTGAGGCCTTGGGACGTGCTCGCTACCGCCTGTGCCCCACCCGCCACGAGTCCGGCCGAGCGAAAGGCCACGGCTCCAGCCCCAGAGCCCATCAATGATTGCAACAGACCCTGAGGGCTGATGTTCCCGGGCCCAATCGGAGTCATCAACCCCGCCCCGATGTTTCCGTTGCCGAATTGCCATGCTGCTCCAGCAAGCCCCGTAGGCATGCCTGGGAGCCCGCTACGAGCACCGGGGAGCATTCGTGGGCCCGACATCGGGTTCAGCCCACGGTCGTCACCAAAGCCCTGCAGGACGCCTAGGCCGGCTTGTGCTTGCCTGATTTCGGCTGCGACCTGAATCATCTCTTTTTGGACGAATGCTTGGGTGCCCTTGCCTTTGAGCTTGTCGTAGGTGTCGCCCAACGCATTCAAGGAGCGCTGTAGTGAATCGAGTTGGGTCTTTTGCTGTTGGGTGGATGTCTTGAGAGCATCAGTCAGCCCCTTCAAAGAAGCCGTGCCCAACGTAGCCATATTCTTGAAGACGTTGGCGTTTGCGTTGATGCCTTGGGCGATAGATGCGGTCGGCCCACCGCCTCTGTTGCCACCAACCCCTGCGCCCGTTACCCCGCCACCGCTCAGCAACCCACCACCACCGCCAGGCATACCTACCCCCTGCAGGGCTTTTGCCAGCTCCTTCGCTTTTTGGGTCATCTCAGTCAAAGCACGACTGGCAGCTTGAAAGCCTGCTTGCTCTAGTGAAGCTGAGATTTTGAGTTCTTTACCGGAGGCCATATATTGTCTAGATTACTGGATTTTAGGTGGGGGTCCGAATGGCTGCGCATCGGGGAAGGCGTCGGTATCTATGTCTTCAAACATCATATGTACATCTGGCGGCAAAGGCGCCGTAACTGCTTGGATTTTCACCTCCGGGATAGCCATCTTCAGCTCGTCTTGGATGTCTTGGAGAGGGGCGGTAGCCTTCTTCTCTTCTTCTGCCAACGCTTCCCGGCCGAACTCCCACTGGTCCGCTTCTTCAGCGTCTTCTTGGCGTCTCATTTCGGCAAGCTTGTCCTCTGAAGTCAGCAGACGGTCGATTTCCGCTTGAAGGTCCCCATCTTCGTATCCTTCGTAATGGGTCTCAAACCAATGCTGGAGGACGTCCTCCAGGGGCAAATCCTCCACAGCGTCTAGGGGAGTGTGGTACTCGTGTGAGTACCAACGCATTATTTTCCTCAACGTGTAATCAGAAGGCTCCTCGGCCACAGCGTGGACAGCGAGAAGCTTCAGATTGCGCAAGTACTGAGGTGTCATGGGCAGTTGCCCAACCAATCAAGAACAGCGGAATACTCAGACGGACTTGAAATACGCATAAGGGGTATCCCAGCCTCCCTACAGTCCCTGTCTTTGCGAGCATCTCTATCGATTGCATCTGGAGTGCTATGCCAATACTTGCCGTCATACTCAACCGCCTTACGTGGGGAGGGCATAAATACATCTAACTCGAACTGCGGATTGTTCAAGAGCCCTCTTCGCCCACTAAGAGCGTCTGGGTGTCTTTCCTTGATGAGTTCGTACAGCGCTAGTTCCGCCTTTGAGTGTCGATGGAAACAGGCCGCACATCCCGATTTCATAGATGTTCTGTCGTTTGGGGACGCTTCCCACTCATGGCCATCTTTGCATATCCACCAGACGGAGCGTTCGGACCCAAACGAAATATCGTCCGGCAACAGACTTCCGTTTTTGGACCAATGCCACTCTGCCCCTAGATGAGGCGCCTTGACCAAAAACGGAATTCTGATTCGATGTGCCACGCTCTTACTCCTTTGTCGTCTTGATTAGCGCCTCGGCTGCCTTTGATGCCGCCTTCTGAATATCTTCTAGGTGGGACTTCTCCACCTTATTCAGTTCGGCACCAATGGCAAGAACGACGTTGACGTCATCAAAATCAAGTCCGCAGTTTGCGTCCTTGAACCACGAAGGCGTCTCAACAGCATGGGTCTGAATGCGGGCGATAGTGCCCGCGACAAGCTGGGCCATTCCTCCGACCTCTCCTCCTTGGGGGCCCAGAAGGCTGCGCTTTAGGGCATCCATCTCGAGGATTTCACGCAGCGACAACTTGACGTTCACCTTGAACTTCCCGCGCAGGTTTTCTTCACCTTCGACGGGGATAGACACTACGAATTCTGCGGTCTTACGGGCCATATGTAACCTCTGTTGGGGGTTGGAGTCGGCACTCAGTATACCACACGAGCACTTCGACCCTCGGACTGCAGATTATCTCCCCAAAGCGCTTGACACTGGGGTTTGTGGGGTATACTATTCATATATGGCAACCCCCAAAGAAAAGTACGCCGAGCTGCTCCTGAAGTACAACGAGTTGGTCACCAAGCACGAAGTAGCGTGTGATACTATCGACAAGCTCCAAGCGGAACTCACCCGATTCACCACCCCCAACAAGTAGCAAAAAAGAAAATGAATACTTCCAAGTTGCAGCGCGGCGACCCAGTAAAAGCAGCACGTGACCTTGACCCCACCGGAGCTTGTGTGCCTCAGGGCACTCTGGGGGTTGTGTTCGAGGAAGCGGGATACTACGACATCGACGAAGGGCCAATGGTTCGCTGGTTCAATGGTGGGTGTTGTAGTGTGGCGGACGGCGACGTCATCTCCCCCGAGGAGGAGTAGAGCGCGCAACGAATATGGTATAATCACCGCAGTCTAAATAACGCAGTGCAAGGAGTAACAAAATGCAAAAGCTAAATACCGATGACGTCGTTTCCTTCCTGAAGTCAGCCCCCGCAACGGTCAACGAGGTTGCGGCCAAGTTCGCCGCTACCAAGCAGACCGCCAACCGGGTGCTGGCCAATCTTCGCAAGGTCGGCACGGTAGCGGTGGTGTCGAGCCGCAACAAGGTGAACCCCCAGGGCGGTGCCGTTCGTGGCCGTCCGGAGTTCCTGTATGGCGTCCTGGCTGCAGGCGAGGTCGTAGAGACTCCCGCAGCTCCAGTGGGGGTTGTAGAGGTTCCGGTCGTTCCGGTAGAGGTTGCACCCTCCCCGCTCGAAGAGACCAAGACATTCTCTTTCGACGATACCGACCGGCCGTAAAATCCGGGTGAATCTCCGTCAAGGCCCCGCGAAAAGAGTGTCTCGGGGCCTTGACGTTTTTCTAGCAACAAGGTACAACTACGCCATGACTAAGACCCAACTTTTGCAGATTTTGTCTGATATTGGTGCCTGTCCCGCAGCCATGAAGTGGGTGCGAGACACTCCGGGAACCCCCAAAGAATTGTACCAAAAATGCCGCAACCGTATCTGGCTAGAGTTTGTCGTCGAACGCTTATATTCCAGCTTCGATTGGTACGAATACCGCAAGGCATCCGGCGAGGACTGGAAAGAGTACTACTGCAGATTCAACCTCAAGGCCTGCAATATTATCCGCAAAATGGTGCCGTGGGCAAAGCTCAAGAAGGCGCTGGAGAAGTGACTAGACACAAAATCTCCGTCTATGCGGACGGGTCCAGCACGGGGCGCCTTGAAGGTGCCACTGGATGGGGGTGGCTTGTCATCGATTGGACCGACGACAAAATCGTTTGTGCTGGGTCCGAAGGCTCACCCAATGGTTCTAATTCGACCGCAGAACTGCAAGCAGCCATATGCGGACTCAGGGCTGTTATGGACCGGAACGTGCATGTAGGAAACGACGTGACGCTGATATCCGACAGCCAATACGCCCTCAATCTAGCCAACGGTTCCTTCAAGGCTCACAAGCATCAAGAGCTGGTCAAATCTTTGCAGGCGCTGGTGGCGATAACAGGGGCCAAGACCCACTGGGTCAAGGGCCACTCGGGCGACCCCTTCAACTCGAAGGTAGACGCACTTGCCAAAGCAGGAAAAGAGCGGTATAGCCCCCCAAAAGGAGATTGAAATGTTCAACGACATTGGTTTTCTGACGAAGCTTGGTGACGTATCCGATGCCCATGCGCGGGCTGGACACCCACACCCTTGCGATTCTAGAGGTCCGCAGGAGGTGCTATTCGATTCGATGCCCAAGGTTGGGGAACGGTGGGAGTTTGTTCTGGATGGACGGGTATGCGCGACGTCCCACGTAAAGGAGCGCTCGACCTCCTGGCCAGCAAAATGCTTGATGGAGATTGTCTTTTCGACTTCCAATTCAAAGTACAAGCTGGAGCTTGACATCGCCGACTTTATCGGGTAGGTTCTCTCTATCAAAGAAGAATGACGAATGTCAAGGTGCGGGAATACAATTACTTCGAGTCACCGACCGAGAATACATTAAGCCCCCCGAAGAAACCGTGCGAAGGGTGCTTTTGTGGATTGACAGCCCCGACTAGGGGTGGTACCTTCCGCTTATCAAAGGAGAAAACCTTGAAGTACCACGTACAGATGGAACGCACAATCGATATCATCGTGGAAGCCGACGACCGGCGAGCGCTAGAAGCTGCGCTTGCCCGACTGACCGGGGAAGAGGGCAGCGCCCTTGCCGTAGCCTCCGGAAGTGACTGGCAATACTTTATCGGCCCCCCAATGGGCCCAGCAAAAGCTGTATACATCGTAACCGACGAACAACTTAAGGAACTACCGTGAGCCACATTATCAGCAACGACCTCGTGATGTTTGCAGCCATCAAGACTCACCCCAATGCGGAACGCATCGAACTGGCCCAAATCGCCCATGAGCTTGCTGGGCGTCCGTGTGGGTCCTTCGTCTACGACAAGACGATGTGGCTCGCCCTACTGGACCGTCTCTTGATGCTCGGGTACGTCCAGAAGGTAGGGGTCAACTTCGCCCCCACCAAGGTCGGGACCGACTTCCTCGGTCGCCAGGCTCTGGAGAATCAGGCACAGGCCGTCCGTATCTACCAGGCCATCGCATTCGGAATCTTCTGAAAGGTCAGGAGGTCGGGTCGTGGCGAGTTTCGAAGGCTGGGGCCGTCAGAATTGCGACCAACCAGAAGGACGGCAGTCTTTACTGCCAATGCACCACCATCAGTCCAGTTGAGAATAACCTTGACGGCACACTCCTGTTCCCGCGTGGGGCGACCTTGGCTGAAATCTACCAAAAGGCTTTTGACTCCGAGTGGACTGCACAAAATGGCAGCGAGCGTAAGATGGGATTCGGTGCATAATGGCAACCGTGCAAGAGCGGTTAGAAGAGATGCGACACGTAGGCCTGCCAAGCGAGTGGGTCCCACAAGAGTTGGTACGTGAGTTGAAGTACGTATTGCCAGGCGCCATCTTTTGGTGTTACGAAGACGAGCCTGGGCTAATCTATGTAGTTCGTCGAGGTAAGCAATTGGCCTTTGGTTCAGACGCCAAGGAAGCCCTGAGCCGGGCTATCTTCCTTTGGGTCCGCTAATTCTACAGCCGAATGGGTGGGTTTGTGGGCCCACCTCCTTGGTCAATCTCATGGCCCTTCGTGGTCGTGCGATTGGCCTAGAGGCCTCCATTCGTTGGACCGGGGCCACGCCAGAAAAGGGCACTCCAGCAGCAGCGCTCAAGCGTGCGTTGGACTGGCTCAAGGTGCCGTGCGTGGAGTACTCGTCGCCCGGGCTGAGACGTAGCTGGGGCCGTTTGACCCGCTCGAGTCGCCCTGGGCTGCTGTCCGTCGACAAAGACGAGCATTGGGTGCTGTTGATGTCTGGGGTGGGCCGCAGAATCCTGGTCTGGGACCCACTGGTGGGGCTGTGCGTCTACGGTCGAGCCGAGTTCATGTCGCGGTGGGTTTCGCCTGTTGGCCGCTTCTATGGGTTGCTTACTTCTTGATGCCAGCCAAGAAGTCCCGAATCGAAGTCCACGAAGCATTCATCGCTACGTGATGGTTCGACCTCGGGGTACCACGACTGACTATCCCCACGACGGCGCCTCGATAGAAGACAGGGCTGCCAGAGCCGCCTGGAAGTACAGGGAAGCTTCCGATTACCAAGCCGTCTAGACGTCCACCATGAATCGTGACCGTCAGATAGCCGTCCGTCATGATAGGAAACTCTATCCCGAGAGGGTAAGCTACATTGGTGACCTTCGCGCCCGCTGGCGGTGAGAAGAGCCCGATGTCGGAGTGGTCAGGAAGCCAGCACTTTGACCGAAAAAGAGCTAGGTCCTTGTCTTCGTCGACCGCAACCACTTCGGCCAAGCATAACTCCCGGCTCGCGTAGTCAAAAATCGTGATGGAGCCGATAGAAGCCGTGCCCCCCGACCCCGCCAAGTCTGGGGGAACGTGGGCCACGCCGCAGTGACCGGCAGTCAGGATGAGGTCGTGGGAAATCGCCACGCCGCTACAGCTTCCTTCTTGGGTGACGCTGTCCGGGCCCAGGGCCAGCCTATGTGTGATTTCTAGACGGACGGCCGAAGTGATTTCTCGTTGCGCTTCGGTGCGAATGTAGGCGCACGAACTAGCAACTACCATCAGTACCAGGAGAAATCTACGCATCATGCACTCCTCGGAGCGCGGTAACCTATATGGTTTTGGCTCCGATTTCTCAGATTATGTCACCCGGCAACATCTCGGTAGCGCTGAATGTGCTTACGAGCCGCCACGGCACCATCGCCTGAGCCTTGAGGACGGCGTAGTCTGCCGTGTCCGCTCGGACCCAAACGTAGATGGGGCCTACGTACAGGGCTGAGACGCTGGGGTCACAGCGTTGACCGGATAGGTGGGACTCTAGGCGGACTACGTAGGTCTTCATGGTGCGGTTCCAAGAGCCCCTTCGATGTCAGCCCACAAAACCAACGAACGGATGATATCGCAGCCCTGACGGTGGCACTCGGCCCACAACTGCTCGACCTGACGGTGGTACTCGGCCCACAGCTGGTCGACCTGACGGTTGTGTTCGGCCCAGTCGAAAGAGACTTTGGACTCGCGGACAAGAAACTCCAACCAAACTGGCCTTTCGCATTTATTCCAGAGTTCTTCGGGAGTTCCTGGGGTCGTTCTGACCCAATCAAGAGCTTCGTCACAAGCGTTGATTTGAATCAGCTTCTGGATGAGTTGTGCGTTGGTCATGGTGTATATATGCCAGGGTTTGGGTTGAGTGTCAAGGGTGTCAAATAACCGGTTTGACGGCTGGGGGTGTGGTTGCCAGTGCGAAGGAAGCCCTGGCGGTAGCCAGAGCCCTCAAGGCATCCTCCAGAGCGAGTTGAGCCTTGAAGACCTCGCGCTCTGCCATCCAGACCCGGAACGATTCGCTACGAGGGGAATTGGCGGCTGGGGCCGGCATCCAAGGCTCCATACCCTGGAAGAAGGCTTTGTCGAGGCGCTCCGTCAAGAACTCGTAAGTGTCCGCTTCTTTGTTGAGCAGCTCGGTTTCTGGGTCGTCGACCGCTTCGCCCTCGATGATGGGGAGGTCAGCGTCCAGAACCAATTCGAATTCGACTTCGTTGACGATTGATGGAGGAGTGAACATGAATTAGTTATACCCTCGCACTCTTGTGGAGTCAAGGGCTGGCTGCTACAATGCACTTATGAATCCGACGTTCTTCTCAGGCGCTGACGCGGTAGCATGTGACCAGCTTACAGAAGCGGGCTTTTCTTTGGAAGTGCTAGATGAACGAACCGCCATCAGGCGATGGGTGTTGTCGATTCGGGGGCAAATCAAGGGTAGGATGACGAACGATTACCGAGGCCAAAGCGTAGCCATATGGGCCATCCATCAGAACGGAATCGTGTCGCCCGGGGGCCCGCTGTTGCATTGGATTACTGGCAAAAAAAAAATACCAGTTGGCTCCTCCCGGCAATCTGGATGCATGGGTACGGATAGATATGACCGAACGACTATTCCAGCAAATCCAGCACGAGTTCGACGGTGTGCCCGAAACTTGGCGAGGACCGTTTGATGAGGGCCAGGAAGTCACATCTTCATGGTCCAGCATCGTGCCTGAACGGAACCGATTGAGGTTGGGCTACAATCGCTGGTCCGACCAGGGCTACCGGTTCAGAACAGAAGCCGCAGCTCTCACGCGAGAAGAACTCGAAGGCGACCCGGACGGCGCTCCAGTGGCGAGCTGGCGAGAAAGGCCTTGACAGACCAAGTAGGGCCTGGTATGTATACGCCATGAACCCAAGAATCGTAGCTAAGGCGATGTTCGTAGTCGGCGCCGTTGTCATCCTCACAGGCTCTCTGCTTCCCCTGATTGTCGCTGGCTACCGGTACGGGTTGCTGCCATGATTGACGAGGAAGAGCTGCGCCTAGCCCTGGTCCAGAAGCTGGATTCCCTCGGACTCCACCCCCACCACAGGCTCCCATACCCTCCGATGCTGGCCGGCCAAGACGTTACGGCCCCCAAGCTGACCACCGAAGCCACACTCCGAGCTTTTAAATTGACAAGGATGAACTAATGGACGCCAACCACCAGGCATTTTTGGCCGAGCTGATTGAAGAAGCGCTGGACGTAGCGGCCGATTACGGATATGCTATTGGAAGCAAGGCTTCTCCGGCGCATATCGCCCACATAGAGCAGTTCTTGGCGACAGCAGCCGATAAGCTCTATACGGGCGTAGGATTAGGCCCGAGCATGCTCGGCGTTTGGTCACTCTGATGGGGGAGGCGGCTCGTCGGAGGGCGGTGAAGAGTCCTTGAGGATCTTCTTGGCCATAATATTCCCGCCTGCGTAGACTGCCGTAGCCGCTAGGAGCGCGGTGACGTATTCGGGATACACCGGAACGAGTGTGGGCCAAATACCTGTGACACCGTAGCCAACAGTGGCCAGGGCCATGGTGAGCCATGTCAAATGGAGTTTTCTCGAGGTGAGTCCGCCATCGCTAAGGTCCATAATTACAATCCCACGATAGTTAACAGCACCTTGAGGTAATCCAGCGCTTTGGGCCCAGCCATCAACATACTGCCTACAGCGGCAAATCCAGCGGCAACTCGAACAGAGATAGCCGCCACCTGGACTTTCTTCTGCAATGGTGTTATTCGGTCGTCTACTTCAGCCAGGGCTCCCTCTAGAAGCTCTGTACGGTGCATGTGCTGTACGAGAGATGCTGCCTGACCTACCAAAATTCCGGCTTGGGTCGCCTGTGCGGCTTTTATCCCGGCCAGGCCGGTCTCTAGTTCGCCAAACCTTACGTCGACTTGGTCGAATTTTCGTTCGACTCGGTCGAATTTTTCGTCTATTCGTGCAAATTTTTCATCAATTTTGTCGAAGCGAGAATCCAGTCTGGACTCAATCGCTTGTAGAGCCTGGATAATATCTAGGGGGTCAGTAGCCATACCACAAAGATTATCGGGACTGGACAAAACTCAGTATCGCGATGCCAAAGAGCCCACCAACGAAGAACGACACCGTCAAAGTGCGCCACAGGATGTCCTGGGTCAGGACTATACTATGCTCGATGCCCTCGGGACTGGAGGAGCCGAAGTAAAGAGTGTTGCGGACAATTCGTCGGGCTAGGTATCGCATGCAGCCACAGTACGCTTCTGAGGACGGACTGTCAAGGGCTAGACTCGCAAGGTTTTATGTTCAAAGGCCTTGACGGCAATGCGGAGGATTGATACATATTCATCATGAACGACGCCAACAAGCTCTTCGAAGCCGCTCTTAAGAAGGTTCAGTCCGAGTCAATCCGAGCCTGGGCCCAGAGCGACCGCAACCGCCCGCTGTGGGTGAAGCACTGCGGCTCCGTCAACGAGAAATACGCAACCCCCGATTTCGTCGCCGGCTACATCGTGGCGCTTGCAATCGGCCTCTAACTATAGTAGTTAATCCCTCAAGGAGACGCACATGGACTTCGACGACTTTGTTGACATGAATACTGATACTGGCGCAGTTTACGAGTTCTTTGGGGTTGACGAGAACCTATTTAAGATTGGCCCCCACGTCATCCGCGTTCTGGAGGACGAGTCGGACGGTTACCGCTCCCACCTTGGGTCGGTCGAAATTGACCCCAAGCTTGAAGGCGTCCGGCCTATCTTCTTCGGTCGTCCCATCGACTCGGTTCGAATCCATCGAGCGGACAACACTCTCTGGACCACCGACTCCTCGTGCTTTGCCGGATTCGAGTTGCGGTCTGCCGTTGACGGGCACGTTTGGCTCCGGTTCGGCACGGAAAACTACGACGATTACTACCCCTTGTTTATCTTCAAGTATACCCCCCGCACTTGACATCAAATCCGCAGTCTGGCATATACAAAGCATCACCCAAGGAGAATCACAATGGCAATCCAGCTCCACTCGAATTTCTTCCCTCCCCGCACCTTTCTCATGCTGAGCCGGGCTATCAACTTCGTGCATGACAACAAGGCCAAGAATAGCCGAGACTTCTCTATGCTCACCTCGGACGGCCCGGGTCCGTGGCCCACCGTCAAGTTCTGGTATGTCGACACCAACCAGGTCGGCAACAAGGAAGTCAAGGACCCCACCAACCCCCTCCGCACTGTGTACGTGCATGGCGGCCAGTCGTGAGCATCTTCAAGAAGGCCATGGAAAAGTCATGAAATTCATCATCAGCCGTGCCAGTACCCGCCTCGATACCGCCTCCCCTTGCGAAGGGGCTATCGAAATCTCGGTCCCCATCATCGAACGACGGACCTACAAGTCGTTCGAAGAGTACGACCTTGAGTCGCCCCGATGGCGGACTGTCGGCTTCCTGGAGGAAGGCACCGAGCATAAGGTCACTCCTCAGGGCATCCAGCGGCGAATGGGTGTCCGCAAGGAATGGGCTATCGACCTAGAAGGCCTCGAAGAACTCATGAAGTTCATTGACACTCATGGCAGGTGTGTGGTAGACCCTTTTATCGAAGAGTACCCCACCATCACAATCTACGACAGCTACCTGGAGTAAATCATGAAGCTCGAAGAATTGCCCAAGGGCCTGCGCGAAGGAATTGAATTCGGTGTTGCTCGACTCAAGAGCGACTTCAACATGAAAATGACGGGCGGGGCCGTTTGGGCGGCCTTCAATCGCCCCGCCGCCATCCACATCGCTCGGGACGAAATGATTGCCGTACACCAAAGGTACTTGGCGCAAATGCTGGATTGCCCCTTGTACGAGCACCAGAAAACGCGTATTCTGGTCGTACTGGCTGAGATTGAAATCTTGAGAGGTGTGGAATGAAGAAGTTCGGGCCTTTAGCTCAATGGTTAGAGCCGCGCGCTCATAACGCGTCTTATCTCGGTTCGAGTCCGAGGGGGCCCATAGGAGAAACAACATGAAACACAAAATCATCAATCTGCTGAGCCTGTATATTCCACAGACGGTTCGAAGCCTAGCCTGGCAGATTGGCGCGCATTATTCGACCATTCGTAGAGCCCTGAATGGCATGATTGCCGAAGGGGTCGTGGTACGGTTTCAAAGCTTCCCAGGCACCCCCTACAAATACTGCCTCAACGGCAACTGTCGGTTCTCTACGTTGGAGCTGTACGGCTACCATGTCAAGCTTGCCGCCACCCATTAAGGAGCACAATGATTCTGACCCAACGTGAATTTGAATCCCGCTACCCCGAGACATTCCGCGACGCGGCATGGTGTGACGCCGTCTTTGGAGAAATCAAAATACCGTCCGGTGAAATCCCATACGTGCTGTACGGATTCGGGTTCGCCGCTCCACCCAGGATGGTTCTTAGGTGGAAGGGCGAGTGGGTCGGCGTCACTCTGGACGTTGTCCAAATGCGAGACAACCTCAACCTAGAGGATTACGTCATTCGCCTGGAAGACGAACGGTGGGCGAATACTCGAATCCCGGTGTCGAGCCTGGTACGAGAGTACGAAGCCGCTATACCCGGCCTTTACAGCTTTTAGTCTTTCTCTAAAGGACCGTTACGCTAAGCGTTCTTGCCAAGCCCTTGTGGCAGTACCTCCTGAAGGAGACCCTTCAGGCGATGGCGGTAGCAGCCGCAGCCGAAATCGGCCAAAAGATAGGTGAGAAGTTGATGGAACGCAAGCCTCAGCGCAAAAAGAAGCGCAAAAAGGCATAAGGTATGGATTACCCCATGGTTGAAATCATTTACTTCCCGAAGAAGTGTCGCGAATGCGGCTCCGTAATGGTAGCCATCAAGAAGATGTCCGGCAGCACGTATTTGGACTGCCCGAAACCCAAGTGCCACGTCTCTACCGACTACGAAGGGGATGGGTACGATGGTTACTTCAAGGACTACAAATGATAACCCCGCCGTCCCAAAGAGAAGGCAGGGCGACACACAAACAGACTTACGGTAGGGTTGCAGCTCCGACAGACTCGGACAGTTCAGTGTCTTCGTCGTCAATCAGCAATCCCAGGTACGTTACCGAGACATCTTCGAGCGCTCGCGCATTCAGTGTGGTCGAGTAGCTAACGGGGCGAACCGAATGGACCTTATGGATGTCGCGGCCCGTTTGACGGTCCGTTATGACCAGCTGCAGGTATTCGTGGGTCAGTAGGTCGCGGGTGTTGGGGACCTTCATCATGCGGTGAACCCCCGCCCCGATGACTCGAAAGCCGGAGCACTGGACGGTTACTGCCTCTTGGGCGGTGTACACCAGCTCATCGGGGCTGAATCGACCCAGAATGTTCACTGGCTGGACGTCGAACGTAAGCCCTACCGTAACCGTGTGAAAGCTACCTACAAGCTCGGGCTTGCCTGAATTCGGGTCGGCGATGAATACCTTCGCTCGGGCGCCGCTCATTACCTTGCTGGCCATAGAAAATTCTCCTTAGTTCTGGCAAAGCCAGGAAGTTAGGTTTACGGTTGACAGATTACACGGGATGAAGTAAAGTGCGTACGTAATGAAAGTCACCATCTATTATGAAGACGGAGTGCGGTGTATGGTACCGTCCGAGCCAGACGAGACCCGTACCCAAGAAATCTCACGCGACACCTGGTGTCGATACAACTTGTTTCTGCAACAAGAGAGAAACTGGCAGTACTTCTTAAAGAGACTCGACAACTTCGCCTTTGCTGCTGAGGACGACCGGGAGGATTGACATCTGGGTGGGATGGGGGTATAGGTGTAGGATGGCCAACTTCCTTATCTATGTATTGTCGGGTCCAGACGGAGAAATACGTTACGTTGGACAGACTACCAAAACTCTCAACAGGCGGTTACGCGAGCACCTGCAGCCGTCCTGCCTTAAGAAGCCCTCCCACAGAACACATTGGCTGAAGGGCCTGGTCGATATTGGGGAGCGACCTACAATCGCTCTTCTCCAGGTCTTGTATGGCGAGGGCGACGCAAACGCAGCCGAAATCTATTGGATCGCTTGGTGCCGTCAGAATGGATATCGGCTAGTCAACGACGCCGAGGGAGGCTGTGGGGTAAGGGGCTTGTCCGCAGAGACAAGACAGAAAATGAGTGATGCCAAGAAGGGCATGGTTCCGAAGTGTTCCAGCCTGCCAAAGTCCGAATCCACTAAAGAACTAATCAGACAGGCCCATATCGGCAAGAAAGCGTCTGAGGAGACAAAAATAAAGATGGGAAACTCCCGGAGGGGCCGCAAACACACCGATGAAACCAAACGATTGATGTCCGCAAAGGCCTTGGGTCGGCCCAAAAGCGACGAGGCTAAGAGAAATATATCTGAGGCCGCACGTCGGAGGAAACCACCGAGCGAAGAAGCCAGGAAGAACATGTCCCTGGCTGGCCAAAAACGATGGGCTAAGCTTAGGCTGACTGCTGAACCGCCGACACAAGGAAATTTATGAGGACGAATTCGATGGCCGTCGCCAATTTAATTTCACAGGACACCAGCATAGCATTGCCGTTGATTTTTATGACGAGGTTCTTGTATCCCTTAGGGGCCCCATCGTCACTCGGGGCGATGAGCTTGAGGCGAAGCATGTCCGCCAAAACGCTTTCGGCGAAGGACCGAGCCACAGCCGCACTGATGTCGGCCACAGATTGACCCACACAAGCACGTTCCATTCGCTGGGCCATTGTCAGCGAAACGGTATCCGCTGCGTAGACGGCCTGAATGCTGTTGAAGACGAAGTTGGAGTCCGTTCCGTAAGATGTTTGGTCGCTCAGGAAGATGTACCCGCCTCCGTCCATCGGAATACCAGCGACCAAAAGTCCGGCTTGCAGGGCTGATTCGACCTGTGAGTCGTTCTTCGGGTTGAAGTCACCAGCGCGGGACAGTACGCCCGAGGTGTTGATTCCCTTGTGCTCGATGTTGCGGTAGAACCCTGCGGCCTGAATGCCTGCAGCAAGTGAAGCGCCCATCCAAGGGAGGAACTGTTGGATGGAACCGTCTGAGCCGATTTGCTTGAAGTCCTGGAAAGCAACTGCACTTCGGAACGAGGCGATGTTTGCTGAGACGTTCTTCGAGGTATCGAAGTCAGATGCAATCGAAAGGAACGCTTGACGATTGCGACGTCGCTTGAGGGTTGACATCGAGAGGACGTGTGACTTGGCTCCTGCGTGGATTGCTGAGATGGTGTACGAAGAAGCGGGAACCGGGGGGACTGCTGTTGGGACCCCGCCTTCCGTAAGTCCGTCCAGAATGTCTTCCGAAGCGTCACGAGAGAACAACGGAACGAGGAAGTTGCCTCGGACTTGCTCGAGAGCTGCGTATGCCGCCTGGATGGTTGCGTCTGAAGTTCCGCCCCACGTCCCGCCAGCCAGGAAAACCTGAGCTGCCATTACATCGGGGAGTCCGCTCTGTGCTGCTACGGTTGGGTCGTTGACTTGAACGAGGCTCGAGGAGCCGCTGACTTCATTGTAGAAGCGGTAGGCGTCCACCTTGAGACGGCCAGGCTGTGTCCCGAACTGTCCGCAGATGTCCTTGGTGGTGACGTCGTCAAGGGCGTACGCGGGAAGGTTGCCTAGAGCTGCGGTACCGACTGAGCACGAATAACCGGTCTGGCTAGCGATGAAATCTGCTACGGCTTGGATATTCGAGAAGTCGTTGAGGTTGACGCTGAGGTTCCCACCTGAGCCGCCAGTGACAGCGGTCGTCAGAAGGTCATCCGTCAGAGTCATCGTGGCGGTTGTGCCTTGGTAGCCAATCTTGAGGACGATTTCGCCGCCGACAGTGGAGGACTCAGAAATTGCCGTGGAGGACTGGTTGGTGCTCAGGGTGACTTTGTATTCAGCAGACGAAACTAGGAGCTTGGCGGATGAAGCCTTGCTCACCCAAGAAACGGCGGTGGTGGTTCCGAGGACGAAGGCGGTGCGAGAAAGGAGGTCAGCGCCAGTGGTGAGTTCTGCAAGCTCGAGTGACTTGCCGACGCCATCGATTACGGCACCAGACTCGAGCGAAATCGAGACGGGAGCGAAGGCCTGTAGGTCTGTCACTGCGGAGGGGCTGACGGCCAGAACGTTAGCTGGGCCTGTGATGGTTCCGGGTACGCCAGCGGGCTTGGTAGCGTCGCTGAGCTTGGTCGCAGTGATAGAAACAGAGCTGGCCGCTGTGACGACGTACGCCCCGACGTTTTCGTCGGCTGCGCCCTTGAGGGGGTTCATGGCTCCGAAGGGGAGGACCAGGGTGTCTCCCACTGCCGGGGTATTGTCCCATGCGCCGCCAGCGATGGTGGCAACGATGGTATTGCTTAGGGCTGGGGTCACGGTAATCGCAACCGTACGTGCTCCGATAGGAGCAAGGAGTAGGTTGCGGGTCGCGCCGCCAGAACAGGTCACGCCCGGAAGAGCCTCGATGAGGCCTTGGAATGCGGGAGGCAGCATTGCGGCTGAAACAGTCGAACCAACTGCAGCGCCACCGCTGACGCGAATACGGTAGTCGACAGCGCCGACTGGGGGAATGTAAGTGAAGACGTCAGTCGTAGGTAGAACTTCAGCCTGTGCTTGAGTGGTCCGGTACGCAATGCCATTGCCAGCCTTGCCGTACGAGCGGTCGAACAACGTGGCGTAGGTTCCGCCACCAATCTTCGGAAGCGCGCCAGAAGCTTTCGTTCCGATGTTGGTCTTGACCAGAATGCAACGACTGAGGGAGCCGGTGATGTCTGGGTCGTTGGCTGCAGCGATGGCAGCTCGGAAGGAATCGACGAGGGGGCCGCCCTGATACTTGGCCTGGACTTCGGCCAGCTGGTCTGGACCGAAGGCGTTTTGCTCAAGGTCTTCCTCTTGGGTGAAGTCGGGGCCGCCATTGGCTTCGCCGACAAGCATCAACACGCCGGTCGTGGCCAGCCCGCTAGGGTTGGACTGGACCGTGTATTTAGCGTAAGCTCCCGGAATCACTAGAGTTCCGTCAACAGTGCTGAGCGATTTGGCCATGAGAATTCTCCTGGTAAGGCAGATTACTTGGGATTATTTAGTCTGGCAAAAATACCAGGGCGAGATTGGGGCTGAACGGAAACCGTTGTGGTGGTCCGATGGATGGGCTTGACGGGAGCCGGTGGCTTGTAGGCTCCGGCCATTGCGTCGGCAAACATTGCGGCACGGTCCTCTTGCTCGTGTGGGGCTGGGAGCTTGACCTTAGGGGTTGGAGCTGCCGATGGGGCGCCCATTGCTTGGCTTTCGCGGTGGGCGATGTCAGACATCACGCCCTTGCCGAGTGGCGGCATTTTTGTGGCTGTAGGTGGTTTCGGGATGCTGCCGCCAGCAGCAGGCTTCATTGCATTGCCTGGCTTGGAAACCGGCGTCTTGGTACCCATGTTTGCGCCAGACGGGGGTTTCGCCATAGGCGGCTCTGCCTTCTGGGTCGGCGACTTGACTGGAGTCTCTTTGTGTGGGAAGTCCCGTGGCTTCTTGGTGGGTGCCGGCTTGGCAGAAGACTCTTCTGCATTCCTACCTTCGCCGCTCACCTGCCAGGGCTTGCCTTGATAGAATGGACCTGGAGCATGGCGCGGGTCGCCCTTGCGAATGTCCGACAGCGTTTTGCCCTTCTTGATTTGCCCGCCTGAACCTTCGGCAGATACTTCCTTCGAAGTCGCAGGCATCTTGGTGACTACGCCGTTGCAGGACTGCTTGCCCTTGGGGTCGACGAGTTCGTCCTTCTTGATGCAGGCACATTCAGACTTGCCACAGCCCTTGCAAAGCTCGGCCTTTTGGGCGACCATCGGGCGTACGGCGGTTCCACCGTGGAGAGGGTCGTTCTTGCCTTGAGGATTGAGGTGGGCGGGAGCTACGTCCTCGATGCCGGACGAGACGGTCGTGCCTACGTTGTGTTTGTGGGGAGGAATGAGAGCCTTGGCCATTTCCCTTTTGCGCAAGTCTTCGATTTGTGCCGTAAGGTTCTTAATACGGTCTAGAGCAGCTTGTCGGTCGATAGGATTGGCCACGTTTTTCTCCTGCAATGTCGAAAAGATTACAGCACTTTCCGATTTTGCGGTAACCACACCTCGACCTGGCCCAGCGTTGGCTGGACTGTTGAGGTGTGCTGTCAGCATTTTGTGTATTTGCGCGCCTTGCGGGTGTGTTTGTAGGGCTGCGATGAAGTTGGGATGGTTCATGTGCTGGGTGATGAACTTGCCTCTGGCTGGAGAGCCCTTCGGAAGAGCCTTGAGTCCTTGCGTGAATCCTTCAACGGTACTGTGGGTTCCTGCCGGAATTTCTGCCTTGTGCACTCTCATCTTGCGGGGGTGTATCTTTTTGTACTCTTCCCGAGTATGGAACTTGCCCTTTTCCGTGTAGCCCTCGTCGTAGTTTTCTTTGGGCTCGGGTAGTTCTTTGTGGTCGTGGTAGGCTGTATCGGTTTCGGTCACGCTGCCGGTGGTTTTGTGGCGCCAGGCAATCTTGACTTTGGGCTCAGCTTTGGCCATAGGCTGACTACCGCGTACTAGGTCCAGCGCGATAGATAGAGGAACTTCATGCGAGTGAGGGACGAACCCGATTTGCTCCATGTTTGGGAGAGTGCTGGCGACTGCTACGTGTACAGCATTCGCCATCGCGCAATTGTGCTCACGGTTGAAGGCGTCATCGGAAATATGCATACCGAGAGCCCCAGCCAACTCGCGCTGCTTCCTGGAAGCTAGGTCTTCCCAATGAACGTCAGATTCCGGACTCGGCGCCGGTCCGTACAGTTTGTCGATTTCTGGCTTGGTCAATGCTCGGGCTAGCTGGATGAGGGTCTGCTTTGCGTTTTCCGTGTTGAATTGCTGGGGGTCCGTCTCCCCTGGGTCATGGACAGGAAGGAGGCCGGATTGGAAGTCGTGTTCTGGGGCACGAGACCCGTACCTGCCGCCGTGCAGGAAGGACTTGAAGCCGTAGCTTTGGACTAGCTTGTGTATTTCTGGTAGCTTGGTCCGAAGGTCATAGGCGGATGGGGTAGCTGCGCCGGCCCCCATGGCTGCACCGAATGGAGTCAACAGAGACGGGATGTGCTCACCCTGGCCAGCCAGTTCGGCGCCTAGGTCGGCTACGATGTCTGGTTCAGCCTTGGTGAGACCTGGCTTCTTGGTTTGGGCTCTGCTTCTGAGGGCAGCAAGGGCGCCTTGTGCGGTCGATAGGAGGTTGGCGTGGGTCGCCTCCGTCTGCGCTGGGAAGTATGCGTCCACCCCGCTCATAATACCGAATGAGCCCTGGCCAGAAAAAACTGGATGGTTTTGGAGGTGCGGAGGAATAGCCATACCGCAAAGATTATCGGGTCTGGCTCAACCCATCGTATTCGCCGACCCATAGCTGGTCGTCTGGATTCATACCTGCAGGTAGGTGGTCGGAACCGGTCACTCGCTCTTGAGCCACAATGCCATCGATGGCAGGTGCGATGATTTTGGGCCAGTACATCCGCACATACCCAGAAACCATCACGTTTCGCGTGAACACGGCTTCGGTGTCTGGGAAGGTTTGGTTGATTTTGAGGTCGCTCGAGGTGAAGGTGGACCGCTCAAACCCCCGCGCCTCAAGGAGAAATTCTTTGTAGCGCAATAAACAAAACACCACCACCGAATGCAGTAGCACCGTCAGCGTCGGTTCGCCGCCCACATTGACGCTGACCTGGTAAGTCTCTTTGAAGCTGGAGGACTCGATTGAAGTCACCCACGATGGGCGGTGGCCCTTGAGCACGGCGCCTTTGAAGTCGGCAACAGTAGCTGGGGCAATCTGGAAGCTCGTAGCATCGTAGACCTTTAGGATTTCGTATGGGTTGCCGACCTTGTCTACAATAAACATGCCTTCTGCGATGAGGATGTCGGCCGGCAAATCCCTGGACTTCATCAGCACGATACCAGTCAATGGCTCGTACGAAGATGGGGTGAAGGGCCTAGTCAAAGCTGGCCAATCACCTAGCGTGGTTTCGAATGCGGTTTCTGGGTTGATGTCGCCTAGGGTCGATTCATTGGTGGCTTCACCGGAATCAGCCATAGTTATTACGATACACGGTACGGTAAGCTCATTGCGGACGGGCGAAATCTTGACCGGAATGTTGGTATCCATGAACCATTTCTTGCATTGGTTCAGTTCCTTCATTCCGTACTCTTTCCAGGTCAGGGAATCCTGGGGCAAAGAGGCCCACACGAAGTTCAAAAGACTGGGGTTGGCGCGCAAATCTGCAAAAGCAACATCTAAAGCGCTCTTGAGGATGAGGTCTCCCTGATGGATTCCCAAGACCTTAGTGGTAAGGGCATCGGGCAAAGGAAGTTCAAGGCGTTTGACGAGTGGTTGGGCCATATGGGAAAGATTATGGGGTGTGGTAGAATAGAGATATGAAACAGAACTCCCTCAAACTCAAAGCACCGCACCTGGAGGCCGAATGGCATCCGACCAAGAACGGAGACGTCCGATTTGAAGGCGTCACTTGTGGGTCCGAGCGAGAATGCTGGTGGGTGTGTTCGAAGATGCACGAATGGTCCGCAACTCCCTACAATAGGACCAGGAACGGTAGCGGGTGTCCGACATGTTCTACCCAAAGAAACAGTGGCCCCCGCCAGGCGCGCCGGCACAACTCTTTAGCGACCTGTTCCCCAGAACTACGCCCCGAATGGCATCCCAAAAACGCGCGGGTCTTTGATACTATAGCTAAGGGATGCACAAGCGAATTTTGGTGGGTATGCGCAGAAGGTCACGAATGGGCGATGAGCCCCAACATGCGAGTGTCGTAGGCGCAAGGATGTCCGTACTGTAGCGGGCGTCGTGTGTCGCCCCAAAACGCACTATCGGCTGTGCGACCGCAGCTATGCCAAGAATGGCATCCCACAAAGAATAAACACCTTACGCCAGATACTGTATCGTATGGATCCGCCCAAAAGGTATGGTGGATATGCGCTAAGGGCCACGAGTGGCCGGCCTCGATTGCCAATAGATCTAAAGCCCTAGACCCAAGGGGCTGTCCGAAATGCGCCGACATCGCCCAGCATTCCAAAGCCGAGTTGGCTATCCTAGGAGCGGTTCGGGGTCTCCATCCAGATGCGGGTCACGGCGACGGCCTTTTGAACAACAAGCGATTCAAACTGGATATATACGTACCGTCACTTCGTAAGGCGATAGAATATGATGGCGGTAAGTGGCACTCGGAGTCCAGACGCGTAGAGTGCGACTTGCGCAAAAACCAACAGTGTCTCGATGCTGGAATTAAACTCCTCAGAGTCAAAGACTCCGAGTACGAAAAGCACTTAGGTGGCAACCCCGCCGCCACAATCAAACGAGTCCTTGACTGGCTCGCGTCAGCGTAGCTGTGCTACAATACCCATATGGACGCCCCACTCAACGCCGAACAACTCGAAGCCATCGCCCGATTCCTACACATGTTGGTGACAAGCCGAGAGGCCAAGTTGGCGTTCGGAGCCCACCAGCGCCAGCTAATTAAAGACGCGTTGTCCCGAAAAATACCACTTGACAATCCACGAACTCGGTGGCTAATATCGACCCGAGACCGGATAATCGCAGTTATCATCGAAGAGGCCGAAAAATTCAACGAAGAGAATCGACACGACCGTATTAGCCATCAAGATATGGCCGACGCTATCGCTACCGTAGGTTTGAGGTTCGGAATTAAATGAATATCTCAGGAGTGGAAAGAACCTTACCGAATCTAGGTAGCCCCTATGGCATGGAACTTGCCGCACGGATGATAATCCGAAGGTGGCCTAGGGGTGCCTTTCTGGACTTGACAGACTACATCTGCGGGATTGATGAGGTTGCCTTTGGCCAGAAGCTGGACCTCTTTGTCTATCGGAACTTCGAATCAGTCATAAGTTGGGACGCTGAAGATAAACCCAACGATATGATTGAGCTGGCCATCGTACCGGGAGGGCTGATGGTGGTTGTGGGCGACGACAAGGACCCCACGATGGCGGGGATTTTAGCCGAGCTGGAAGCGGTCCGGCTCCCTGGGATTCCTCCAAGCTTTACTTGACGGTTTCGACGAAGACTGGTAGATCGACACCATGAACGAAAATGAACCAAGAGCCGTTAAGAGGGCTGTACTCAAAGAGGCACTAGCTTGCTGTGTGTTCGAAATGGAGGTGCGGTTAGAGCGCAAAGGTCGCCTAAGCACTTTCGATAAGCACTCCTTCATCGTGGCACTGGACCGAGCACGCGCAGCCCTTGGGTTGCCACCCAAAAGCAGGGAATCGGTGACGAAATGAAATTCGGAGACACGGTTTACGTCCTTCGCGGTAACGCCGGCAACTCTCCCCATACGCCCGGCTGCTTGCGGGTAGTCAAGGCGCGATTGGTGGGTCGGTACAACGGCACCAGTACAGTTGAGTTGACACAGAAGGACTCGCTCGCTATGGGCTACTCCCCTACCAAGGGTGCTGCTGGGCGGACGAAGACCTTCGACTCGTCGGCGGTTTTTGGCACGAAGGTGGCAGCCAACAAGGCCAAAGCTCGCGAGCTGAAAGAGTACATGCAGGACGATTACGGATTCTAGGAGCCGCACAATGAAACTTAGCGCCTATGAGTCGTCAGTCTTGGCCTTTTTGGCCCAACGCCCTGAAAGCCTGGCCTCGTTTCGGGACAAGCTCGGCCTGGATGCAGTGGCGATTGCCGACTATTTGGCCGGGAATCAGAGCGCTAGGCAAGACATCCAAGAGACCGGAGATGCCATTCTAGCTTGGGCCAAAGGGTGCCAGGAAAGGCAACAGCTAGAATTAGAGTCTAGCCTATATGATTGAGCTAGGGGAGGGTTTGGCTCCAAAAGCAAGGTCGTGTACTGTGTACGTTCTCTTCGTCGAGGAGGAGCTGCGCTATGTCGGCCAAACATGGGGCGACCTCCGAAAGAGACTCAATAAACACCGACGCCCCGGGCCAAGAGACCAAACCCACCGGGCCCGTCTTTTTCGCAGATGCGCTCTCCTTCATATTCCAACAAGAATACAGTCACTACAAACGGGATTAACATCCCAGAGTCAAGCGGACGAATGCGAAATCTATTGGATTGACTTTTTTCGTAAAAAAGGATGCAGATTGGTCAACGAGACTGATGGCGGACGGGGTGGAGCCGCATCTGCCGCCGTAGTGCAAAACCTTCGCCGAGCCCGAACGGGTATTACGGAAGAGCAGGAGAGGGAAATTTGTTCACTGTATCCCAGGCTCAATACGCGCCGACTTGCCGAAAAGTTCCAGGTGTACCACCAAAGTATTATCTATATCCTGAAATCACACGGCATTGCGCGCCAAGATAGGTTCTCATCCCAGGGCGGCCTCACCCTTTCGGAACAGTCTCAGGCTCTGTTTGATTACTTGTCTGGTATGTCGGCTCCCGAAGTTGGAGAGAGGTATCACTGCTCTCGCACTCTGATATACGGCATATTAGATAGGGCGGGGCTGCGCGCTCGGTCAGATTCCGAGGCCCTCTCCATCCTAGACAGGAGCCAAGCGCTTATAGCTTATGTGAAGTATATTCATGGCGACACCATTCCCACGCTCGCAGTGTCTTGTCGGTGTAGTTCCGCTGCTGTCCGCAACGCATTCAAAAGAAATAATTTGCCACTAAAGGACAAGTGGGCGGTCCGCGCCCCAGATGGAACCGTCTTTGCTTCTGTAAAGGCGGCGGCGGCGCATTACGACGTCGAAGAAAATACCATCAGCAAGGGGTTCAGTAAGCCGGTGCGTGGGGGTCTCTTTAGCCGCGTACCTCCACAAATATCAGAGAGTGGAGTCCAACCTGCGAAGTAGGTCTGGCACAATCTTTGTCTCCCATACCTTCAAAGCCCAATCAGCAGTAGTATCCATAAGATTCCTGGCTGGGGTCCCAGGATGGTACCAGCGGCCCTCGGCATAGTGCTTGCTAGAGGCCACGCGAAACGTCATGATGTCTTTGCGTACCGACGACTTCCCGGCCGCATTCTTTATTTCGCGCTGGTAGACGTTGACCCGGTTCAAGAATGGAATGCCTGTCGGTCCTTGCCTGGGGGCCCCGATGGGTCCGTGGCCCTGTCCTGGGCCTTGAGCTGTCTTCATCGGCGCCCAAATGTCGAATGTATGCAGCTTCCCCACTTTGGGCTTGCCGTGCTCGTCAACTTCTAGTTTGCCGTATGGGATTTTTCGCTGTCGCATTTCTTGCTTTATCGTCGAGGTGAGGTCGTTTTGGGCTGGAGTTTGCCTCGACGGTCCTTTGTTGTGTTGGAATGGCACGACGATGTAGGTCGAACCATCTTTTGCCGTCTTCGCCTTAGGGCTAGACAGCAACGAATCTAGCATACTATGCTCACTTTGGCCTTCCTCCACCCACATGGCGGACTCGTCCAGCGCAATAATCCAAGTGTCTTGAGAGACTTGCTTGAAGTCCAGCGCCGATATGTACTTATCTCGGGTCGAATGCAGTTTGGACTGAGCTTCTTCGAGGATATGGGCGTGGGCCTGCAGGGCCAAGCCCTGAGCTGCATCCAAGAAGGCTTTCTGGACTTTGGGCTCTAGCTCCTTCTGGAGGTCCAGTATAGCCGTCAAGTCTACGTTCAGCGAAATCACTGGGCTTGTCCCATTGACCCATCTTGCACTCGTACAAAAGAGTACCCACCGACAGTCTTGCGCCGCCCGCTAAGAACAGAAGATACATGCGACCGTTGTATTCCAAGTGCTCGCGCCGCTGAAGCTGCTGTACTGTAAACTATACCGTTTTGGTCGCGTATAGCGGTACCGCCCTGTCTGCGCGAATTGGCTAGATTGTGTGCCTCATCGTATTTTTTCCCTTTTGTAGAGCTCCCATTAGGTCGAAACTTGGCCTCTAGGACTTTTAACGCCAGTGTGTGTTTGCGCGGAAGACAAATTTCGGGGTAGTCGCTATACTTCAGCGCGCGGATGGCCCTTTGCGCTGGTCTAACGCCCGAATATTCAACCCTAAAGATGGATTTGTGGGATCGAATATTGGCGCGATGTTGAGTGGTATTTTCAATGTAGTCCCGGAAACCGGTTACCATGTGTATGTTGCCACAAAAACCAACAGTGAAGTTCGAGCCGTGATCTATAACCCACCCATCACCATCTACACATCCGCGCCAATAATGGGGTAACAGTTCGGATGGCCCAGTCCAAGGAGAAATCGTAAATGTCTTATTGTTGGAAAACCCCAATAGGCGTAAATCTCGGACTATCTCGGACCCGTAAACCTTAAGAGTTGCCTGCGTCCCTGTACTCCTGGACATTGGGCGCTCGGTTATTTTATGCGAACTGTGCATCCAGCCACGAATTCGCTCTAGAACGGTCCTATCTCCTTTTTGGAGACTCAATACCATCCCGTTCTCAGCTACATGTCCATCCGTGGCCATAAAACCTAAGGTGTATGCCTTTTCGGGCGTATCTATCGACCGGAAGAAATCCCTATCGGCTTCGTATTGTATCATATACAATCAGATTACATCGTTCTAGAGTTAGTAGGCTTACCGGTCGCCACCTCTTACGATGACTGCCTCCTGGACGAAATGGGGCGCCCCTCTGTATCCATGATTAATCCCGCGCGCACACTTCTCCACGTTGTACTACCATCCGGCTTTTGAATTTTGATTTTCCCGGCGTCTTTCGTCCCACCCGGGCCGGGCTCTTTTGTGGACCCCACCGGATAATTTACTTCGTGGCGGCCTGTCTTGCCTGGGTCGAGGGCGGCCTTGGCGTAATATTCATCGTCCTCAGTCAAATGGTCCTTAACGATTTCTTTGGCACGTTCTGCATCGAGACCGTGCTCCTTGCGCTCTTCCTTGACGCCATGCTCTAGGTCATCCTGGGCAAACTCTTCGTCTGGAGCGTCGTCTCCTTTGCCACCAGGCATCGAATCCTTGTGGAGTTCGCTATCTTCTGTAAACGATTCTTCTGGTGAGACCTCGACCTTGTCGTAAGCGAGACATTCGGGGCAATCGATGTCGGTCCCGGGTTCAGCTCCGCACATGGGACAGCTAGACTCAGACTTCTTGACCTCAGCTCCTGAATCTTCTCCGGGATTGCTATCTCCTCCTTGAACGCTTCGGGCCATCTCGACCATGGCCTGGAGCATGCCTACCAACGATTGGTATAGCTCTGGGTCCGCTTGCTGGAGTTGCTCGAGTTCGGAAGCGCGCGCTTTGAAGACCTGTAGAATAGCCGCTACACGCTTGGTCAGGTCTCCGTGGGCCTGGCCCTTGGCTTCGGCGGCTTGTTGGACTTGCTCGTCTTGGGAGTCCTGTTGGCCCTGCTGGGAGGCCATTTGCGTCATGGTGTCGTGGAGCTGGTCCATGTCTAGCTGCGGTGAGGCTTCGTCCTCAGATGGTTCTGGGTCGCCCGTTTGGGGTGGCTCTGGGGCTAGGGGGTGGGCCGTTGTGGGGCGCTGGGGGGGTACAGTTCCGGCTCCCGCGATTTCGGCATAGGCCCGCCCTTCCGCCTTTGCCAGGTGGGGAAGTTTTGGCTTGCGCTGGAAGAACTTGCCGTCATCCCCCACGAAACCAGACAAAACCTTGCCGTCGATTGCATCCTGCTGCAGCTCTTCGGGGAGGCCTTCGAGGTCATGGATGGAGCCTGTGGGGTATACCTTACCGGTGCGCGGGTCATGAAAGGCCGCCTGCGTCTTCTGGAGGCCCGCAGCGAGGTCTTCCTCTACGGACTGGTCATAGAGACGGATACGGTCGCCTCCAGCCTTCTGGGCTGCCTGGAGGGCTTTATCGGCTTCTGACATCTTGGCCCCCACACCGACCGAAACCGTCGCCCCAACCGTTTCGGCATATTGTGAGCGGAGGTGGGGAAGTTCGGTCAACTTTTCCGCTGGGATGCGAATTCGACCTTCGTCGCCATTCATGATGATGACTTCGCCATTGTTGGCCAAAGCCCAGCTCTTCCAGCCTTCGTTGCCCGTTTCTTGCACTTGCGCAAAGCGTGCCATACGCTCAAAATCATCGGCGGCTGACGCGTATTCCACTTCTTTGGGACTACGGTCCGCACTGAATGCTAAGTAGACGAATGTTGATGGCATGTGACATAGATTATACCGATGGCGCTTGACACGCAAGAGGCAACCGAGGTAGGGTGTCGACGATAAGGGAGCTAACCAAATGACACCAAAATACGAATTCATAGGCGAAACAAAGAAGTTCAATGGCATCACTCTCCGTCGCATCCGTCGTCTTTCCGATGGTTTGGTTGGAGGATGGATTGAATCCGAAGCCAACCTGAGCCACAAAGGCAAGTGTTTCGTCTACGGCGACACCCGGGTCTACGGCGACGCCCGGGTCTACGGCAACGCCCGGGTCTACGGCGACACCCGGGTCTACGGCAACGCCCGGGTCTACGGCGACACCCGAATCGACCGACCCTTTCCGACAACCGAAGAATTCATCGGCTGGAAAAAGGTCCGAGGGGCCATTCTGAAGCTCCAAATTCTCGGGACTCGAAGTGGGAGCTGGGGCGTCAAGTGTCGAACGAACCACTGCCTCGTTCTCGAAGCGTTTCCCCTCGATGCCGGGTCCCAAGAGACTACTTTCGGGTCTCTGTACGACCTAAAGTTCACCTACACTGTAGGCAAGCGGGCCATGAGCTGGACTTACAATCCAGACACAACGGTAGAATACGGGGCCGGAATCCATTTCTTTTGTTCCCGAGTCGAAGCGGAGAATTACTGATATGTACCATACCCACGCAAGCGCGGTTGTCCCTTCTACCCAGGAAGAATTCCTGGAGCAACTCAAGGGCATCGCCCGGAACTATACCGGGTGCAAGCACACCCCGGACGTCATCGAATCGTTGATGGTCGAGCTTCGACAGGCGTTTCGGGTATGCTATGAGGCGCGTCGAATCGATACCATCCCGCAAATCTACATTGACGCCGAGCCCTATACCCGTCAAGTTCGCGTGACCACTTCGAAGTTCACCTGGAAGGACGCAGAATGAACGACAGTAAGTCTTACTCGAGATTCGAAGCGGAGTGCGTAGATTGGTGCCGTTGCGGCAACTTAGAAGTGGACCGTGACCGATTTATCTCTACGGCCCGCGACTTAGAGGCGGCAGAAGCCATTGCGGCAAATCTGGCCGATGCGCTGGCCGAATTGACCAGTATCATGGACGCTGCTGTGACTGGCGACTATACCCCAGATACCTTCACCACGCAGCCGGCGAAGTTTGCCCTGCACGCTTACAACCTGCACCTGATTAGGAGATGACATGGACGTCTGGAAACCGGAATACAAAACGTGGTTGTCTTCCCTCAAGGCGGGAGACGTAGTGGCGGTCAAGGACCGAACACTTCAGGGCGGGTACTCCGAGGCCATATACGGATATCAACTCTACACAGTGAGGTACATTACCCCCAAGCGTACGCGATTCGATTGTTGGCTGCCCGACTTGACCGTATCCCCTTCCCAGGCGTTCGACGTCTCTCTACGCAGTGAGGTCTCTTTCGACCGTGAAGGACTGCACCGGATTCGCAGCATGTATTGCCGCGAATCGTTCTGGCTACAGCCCGTCACTCCAGAAATCTCGCAATCCATCATCGACGACGACAACAAGAAAGAGTCCATCTCTTCTATCAAAAAGCTTGCGCGCCACCTAGAGGCCATGCTAGAAAGGGGCCCGTGGCGGCGTCCCACAGATGAGTTGGTGCGAATGGCGCGCAGTGCAGACGAAATGCTTGCAGTTCTCAACGACCAACCAAACAAGGTAGGATAAAGTGGGATACCTTCACATAGACAACCTGAGTCGTGACCCCAGCATTCTTAGGTTTTTTCGTCAAGTGTATGCTTTGGAGAAGGTGCATGGAACTAGCGCACATTTGCGCTTTGAGTCCGACACCATCCACTTCTTCTCTGGCGGGGAGAAGCGAGAAACGTTCGTCAGCATCTTCGACCAGGCAGACCTCGGGCGACGCTTCGCTGAGATTTTCCATACGCCACCCACCAAGGTGGTAGTGTACGGGGAAGCCTACGGCGGCAAGATGCAGGGCATGTCTGGCACCTATGGCACGAAGGCTCGCTTCATCGCTTTCGACGTGGCCATCAACGATAAATGGCTTCAGGTCGAACACGCCAAGCGCCTGACAGAAAGCCTCGGCCTCGAGTTCGTGCCCTTTAACCTGGTCGATTGCACCCCAGAAGCCCTCAACGCGGAGCGGGACATCCCGTCGCGGATTGGCGTCATCAACGCCCAGCGGGACGGTGTCACAGACTACGTCCCAAAGCCGGCCGAAGGGATTGTGGTTCGACCCGTCATCGAGCTTGATTACCCCAACGGTAGCCGTATCATCGCCAAGCACAAGCGAAGCGACTTCAGCGAGCGCAAGTCCAAGGCAGATACAAACCTCAACCCAGACAAAGCCCTAGCGCTGGCCAATGCGGAAGCGGTAGCGGCCGAGTTCGTGACCGAGATGCGCCTAAGCCATGTAGTCGACAAGCTCAAGGGAACAGTAGGTCGAGAACTGACCTTCGCGGACATCCCGGAAGTCATTGACGCCATGATGGAGGACGTGTTACGAGAAGGGGCCGGTGAAGTCGAGAATACCAAGCCCAACCGCAAGGCCATCGGTAACGCTACAGCCAAGATGCTCAAAATGAGGACGCCATGAATAACTATGCTATGTACCCAGAAGTCCGATTGACCATCGACAGCATGCGGCACACTATCATCAACCACATGGGCACATTTTTCGACCAGCAGAAGGGGGCCATCAAGGAGGCGGTTGACCGGGCCGTCGAAGCCTTCGACTTCCAGGCAGAAGTCGCCAGGATTGTAGACGGAGAGGTCAAGAGACAGCTACAGGAGATGGCTCGCTTGGTGGTTCGGTCTGCCCTGTTCAAGCAAGAAGAGAAGTTCCTCAAGCTAGCGCAAGAAGCTCTTGTCGTTGCATTGAAGGATGGGGTACGATGAGAATTCTGCAGATGATTGAAGAGGCTCAGGACCTGGTCGGGCGCACCAACGACCTACGCACCAGGCGACGCGCACTTGACACTCTGACCAAGATGAGGCGAGACCCAGAGCAGCTATACTTCGCTGCACTTCGAATGACTACAGCCAAAGCCAAGCGTGCTTTGGCAATGGCGTGTGAGCGAGAGCTGGTTCGACTCGAAAAGGGAGATGTGGTATGACACGAGAAGAACGATACGCAGCAGTCATCGAAGAGGTTTTGGACATTCTCCTGGAATCTGGCAATGGCGACCTAGATGACGCCATACGGCTGCTTTTCTGGGCTCAGGACGGGTACGCCCATCGGAAGTCTCCAGACGGACGTTGGGTGACTTCGTGGTTGCCGTCAGATGAGCCATAGGAGAAAGAATGACAACGACCGACGAAAAGGCTATGATGGACGCAGAAGACGCCGCTAGGTCGCTAGAGGCGTTAAAGCGCTTCAAGCCGCGCTGGATTCTCGCTTGGCGGTTCGTCCAGGACGAGCTGTGTTTGGACACTCCTGAAATGAAGGATGTCTTGGCTGTGTATGACCGAATTAGAGACCTGGAGGAAACACGATGACCGAGCAAGACCTTATCGAAACCCTAGACTATCGCATTGAGGCCGCCTTGGCTATTATTCAATGCTATGGATGCGACGGACCCCACAATAAGCAGTGGGTGCTCGACCAGGTGGTCCGCCAGCTTGTGTCAAGTCCTGAGGACTACAAGCAGTGGGTAGCCGAAACCAAGGCCGGAGAAGATGGACCAGACACATACGAGTGGGACGAAGGGGTTGCACCATGACCGATAAATTTTCCATTGCGTGTGAAGACTGCGCGTTTGATGGCGCCTATGGTCGCGAAATATCACGACCATGCCCCGATGGGTGCCCCACCTCCGTCGAGGAGTCCAAGAGACTATTGGCATCCGCCCAAGGGCGCTCCAAGTACGATATCCAGCCCGTCGCCGACGACCCGACACGTTCTACGTGCGAAGGCACCACAAACGGGACCGGGGCTTCTGACGTTTGCGTGAAGGTCGGTACGCCGGTAGCTCTGTCTTCTGGTGAAGTCCGAGCCGTGTCGAAGACGGGAGGCGCGAAGGGCACCAAGCCAGCCCAATACGCTCTGATTCCTACATGGCCCTTGCGCGCGCTGGCTGTCCTCTTCGGTAAAGGCAACTCCAAGTACCCTAAGCCTGATGGCACGTTGGGAGGACCAGACGAGCAAAACTGGATGAAGGGCTACCCGTGGAGCTATTCCATCAGCGCTTCGATGCGACACCTGGAGGATTGGCGTGAAGGGGAGAAAGAAACCCCCCAGAATCCGCCCGGCGAGCCACAAGACCCCACCGCTGGAACACACCCACTTATTTCGGTTGCGTGGCATTGCTTCACTTTGTATACCTTCGAGAAGTTCGGGCTCGGCACCGATGACCGTGTGAAGGCCCCGAAGCCGTGAAAAAGGGTCTGTCAGCCAAAGTGGGGCTAGACGGCCCACGGCTTCCACGACGGTTCTGGACTAAGATAACGCCAGAACCGAATACTGGATGCTGGCTCTGGATGGGCAGCCTAAATAGAGGAGGGTATGGACGATTCGGGATAGGCAGCAGAACGGACGACTCTCGCAGGACGACTTCGACTCACCGACTTGCGTACGAAACGCTGCGCCCGAATAGCGTGTTGTGGATGGCGATGGCCGTATCCGTTACGTGCTGGATTGGTTTCGGGCGCCCGTTGGCCATTACAGGGACGGTAATACTGTTGCTCGTGAAACTGTTTAGCGAAATGGACTGGCAATGACGCCGATTGGCGACCTAGAGGAAGATATGCTAGCACTGAACGACACAGTGAAGATAATTAACCCGGACAGTTCCTTTCACAGCCGGAAGGGCCGTATCTCGGATTTTGTCCATGGCTGGGTCGAGGTGCGTATTTTGGATTGGGATAATATGTACTCGGACGACAACCGCGTACTATTCCAATTCCACGAAGTGCAGTGGGTCCGAGACCTATGAGTCCCGTGGAAATCCACCCAGGAGCCCCGAACTCGCCTCTGCCCGACGATATCGACGACGCATGGGATGAAATCCTAGCACTGCGGTCAATCCTCATCCGCGAGCGTGAGGTACACGTAGCCCTCGTCGAGCGATACGAACTTGCTCGACGGTCTATGCGTACGATGTGCCTGAAGCTGGAGCAGGCGCTTAAGGGTTAGGCTATCACCCGGTAGACTTCTCGCCACAAACATCTAGCAGGAGAGGGGGCTTCGTAGTTAGCCATCAAATGTAGATGGTCGCCAGGCTTAATTACTATCGAAGCGGTGGTCAATACGACACCAGAAAAGTGCGTCGTGTCGTCATCGCTATAGATGGTTAGGTTGCCTGTATAGCTCGGACCGAGGGAGCTTTGGATATGTACTTCATATCCATTCGCGTAGCTGACTTCGATTACAGGCCCTGTAATCGCGTCGTCGTCCAGGGTGACGTCTGTGGTTAATAGCGTGGTAAAAACTACCCTAGATGGGTTCAATCCAGCAAGAGCTGCGTCTGTCAATCTAGAGGTGGCGTCCGATACGGTCACTTCCGAAACAAATGACCCTGACGAGCCGAGCAGTTGACTTACGTTTGCTGCGTCGGTAGCGCTAACACCAGCCGCCACTCCAGTTATTGCCTGGCTGTTGAGGGCGATACCTGCGCTGAAGGTCTTGACGCCGGCGAAGGTTTGGGCCCCGGTCGTTACTCCACCAGGGTTCGTTGCGTCGGCTGGCTGTAGCGTTAGAGTCGTTCCAGCAATAGAACCGCCGTTTGCGTTTGGAGTCGAGCCAAAGGCGCCCATCGTGTCTACGCCGCCACCCCCACCACCACTGCCGCCAGCTCCTTCGTTGTCATAGATGACGTCGATACGGTCAGTGGCCGACAGCTCGTACCCAGCAATCGAGCCATTCCAATACAACTGGTCCCCGGCAGTCAAAGCGCCGTAGGCTCGTGCGGTCGCGCCGCTGTCGCCCGACATATAACAAGCTTTGGTCTTGACGCCGTCTCCCATTTCAACGCCAGCTCCGTTGACCTGTACTTCAACCCATGCCGTGATGGTCGCCGCAAGTGTAGTGGCTGTAGCTAGCTGGCCATCGGCCGTAGTGATGCTGGCGACCATATCTCGGTTAGAGACCGAGAGTCCACCAGCTAGGTTGGAGTCGCCGGGCTCGTATTTGCCGGTTGTGTCGTTCCAGGTCACCACTTGACCCTGCGTTGCGCCGTCTTGTCCGAGTTGCTTTAGTGGTAGTCGCATTATTGTTTTCCTTTGAATCTTAGATTACGGGATGGTTTAGCTGCTAATCCATGGGGCTAGGAGTGAGGTCACCATCCAACTGAAACCAGTATTGCCTGAGGCTGCAGATGAAAGGTTAACCGTAAACGAGCCGGCTGCCCTCGTAACCCAACTACGCGCTGCGCCGTGGTCGCCTAGCCAAGTAATAAGTATATGCGAACTAGTTGTAGCGAAGGATGTAGTTATTGTCGTCGTCGTACCTCCTGATGCGATAGCGTTTATGCCTACCGGAGCGTATTCGCTTTGAATGGCGGGGTCGCTTGAGCTGTCGCGCCCATATCTGGCAATCATGCCATCAGTACGAATCTCAGTGGAATTGTGGACGTAGTCGGCATCTGCTACCCAAGCCGATGATATTACATTGCAAGCAGTCTTGGTGACAGAGAGGTATTCGACCTCCGTGGTCCCGGTGATGTTTGTTCTTACAGAGAATAGCTTAGCTGCGGCATCGCACTCAGCATCGGTCCCTGAAGAGCCTGCCCTCACACATATGTCGCTTGCGCCCGAGCCTAAGTTTGTGTAAATCGATACGCGCCCGCCGTCGCCCAGCCCAGCGGTATTCAAGAGCACTGGGGAGCTGACGCTTTCGGAGACCAATGCTTGAAACGTTTTAGTGCCATACGGCATTATCTGGTTGCCGGCGGACACCCCGCCCGGATACCATGGGCCGGAAGGGTAGGTGCCTGCGGCTGGCTGTAGATACAGTACGCCCGCCGTAATTGTCCCACCGTTGGCATTTGGGGTTGACCCAAATGAGCCCATCGTGGTACCGCCAGATCCACCACCAGCAGCGACCCAACCAACATCTGTTCGGAACTTGAGGAGATGCTCGGTCGAGTCATAATATACTTGACCTTCTGTGGGCGTGCCTGGAGCCGCACCTGGAGCGAAGATTTCGCCGTTAGACGTTTCGACGTTACGATTAGCCATATTATTCTACCTTTGGCAACGGGAGTAACTCTAGGAACTTGTCGAAGTCTGGGTCGCTTTCGGCGTAAGCGGCCGGTGCGCTAGTGATTAGGACGTCTAGCTTGGCTGCGTACGACTGGAATAAATTGATTGCATCGCCAATTTTGGAGCGTAGGTCCTGCTTGGAGGTGGCTGTTGCAATCATGGTAGCGAGTAGTTGTGATGGCATAATTTAGTACCTTATAGGATTGCGGAGACTTCCCAGCCAAACGACGTGTCGGCGGTAGCGGCCGAAGAAAGAGTGACAGTGAACGAGCCAGCGGCACGGGCCACCCAAGACCTGGTAGCACCATGGTCACTATACCAAGTGATTGTGACGCGGCTAGTAGCAGTGGTGAGGGAGTTATTGATTTGGCATGTGGTTTGGCCCGAAGCGATTGCAGAAACGCCTGTGGGCTTGTTGATTGTGGCTGCACCGGGGGTACCAGAAGAGTCGGTGCCTGATTGGTCGATGCGGCCGGCTGAAGATATAGCCGCCTTCTCTACCTCAGTCCCACCGACACCGGTCCGAAGGCTGAGCAGCTTGGCTGTGGCATTGACCGAAGCGTCTGCTGTGGTAGTGCCGACCTTAAGACAAAGGTCCGAGGCTCCAGTGCCGTTCTGGCCGAATAAATTGAGACCAGTGGAGGTATGAGTATAGATAGTGTCGCACTGAAGGTTTAGACCGGTCGAGATTTCGCAGTAAGTCGCAAAATGGATGACCGTTCCTTCTGTCCAGATGGTCGGTCCTGGGGTGACGCCTGTGCTCGACGGCTGGAGCCGTAGGGAGCCGATAGAAAGCCCTAACTTATCGACTGACAGCTTCTCTACTTCAGTCCCGCCGATGCCGGTCCGAACGCTAAATAGCTTGGCTGTTGCATTGACTGAGCCGTCCGCTACCGAGCTTCCGATCTTGACACAAATATCAGAGGCGCCGGTCCCGTTCGTGTTGTAAATGGTCGGGGATATAATATTAGAGAAGGTCTTGGTTCCGGCAAAGGTCTGAGCTGCGGTACTGACCCCACCTGGGTAAGTACCATCGGCAGGCTGTAGGGTTATGGCCTGTGTGCTGAGTGAAGCACCGTTGGCGTTAGGCGTCGAACCAAACGCACCGAGCGTCACGTCACCCGAGTTGGTTCCAGACTGGTTTCCGAGGTTAGTAAACCCGGCCGCAGTCATAATACCTGGGTTAGACGCGTCGGCGAGGCTGAGGTGCAGTACCTGACTTGAAATACTAGCGCCATTGGCCTGAGCTGTAGTTGTGGTTCCAACCGTTACGTCACCCGAGTTGGTTCCAGAAGTATTGCCGATGACTGTCTTTTGTGCGTCGGTGCAATACCTAGCGTTGGTCGAGTCAGCAATGTCTGCGGTTGTAGCTGCGGCACCTGCAGTTACGAGGCCCTTTGCATCGTAGGTGATTTTGGTGTTGGTACCTGCGGTGATGGCCGCATTCTTAACCACCAAGCCGGATAGGTCTTGGTCGCCTGTATTTGAGCCAGACAGGTTAGAGGCTGCTACGGTTCCAGCGAAGGTAGCTGCGGTTTTGTTGATGCTGAAGTACTCAGTTTCCGTCGCGTCGAGTCCGGCCCGCACACTGAATAACTTGGCTGTGGCGTGCACCGATGCTGCAGCAACACTCGAACCGGCCCTAACACAAACGTCTGAGGCGCCAGCCCCGAGTCCGCCGTAGAGCCGAGCGCCGGTAGGGCCCAACATCAACCGTTGAGAACTACCTCCGGCCGTAGTTAGGCTTGTGTCTGCCGTTCCGGCTAGTAGAGCGAGTACGCCACCGCCACCCCACCCTGGCCCGTAGAAATAGCCGCTGCCGGTGGTTACTGTACCGTAGACGTCAATAAAAAAGGGGATAGCCGCGCCGTTGCCAGTGACCAGCTCCAGCAAGCGGGTAGTTGGGTCCATGTCTCCAACAGCGGTGGAGGTGCCCATCCTAATCATAACTTCGTCAGCAAAGCCTAGGGCGGATGTTCGAAAGCCCCACTTGCCAGTGTGTCCATCGTAGATGGGAACACTGCCGTGGGTTGCGCCAGACGGACCAAGCTGTTTCAAGTCTGATTTCATTCATTGCCCCAGTCTGTAAAGCACGCCCAACCTTTGAAGATTGGCCCGACACCGTTTGTTGGATGCCGAGGCGCCACGCGCGTGTTGGGTTGCAAACCGTTAGTCTGCAACCATTACCAGCTTACCACATTATGGCATGAACATTACGTCAACCACATCGGAGGCCGCGAGTTGATACCCAGCAACGCTGCCAACCCAGTGTAGAGTGTCACCAGATGCAATCGCCGCGAAGGTGCGTGCGGTGGTTCCGGCGTCGCCAGAGAAGTAGCAATCGCTGGTCTTGTTGCCGGAGCCGACCCACTGCTTCATGCCGTTGACGAATACTGCAACTTCGCCACCGTGTGTGTTGGTTGCGCTGACGGTGGTCGTCATTGCCTGGTCGAAGTCCGTGGTGGTCACAGACGCGGTGAGGTGGCGCATGCCCGTGGCAAGTGCCTGGTCGCCTGTGTTGGTACCAGTGATTGCAGCGAGCTTGCTGAAGTCGGCTGCGACCATGAGACCGGGGTTGGTTGCATCAGCGACGCTCAGGTGAAGAACCTGGCTCGAGATGCTAGCACCGTTGGCTTGTGCGGTTGTGGTGGTTCCAACCGTTACATCGCCGCTGTTCGTGCCGCTGGTGTTACCGATTACAACGAGCTGTGCGTCAGTGACGTACCGAGCGTTGGTGCTGTCGGCGATGTCTGCGGTTGTTGCAGCGCTGCCGGCAGTGACGAGGCCCTTTGCGTCGTAGGTGATTTTGGTATTGGTGCCAGCGGTGATGGCTGCGTTCTCGTCGACCTTACCGTCGAGGGCAGTCTGTAGGTCAGTCTGGTTCGAGAGAGTCCCTGTGATGCTACCCCATGCGGCCGCAGCAGCTTGTGAAAGCTGGCTGAAGCTGAGTGAGGTTGTGTTGAGGGTGATGGGGTCAGGAGTTACAAGGACCCAGCCCTTGAGGCCGTTCGCGGTACCTTCAACTGCGAAGGTGTACATACCCGACGTAACTTCGGCGTCGCTATTGGCGTCGGGAGCACGGGTAAGGACGAAGGCTGTTCCGCCATCTCCAAGCGTGGTTACTTCGTAGATACCGTTGTCAGCTCCGGCTGCGCCGTTCTTCAAGAGCAAGCGCTTCTTGTTGGTGACGTCGAGGGTAACGCCGTCGATTGCAGGGAGAGCGCCGGCTGCATCTGCCGTGATGACGTTGCCAACACGCGTGTACGCAGGAAGAGCTGCGGCCGTTACTGCCGATACTGAAGCCTTGGGGTCTAGACCTGACGCAACTGCGTCAACATACGTCTTGTTTACGGCCGAAGTCGCCGTAAGGGGGGTCGTGGGTAGGATGATGTCGCCAGTGCCGCTGACTGTGATTACGCCCGAGCTAAGTGCACGAGCGCCATCGGTGGTAAGTACAGTGCTGTCGACCTTAGCCGAAGTGACTGTACCATTCTTGAGTTGTTTGCCGTCTAGAGTAGCCATTGACTATTCCCCTATTGTATTGCGCCAAAGTGTAGTATGATGCAACCGACGCGAGCCGCACCACGATGGGTTTACTGTCTACGAAGATTACACCCTAGAGAAAACAAGCCCACCAATAGCCCTTCGTTCACCTCTTACGACTCGAGATATCGCACCGCCGCTATAGCCGGTGGCAAGAGCGGCCTCTGCGACCGTCTCGTAGCGATGCCCCAATTGGTCTACTATTGGCGAGCCGCCCCTAAGTCTAGACTGAGCCCTACGGGCCTCGACATCAAAAATACGACCGGGCTTGCCTCGCCGCGCCGCACCCAGCTTGGCAGCGTGCTCTGGGGTTCTTGGGCTAGACCTGGCGCGCCCCTTGCCTTGGGCGTACTTATTTCCTTTTGAGGCCGCTCCGATAAGTGCCTTGGCTTCCGGTGTATGGTGACGCCCGCTTATGCCTACACCGTGCGCGCCTCCATCGGCCGCGTTGGTGAGGGGAGGTTGGACCGGCCAAGGGCAATCCTCGATGAGGTCGAAAAGATACTGCGAGCCATACAATCTATAGTACGAGACCGTAAGCTCCTCCATTACGTCCAATCGCTCCCGTGCAACTGAATGTAGAATCCTATATCCTGGAGCGAGACCCAGCTCCAACAAAGACCGTATCCAGTTCCCCTTATGGCCTTTCTCGCCCTTGCGTGCCGCATTGATATGCTCACGCAGGCGAGTTTTCATTGGCCGTATCGTCTGACCCACATAACGAACGTTATCGTAGCGTGGGTCGGTGAGAGCGTATATGACGCCATCTTGGCGGTCAGTCACAGGCGTCACCAGAGCGCGTCTTCTTTTGTAGGGTCCTCATTCTATCCGTTAGCTCTTGGTACTCCGGCAAACAGAACTCATAGTCCGAAAGAGCCGCCCACTCCCCCTTGGACAATTCGGTCCACTCTAGACCTGGCTCGTGCTGTTGGGCTATGTGCCTGGCCACGGCTCGGTGTGAAGCTGCGCCTACTACTTCGCCGCCATCCAAAGCCATGAGGTGGAGTCCGCCGCGTGTCTTGACGTGCCACAGCACCTTGCCTTTGACCTTACCTACTGCGCGCTTGAATTCTATTTCGTTTGTGGGTATCCTCATACGTTACCTTACACGCTGTAGATGAAGTCGATTACGTCTGTGGCGGCTAGTTGGAACCCAGCCACAGTCGGATTCCAATACAAAAGGTCTCCTGTCGTAAGGGCGCCGGAGGCACGAGGAGTCACGCCACCGTCTCCGCTGAAATAACAATCAACTCCAACCTTGGTCCCATTGCCTAGACGAGCGCCTAGCCCGTTAGCTAGCACCTCAACCCAACCAGGAAGGGTTACGGCCAGTGCGGTCACACAAGCCAAGTCGCCATCGCTGGCTGTGACGCTCGCCGCCATGTTGCGGTTGTCGTCTGATAGACCGACCGTACTTGTCCCACCCACCAGAACCCAAGTTCCCGGGCCGGCTATTTTCTGATAGAGCTGGGTAGTGGATACACGAAGGTAGAGAGTCCCGGACGGACAATTCTGAATCTTGGCTGGAGCGCCACCACCATTTGGGTCGCCGTCGTAACCGCCGCAGTTGGCTGGGGTGAGGAGAACTGGGCGTTGGGGAAGTTCTGTTGTGACGAATGTCTCGAATGGAGTAGCCATTAGACGGTCTCCTGTACGGACAGAATCTGGGCTGTGCCCGTGGAGTTAGTGCTGGCCGCCGACACATCATTCCACCACAAGCTAGTAGGGTTGCTGCCAATCGAATCCACGGTGTACGTGTCTACGATATTGGAATGGTCCCCCTGCACAGCGTTGCGAAGCGCTGGCTGGTTCGTGGCGGTGAAGATACTGGCCGTGAGCTTCGAGTAGGTAACTACCGCCACGTTCATGGTCGTGGTTTGACTGAAGGCGGGGAAAGTCAAATCCCTGGCCACAAAGCCACCGAGTACGTATGTTGAGCCAGAGCCAATCGAGTTCTGCACTAGGCCTGCGAGTCCTGTAGCTACGAGTCCGTCGAAGGCGTAGCTGGCCTTGACGTCGTTGTCATGGACAGTCAGAGCGCGAGTCCAAACTGAAGGCCCGCCAGCCCAGCTACCGATGAATGTGCCTCCACCAGCACCTTCAAGCATCGTAGGCGCGCTTAAGAGCTGTTGGTCGGCAGTCAAAGTAATTGTGTGGTTTTGGAGTGCGGTCCCATCGTTGCCCCCAGAGCGAAGGCGGGTTGCTGGTGTGGCTACACCAACCGTTGGAGCTACGTTGGCGATACTGACTACCGTGTCTCCGGTGGTGCTGGCTGCGTTTGCTGCTCGAGTCGCGAAGGCACGAAGGTTGGTTGTCGAGATGTTGTATGTCCCGGCAATGCGAGTGACGGTCTTGGTGGCTTCGATGAGGGTCGGGTTGGCTATTGACACGTCGCCGTTGGGAGACGTAAAAGTAACCGTGTCTAGGTTGGCTAATGTAATACCGACCGTGGCCGACTCAGAGTTCTTCAACGCGAGTTGCGAGCCCGGGTAAGTCTTGGCTCCCCACGTAGCTGTCGGATAAAGATTGCACAGCACAACGGTGTTGGAGGTGTCGGCTGTGGCTCCATACGCGCCAGCAACGTTCTTGGCTTTGAGGCGGGCCGCCAGGGCTTGAGGTGTGGTACCTCTGTCGGCGATGGTGATTGTGACGCTAAAGTTCGTCGACAAACCACACGCGATAGTCTGCAGGACGCCAGCTCCAAAGTTCTGGACCTCGACCCCATTCGTGGGGACGTCAGTTGTACCGGAAACCTGGAAAGTGTCGCCTGCTTTTAGCTCAGTCTGTGAACCTGGATACCCGCCCGTGAAAGCGAGTGTAAGAATTGTGGGAGGAGCGTCGTAGGTGAGGACGGCTGTGTCGGCTGCACCAGGGTTGCCATCGGGTGAAGTGACTCGGGCCACCAAATCGCCAGAACCCGCTACGGTTACGGCCACGGTACCAGAATAGAACCCGCCACTGACGTCTCGGGTCAGGGTTGCTGGGGTTGCGTCGATGGTCACGATTGGGTATGATGCACGAACAAAGACATTGAGGGTCAGCCCAGAAATGGTGCATGACTGAAGGACCGTATTGCCTGGTGGGTCTTCGAAGGTCTTGTCGGAAGCTACGCCGCCGCCTGTGACCGCGATGTCGTTGATGATAATCCAACCCTCAAGGCCCGTGCCTGGGGGTCCGGCTGGACCCGGCGGGCCTGCTGGGCCTGGGTCACCTTGTGGACCTTGACTGCCAACTGGGCCTTGAATACCCTGTGGCCCTTGAGGTCCTGGCGGACCCGGGGGACCTCTTTGACCGGCAGAAGCCCCGCCATTGCTAGCGCCAGGGTCATAGACCGTGTATTCTGGATACGCACCCGGGATGTCTAAAATTGCTCGTGCCATCGAAATCTAGATTATGGGCTTGACATTCTCCCCCAAGCACTGTAGAAGTTATCCATGAACTCGAAAATCATCGCAGCGTGTGCAGTTGTCCTGGTCGGGTGTGAGGGCGGGTATTACTTCAACTGCCCCGACCCCATCTTCGGCAAGATTGGCATCGAAGATGGGGTGAAGCTGACCTGCGCCCAAATCTCGGAGCGGGCTCGGCTGGCACGGGACTTGATGGAAGACTCGAAGTTGTACGAAGACTTCACGGCCGAAGCTCCAGGTGTCGAACTCTTCGTCTACAATGTCCACGCCTGGGAGATTTTCGGGGTCGGAGTCGGAGGGGTGGCATACTACATCGGTGGGTCGGTAGACGTAGATGTGGGAATGATGTCTCTGGTACACGAGATGTTCCATATCAAGGACTACAATGACAGTGGATTCCCGCTGGGTGACGGACACGCCGATTGGGACATCAATGGACGCTACGCCCTGAGTTCGTTCTACAGCCACGAGGTTTACGGCCTAGACCCCACAGCAGGCAAGCTGTTTTACTGCAAGAGCACACTCCCTTTAAATATCAAGTACAACCTCATCGATGCTGGCTGGGGCGAGGATTTGTCGAACTGGTACAAGAACAAAGCATCGCTGTGTGACCCGAAGTAGGTTACCCTATCTCTTCGACGCTCCACCCAAAAGCAGTATCAGCACTGGCAGCCGCAGATAGCGTCACCACGAAGTTGCCAGAATTGCGGACGGTCCAGCTTCGGGCCGCTCCGTGGTCCCCGAACCAAGATATAGATATCTGACTCGTAGTCGCGGCAAGAGAGTTGGTTATGGTGCAGGTCGTTTGGCCTGACGCTATGGCGGAAATACCAGACGGCTTATTTATAATTGCGTCACCTGGAGTTCCTGAAGAGTCGGTGCCTGTGCGTACGAGCTTGGCGTCGAACTGTTTGGAACCGGTGATGACTTCGGTGCCGGCCAAATGTACCATCAAGCCATCGAGTTCGCTAAGTCCTGCCTGAACATCGATGGATGTGATGTTGCCTGTAGGCGTGTAAGTGACGGATGCAGCAGGAAGGGCGGTGGCGGTGGCGTTGGGGAGAGAGACAGAGGTGCGATAGTCGGTCGATTCGATGAAGGTAATAGTGGTTCCGCCCGTACGTCGGTAGACGACCGAATACAGCAGCTTCCATTCTTGGGTGGTCAAATTGGGAAAATTGGGCTGTGCGGCGGCTCGTGTGTTAGCTAGATTTCCTTGTGATTGGCCTACGACTACAGATATTGGGTAGTCAACTGCATTGGTCGCGTAAACCCAGTTCTTGACATAGTTGTTGTTTGGGACGTCTGTGAGCGTGCCCGCATTGTCGTATTTCAGAACGGAAGCTACAGCTTTGTAGGGGGTCGAGATGGTGCTTTCAAACTGCATCTGGTTGGAGGAGTTGCGGTACCACAGCCTACATGTAGTCAGCGGTCCGGTTACGTTGAGTTGTATGTCTTCGTCCCACAAAATCCCAGTCGCGATAGAAAAAGATGCATTGCCGAAGGTCCCTCCGTATCCATAGCCCCAAGCTGCGCCTCGGGTGTAGTGCAGGTATTTGTGTAGTTGTCGGTCTCGCTTGTATGAGTGTCGTTCGTCCGAAAGTTCGCCCTCGGTGCCATTCCAATAGACGGTTGCGGTAGGGGCTGCTAGGTTGGTTGTGATTTCCCAAACAGACGTAGAGATGTTGAGCCCGCTGGATGTAAGATAGATGTAATAAAAACCTACGACGTTTGGGACTTCGATGGTTAGTGGTGACGTAATGGAATATTTGATATTTTGAAAGTATACGTTGTAGGCGCCAGAAATCGTAAAGATGCGGTTGGTGTTGTTGAATGCTAAAGTAGAATCAGTGCGGTTCTCGAAACCTGCCAAATCCTTTGTCTCGGTGGGCTGCCACACATCGCCGTCCCACACGACACCTTGTCCTAGGGACGCTCCAGACTGAGATAGCTGCTTGGTGTGGGTGCGCATGTACTCCGCTCGGTGCTGGTCGAATCTTAGATTATCCGACTAAGAGCCCGATTAGGTTGGGTACTGCTTTCCAGCTCCAGCGTTGTACAGTTCAGTTATTTCGGCTGGGGTGAGCACCCTATCCCACATGGCGATTTCATCGATGTCGCCTTTGAATTTATTCAGGCCCAATGGCGCCTTGCCGATACCCAGCACCCCGCTAGCTGTGTTCGGAGCGGCGGCGGTAGGCGTCCAGGCGACGTTGTCTAGATAACATGTGGCGTTGACGCCGTCATATACCCAAACTACATGGTGCCATGCCCCCATGACCATAGTCAACGGCCCCAAAACTATCGTCCCTCCTAAGTCTAGTACGAACGTCTCCATTATGGGTCCGCCCATTTCCATATGATGGATTGTGGGCGTCCACATGCCCTGGGGCAAAGGACTGCCATACCCAAATATCGGCATCACAGTGAGCGCGCCTCCCGACATCGTACTCTTTACCCACACGCTTGAAGTCCGCGAGCTAGCTCCCAATACGGTAGGGCTGACCGTCGTAACGATTTGGCTAGTGCTGCCGTCGAAGTCGCCGCCCTGGTTGATTTTGCCGTATGCCGAATCGTATAGGACGTTCGTATCGGTGCCGTTCGTACCACCTAGCTCTTCGTGCGAATTGCCGTCCATTTTGTAATAGAATTGCAACCCATTCCACAGTGGGTTTGGGGGTGGGCCAGCCTCACCACCGAAGAGCATACAAATGGAGCTAAACATTAGCGCTTACCGTCTTTCAAGAGTTGGCAAAATGCGGTGGTGGCTCCAGGCAGCACTCTATAGACAAGCATGTCGACCGCACCTGCTGTAGCTGTCAATGTGGGAACCGTACCACCAGCGAAGACCCAGAACGTATTGAATGCCATCGTTCGGGGAATCGCTCCTCCCGTGATGGCAATCGAACCAGACTGCCCTGCGACGGCGTTTGTTGGGGCGGCTAGGGTTGTGTCTTCAGTCGTGGTATGGCGGAAGTCGTTTGCTAGGTTGAGGTCGACAGCGATGGACCCACCGGTCGACGTCAGGGCGACTTCGGCTACTCGCTTGGCCCCACCAAAGGTCTGGCCTGTGGTTGACACTGAGCCAGCATGTGTGGCGTCAGCCTGACCAATTAGAGTCAATACAGCGGGCCCAGCCGTAAGCGTGCAGTTGCCGAGTGAGATTGGGTCGAGCGTGATGGCTTGAGTTGCATCCGTGCCAGTAACAGAGAACGGAGTCTCCATCGCCTTGCGACCGATACAAGACATCGAAAGGTAGGCGTTGGCCCCGGACAGAGAGATGGCTGACTGGGTGGACCCACCGTAATACTGCACAGCGCTCGCATCGGTAATCGTAGTGGCCTGTGATGTCCCGTGACAGTCATAGAACCACACAGACGTACCGTTCTGAATGGCCATGGCGCCAGTGAAGATAACGTCGAACACGTATAGAATGAGCGAGCCAGCTGAGTTGTCTTGGGTGAATGTAACCGGGGCAGCGATGCGAGAATCATACACATAGATTCTGGGGACGTTCCCTCCCATTGTACTGTTGCCATGGACCGTGAAGCTGCCCGAAGCGATTCCAATCTCAGAAATCGTCGTATTCCAGGGAGAGCCGTCAGGCGCCACTAGGAAAGCTCCGTTGATGACAGTGCCCCAAGTAGTGTCTCCGGAGATGGTCACGTAGGGCTTAGCTAGTGTGACGTCCTCGGTGTACACTCCGGCTTCCGCTTGGACAACGAAGGGGTTGGTTGGACCGCTGCCTGAGATGGAGTTGATTGCAGCCTGTATGGTCTTGAAAGGGAAGGCCGGTGAGCCGTTTTCGGTGTATGTGTCTGTGCGGCCTCCGTCTACCCACAAAGTGTTTGTGGCGTATTCCATTTGCGGCTGGTCGCCAGTGTTGGTTCCGGACGTGTTGGCAATTACAACGAGCTGGGCGTCGGTCACGTACCGAGCGTCAGTACTGTCTGCGATGTCGGCTGTGGTAGCTGCAGCGCCTGCAGTTACAAGGCCCTTTGCATCGTAGGTGATTTTGGTATTGGTGCCTGCAGTGATGGGAGCATTCTCACCGACCTTGCCATTAAGGGAGGCTTGTAGGTCTGTCTGGTTCGAAAGAGTGCCGGTGATGCTACCCCACGTAGTGGTTGCGGCTGAGTTGATGGCATCGGCGATGTCTTGGGCTGAAGGAGGGCCAACGATGTCGCTTAATGTCCGGTGGGTGTAATATGTAATGGGCATGGATTATTCCTCTTTGGGGAGCAAAAAAGCGTCAGCACCGTGTGCTTTGAACTTGTATTGTTTAGGCTTGTCTTCAGCCTCTAGGAGGGCTTTGACTTCGTCAGGAACTTGGTCGGTAGCGTCAAGCCCCAGAGCATCCATGTGGTGGCTGTAGGCTTCACCGTGCATTCGAGCTTCGTCCAAGTCTCCACCAGCTTGGGCCATACGCATTCCGCGCAAATGATGCGCCGACGCTTGAAGGTGCTGGGTGCGCTTATACTCTTTATAAGATTCTTTTTCCGCTTGACTTCTGGGCGTACCTTCGCCAAACTCCTTCAGGGCCGCTGCTGTCTCGAGGGCGTCGTAATCGGAGTCCTTCAGAATGGGGTTTTTGTACCAATCCTTCATGTGTGGATAGATTATCCGGGCTTGACACCTGGACGTGGGGATGGTAGATGTTGGTCCATGAGCGAGCCGACCCAATACGTCATCCGCTGGGCCTGGAGCAATGCGTCCTGCCCGGAGTTCATAACCCTTCTCAAGGAAATGCCATGAAAACCCTCAACCGATTGCAGATTAAGACCAAAATCATGTTGATGCGCTTGGGGCTGTTTGGGGGTTTGGCCTGGGTCATCGCCGACAAGGTGGCTCACGCCCTAGGGCTCGGCTGCTTGGGACTTTGAGAGTTGACAGACAATCCGAACCCTGGCATATAGATACCCATGAACGCAAACACAGATTTCTTCCCTTTCGTTGTCGAGACCGTCTCTGTCGTAACCACCAAACTGCAATACCCCAAACACATGAACAAGCCCAACCGAGTCGGACCGAAGATGCAGCGAGTAGCAGACCTCCTTGAGCGTCGTGGGCCGATGGCCTTGATCGACGTCGCTGGCATCGTTGGACCCCACGGGTCGCTGTGCTACGGCTACCAGATCGTGGGCCGAGCATGTGCCGCCGGGCTGTGCCACACTGAAGCCCCGCTTCCCGGTCGGCGCGGACTGACTCTCGTCGCCGGTTCGTGTGACGCAAGCTGAGAGCGGCCCCGTGGGGTAACGTCACTGGCTCAATTTCTAACCAAGTGCGAAATCATCTACAAGTCGGGAGCATAGGCCATGAACTACAACGACAAGTACCCAGCCATCATCGAATCCCTCAAAGAGAAGTACGAGCCGACGGCGCCGCCTGTCGTTGATGGCCTGGAAGCGTCAGGGCGAGTGTATCCGTGCGCCGTGTGCGGTACTCCCACCCAGTGGGCCGCTGTGGACCTTGGTGAGTTGGCGGAAGTGCATCTGTGCTCGGACGAATGCTCCAAGAAGTTTGACGAGTACCTAGAACACCGCCTTCGGACTCACGTATATAGATGGACATGAACGACAAACCCACACTGGCACAACTCATCGAATACCGCCTGGCTCTTTTGGAGGTGGACCGACCCGAACTGGACCCAGATACGTATAGGATGCGCAGGAAGTTGATTCTGTTGGGATTCGGCAATCCAGTAGCATGGCTTCGATACTGTAGCTTCAACAGCTCAACAGCTGAAGACGTGAAACACGCCGCTTCCGCTTGACTCTACCTTCGGACTCACGTATATAGATGGACATGAGCCACTACGAAATCCTCGGTGCAGCCCGCAGCTTCCTCCACACCCTCAACAAGGCGTCCGCTGCCGACCTCGACAAGGTCTATCAAACCCTCGCCAACGAAGTGAACGACTCTCACTACGCCGAGAGGCTGGAGCCCAAGGCTGGAGCCCTCGCTGCGGTGTTCGCCGAAATTAATCGGCGTTGCTGGACCCACCACGATTGAGATTTTCCCCTAGGGGTTTTCAGAGTGCTTGGTGTCCTACATAAGGATTCCAGGCACTTAGCTTTTGTAGAAGCCCGAAACGGGGTCGTTTTGGGACTAGGGAAATCTCTGGAGACGGCTTGACTCTACCTTCGGACTCACGTATATAGATGGACATGAGCCACTACGAAATCCTCGGTGCAGCCCGCAGCTTCCTCCACACCCTCAACAAG